CCCCACAAATAATAGTTAGTTTTTCTAACTATTAGTTTAACTAACTGTCTTCCTATGCCTGGGGGAGTTAGTCATTTCTAACTCGTTTTATTAACCTACGGCGGGGGTGGGTTGTTTTATATACCTATGATTTTGGTAGGGGGTTAGGCACGTCTAACTAATGTCTACAAATCGCAATGGTAGGTATTTTCTGGCAGACACAAAAAACCTACCAAAAAGGTGGGGGGTATTTATTGACCCACCCTTCTGGTGGGTAGATATACGGCGCATATGTCGGTCTCCAAATTTATTCATCTAAAAATTGACCTCCGATCCCATTAAATTCGAAACCAAAATTCGGTTTGATCCACAATTTTTATTGTTGCACGACCACAAATTTCTTGAACAAATTTTGTGCAAATTCACAAAATGTTTCATATTTATCCAATGGCAGCAAACTCATTAAATATTGACATTTTTCATCCTTTAATATACAATATATACATCGCCGCTAACTTACATAATACCTAACAAAATCAATACGCCAATTTATAAGGAGCCACCACATGGATATCAAACAACTAATCAAGATCCAATGCATCAAATCAGGAAACATCCCCCTCAACGAAGTAGCGCGTCGCTGCGGCTGGTGGAGCGGCAACATTACAAAGCGCCTGAACAACAACAACTGGGCCATCGAAGACCTCCAGAAAATTGCAACAAACGCCCTAGATTGCGCACTATTCGTGGCCTTTAAGTACAAAGACCAGATCACAACAGCAGATTCCATATCCGACATGATCAAGATCCAGTGCATATTATCCGGCGATATACCGCAAAAAGAACTGGCCTCCCGTCTAGATATTGCCCCCGCAATGCTCTCACACCGCATGCGCAGAGATCGTTGGCGCGTACCACAGCTTGAAGAAATAGCATCCGCCCTGGACTGTGAGTTAATCCTGGAATTTCGTCCCATATCTAAATAGCCCTCCTCATTTTAGGAACATTTGTTCGCGTTCCTATTTAAAATACCATCTTTGAATATATAATGCAACCATTTTTTTGTTCTATTTAGTAGACATTTTCCGCTAAAAGTTGACATTTTTCCGCTAAACGGGGGCATTTCAACCACCTCCCCATGCTATAATATTATAGAAAATAAAATATAACTTACATTATAAGGGGGTCATCATGGAATACGTACACACAAGTTTAGCTGAAACGCTGCCGACAAATGTTATTTATGCCGATTTTACAGTACACACACAGGACGAATCCAAAGAGCGCCGCTCAACATCACTATACAAGTCAAACGGCGTTCTCAAGGCGACAGCCGCGGAACCGATCAGATCGCTCGCTGATATTCACGCGATCCAACAGTATTTCTTATCACACAATCAGATGCGCAATTACACCATGTTTACACTCGGCATCCTCTTTGGTCTGCGCGCCGGGGATCTTCTTTCGCTCCGCTTCAGCCACGTTATGCTGCCGGATGGCCGCTTCAAATCCCACTGCGATCTGATTGAGGCCAAGACCCGCAAATTCAACAACCCGGCCATTACACCGCAGATCCGCAAAATACTCACCACCTATATCGACGAGTGTTGCCCGTATTACAAGCTCAGCGATCCGATCTTCCGCTCCAACAAAGTAAACGCCGACAAGACATTCCGGCCGATCACTATTACACAGCTTAATCGTATCCTGAAAAAAGCGGCCGCCGCCTGCAATGTGCCGGGGCACATCAGCTCGCACAGCCTCCGCAAAACATTCGTATACCACATGATTAAATCTAATCCAAACAGTGACGAGGCTAAATTTGCCGTCCAGACCATGCTTAACCACGCGGATTTCAAGACGACGCTGATCTATTGCGGCATAACCCAAGAGGCGGTCGATGGTTTCCGGGCCGGACTGGGCGCATATTTTGCCACCGGAACTGAGGAGACGACCATGGAGAAGACATTATGAGCTACCAACGTAAACAAGAAGATAAACGACGCCTGAACAAACTTTACGCTAGCACGCGGCAATCATGCGGGGCGGGAGCCTATTATGACCAGCGCAAAGACCGCATTATCCGCTATTCATACGCGGACAAAGGGCGCGGCCGCTACCTTAAGCGCCTGTCATCACGCGCCGTACGACGCCAGGACACAAACGAGGACAGTCCGCCCGCGCCGGGAGCCCGCGCTGCCTACCGCCGGACTTTTGATTATTGGTGGAATCTATTTTGAGTCGCCCGCCGCCCGCCGCCCTGCTCTGCCCGCCCGCTGCCCGCTATATTGTTCCTTGTCATAATCACAACCGCCGTAAGGCGGGCCCTGCAGTGAGGCGCAGCCTCACAAAGTAATAATAATATATTGCTGGCCAAGTTGTGGTGACAAAACAATTCTGCGACACAGTACGGGGCCGTGGTGTTGTTTCTCCCAGACTTTTATTGCGTAGTTGAATAATTTATCAGAATTGAAATAAAATCGCTTAAATCGAACGTCACGTTTATTTTGAAATAAATATAAGAGGATCTTTATGAAGTTAAATATAGACATAGAACCATATTTTTGTCCTAAATGCGGCAAATTTCGCAGCGCGAACCAAACCGAGCGCATGTTTAATAAATGCGTTCATTACGAGCGCGATCAGAATACGGGCAAATGGACGTCACATATCGTAGAAGGTATCCAGCGCAGCTGTATCGAGTGTAATACACACGTCATAAATAGCGGCGACCTTTGTGTATGTGCAATAAAAAAATTGATCAAAGACGAATATATGTATCGGCCGGATAACGGCGCGAGTAATACTATGCGTTATATGCCGCCGTGAGAGGCCGTGACGTAACTTCTCAGCGACTTAAATTGCTATATTGATTAATTTACTTATAAAATATAATTTTTAGCTTAAATCTAATGCCACGCGTATTTACATATAACATTTTTAAGAAAGGTAACAATACAATATGTTTTCATATACCACTACTAATGCCAGCATAAACATATACGGGGAAACGACCAGATCATGGAATGTGCCAGGTTCATCAACAGCGAGCATAACATATCCTGATGAGTTTAATGCATATTTTACAGGTAATGATATAAATTGGGAATTATTACATACCTTGTGGCGACCATATGACAAAACAAAACAGGCGGCAAGAAATTGTAGCAAGAAAAATAATAGTCGGCAATTAAATTCAGAAGACCTATTAAATTTTTTGGAAAGTTAAAGTTATGCGCGCAGCGCACGCAAGCGTCAGCTGGCTGGGCGGACGCCCATGGCCAGCCAGGTGGCGCGCTCTTTAACTATAAATAGATCTTAAAAATAATATTGTTATCAATATTATTTAAGATCTTTAAGATAGTTATGTCAACATTAGCAGAAAGAAATCTTCTACTTATGCTGACATAAGGTATGAAAGAAATCTTCTACTTATGTTGACATAAGGTGTGAAAGAAATCTTCTACTTATGCTGACGGGATTTGTAAAAAGTAGAAAGTTTTATACTGTATCTTTTATGGAAATTTTAGGCAGAAAAGAGGTGGTGGATTGTACAAATTTGAAATAAGAAACAGTTTTATAAAATCTTTCGACAGCGATATGCCGGATTCAATTTATCATTACGAGCCGGAACTTGACCCGGAGATTATAGAGGGGCGGCTGCTTGTCAACGCATATTTATATGCGCATGTAAATCACAGGTGGTACGTCCCCACTACCCCACAACATATGTTGCAGTATCTCGGAGTTCGTACAGGACAGCAGAATTGGCGTACGAATGTAGGAACTCGTGTTGTAGATAAGGGGTTGCGATGGATGGCGCAGAACGGATTTATTAACTTTGATGATGGTGTGGCGCCTTCTATTCTTGAACATAAATACCGGGACGCAATAGTTATATATGTTAATGAGTCTTTATTTGATATGTACTGTGTGCAGATCAAAAGAGCGCAGCCGTATATCAGATTATACCAAAGCGACATTGAGAAGATCTTTTCCTTGAAAAAGGTAAAGACATATAAATTGTTTCGCATATATTGCTATCTTAGATCATGTATGCGCAACGCGCCTCCGTTTGGCTGGGTCGTGACTCATAAAGAAATTGAAAATGCGACCGGGTATGATAGGACGTATATTTCGCGGGCAACTCAGATCTTGTGCGATGAGCTCGGCGTATTACACAGACAACAATTGCGCCGCATAGGGGCCAACGTCCCACCATACTGCTACATATTTAATATTGACGGATGGGAAAAGTATTTACAGCAATCGATCAACCAGTTATATGGTGGCAAAAATTCAAGCGCTAAAGTTTCAGACAAAAAGAAAGCCGAGAATGGTGAAAAACCGGCAGAAGAAAAAAAGCGCAAAGTGTTTGATGATGGATCACAAGAAGTGATGCCGGATGATTTGCCGCCAGACATACGAAAGGCATTTTATGGATATTAAGAAGGGAGTTTTATGATTGGTGATGTGTAATGGGAATAGGATATGCGCCAATTGTTTATGGATGGACATGTGCAGCACGTCCGACATGGAAAGTGTTGCGTGTTGCGGCTGCGATTATTATGATTGCGATTCCGTGAATTGTGGACATGAAATTATGTGGCGCGATGAAATCGATAAATTTATACAGGAATGGTATAGGTACACTACGCAATACGATGGGTTTTGCGGTTGAATTATTAACAGTATAAGAAACGAGGTTATATGGATAGAAAAACTTTCATCATTACTATGCGCGTTGTACACAACGCATTGTTCAAGCTGCACGCTCCGGCCAATGTCGAGGAAGGACAGGTCCTCAACGATCTAATCGATACATACATATCTATGATCGCCGGGTTCCACAAATGGCTTTATACAGAGCTTCGGACTTTTCTGTTATCACATAAAGATATTACAGACGAAGATCTTGGGGACCTTTACGACACGCTTTCAACGGAACCCGCCGGAGTTGATCAGTAAGGAGGTGTTGATATAGCATTAGATAAACAAATCCATATGTACAGTGTTGATACGACGGCATTTTTGACGCGGCGCGAATATAAGCTGAATGGCAAGAAACAGCAACTGGAACGCGAAAAGGCCCGCATCGACGATATGATCGATCATTTAAGGATCGAGATAGATGATATTATACATAATAAAGAGGCTGCCGATCAGATCCGCCAACATATCGGCCAGGTGGAACTATATTTTTATCAAAATGACGGCCTGTTCACTGTTGAACAGATAGATAAGCTGCTTCGTATTAATGAGCGCTATAACATGCTGTATCATTATCGTCAAATGAAGATTGATAAGATCAAGGCGGTCAAGGAACAAATACACGACACTCTTAACGAGGCAATCGAAAAAAACAAATGGCGTCAGCATAAAGTGTTGCGCAGATTGCGCCCGGATGCGCTTGTGGAGCGAAATGTTATCTCTAATTTTGAATCTTCCCTCTCTCGTATTCTTGGGATAGAAACTAATACGCTGACGCTTGATTTAATAACGATCGAGGTGTTTTACGAGGAATGTGCGCAACAGCTTATTAATGATGGTTTTACATATAATGGTGAAAAATATGTGTTCTTCGCCGCTTCAGCCGGGCAGATACGGACCAAGCGAACTGTATTTATAAAAGAATCCGTATTACAGGAACACGAAGACACATTGACTTGTGGTTTATCGATTGACGACATCAATGCTCGCGGTGGTGTAAATGTGAATAAGTTTTTGGCGTATTATGCGCTTTCTGGCAGTGCTACTGATTGGTGGGAAGATTTTGATATAGATCGTTGTATAGTCGTGCCGGATTTTGCTTCAACAGTACACGGGGTCGTAGACCACGTAGATGATGTGACATACACTGTGGAGCGCAAAGAAATGGATATTGAGATCGAACACACGGATGGCTGTGGGATGATGCTTCCGAGTGTTAGTCGCCATAATTTCATGATTCGTATGCCGTGGGTTAAGGGGCTTTTAGCTGTGTTTGATTTCCGGCGATTTATAGAAGAACATGATTGCAACCCGGTTATTACAGATGTATGGGGCGCGGAGCATAACGTGATCGATGAGGATATACGAGTTATATTGACAAAGAGTCAGATGAAGATGCACAAATATTATCCGAGTTGGGATGCATATAAAGATAGTTTTAAAAAGTATCATTGCCAGGCTGGACGGTGCAAGGAAGAGGAAGACTATATATCAGATGCCCAAATCAATTATCAAATGCTTCAGACACTTACTGATATTACACAGGAAGAACTTGCGAAGATTGCAGAGCCTGCTATACAGCGTATCGATAATGCGACAAAGAGCATTGCAGGAATGCTAGATATTATGCGGGCAACAAAAGACAACCAACATAAGTCGCCACTTGAAAAAGCGCTTTACTTATGTCCTGAATTGCTCACAGATAATCATTGTAAAGAAACCATTACTGAGATCAAGCGCAAGATGGTCAACGAGTATCGTGCTGGCAAACTGCCAGTGAATGGCAAATACACTTTCGTTGTGCCGGATTTATATGCTGCGTGCGAGTATTGGTTCTTGCATGAAGAGCATCCGCGCGGACTGCTTGATGATGGTGAGGTGTTCTGCGCGCTATACCCCACCGCTCACAAGCTTGATTGTCTTCGTGCTCCGCATTTATATAGGGAGCATGCAGTAAGACGCAACTTAATTGATAACATGACGGCAGATTGGTTTAGCACAAACGCCATCTATACAAGCTGTCATGATTTAATCAGCAGAATACTCCAGTTCGATAACGACGGTGACACCCTTCTAATCGTTGCAAATCCAACGATTATTAAGGTTGCCGAGCGCAATATGCGTGGAGTTGTTCCGCTGTATTACGAGATGAAGAAAGCTGAACCAAATATTATTGATCGTAGCAAGTTTTATGAAGGGATGAAGCTTGCGTGGGCTGGTGGCAAGATTGGCGAACCAAGCAACAACATAACTAAAATCTGGAATGAGGATGAAATTGGAGAGGATGAAGAGTTGGCTGTAAAGCTTTTATGCATGGAGGTCAATTATACGATTGATTTCGCAAAAACTCTATACAAAACTAAGCGCCCAGATTGGGTTGACGATTTTCTTGGCCGTTATACACGTAAAAAAGTCCCCTATTTCTTTCAGGAGGCGAAGGGTAAAGAAAAACACCAAGTATCCGCTATTACAGAATCTCTCGTTAATCAATTGCGTGGTTTGATCAAAAATAAGCGTATAAGTTATCACAATCTCGCCCCGTTTGATTATACCTTATTAATGTATGATCGCTCAGTTGATTATTGCGATATGAGGCTTGCTAAAACTTATGATGATCTTGCACAGAAATATCATTTTAAATTAGCCCATACGTACGATGAAGATGAAACAAATATCAGTTATATTATCGCGCTTTGTATGGAACAGCTTGAAGATCTTCAAATTACGATGGAGCAGATGATAGATCAGCTAACATATTACCTATTTAATAAGCGTAGCAAGAAGTCCCTATACTGGTGTTGTTTTGGGGACAGGCTAATTGAAAATTTAGAGAAGAACTTAGACAGATCAACACGATGCTGTCTAAAATGTGGTGTTCGTTTTAAGCCGCGTAATAATAGGCAGCGTTATTGTAGTGATTGTGCGGGTGAAATAAAGCGTGAAAAGGCAAGACTGAGGCAACAAAGGCATCGTGAACGAAACAGAATTACATAAAATGTGTCACGCTTTAAGGAACGTTGAAATTTCAATATTTATAGCAGATTAGGAAAATAGAAACGTTGGAATTTCAACGTTTCTATTTTTTCTTACCACGCTTATGGGAAGAAGGTATAAAAATTTATTATACCCCCATTTTTATTCCCCTTTCTTTTTGATCTTTTCTGATCATCACCTTCTTCCCTTTTTCTATCGCTGCGGGGTAATTCAGTAGCAGAAGGCCAGCCTCATAAGCTGGAGGTCGAGTGTGCAAATCGCTCCCCCGCATCCATTGTTATTGGCGATAAACGTTTGTCGTCGTGCATAATTGGCACGTTAGCTCAGCCAGGTAGAGCGGCGGACTGTTAATTCGCGTGTCCTAGGTTCGAATCCTAGACGTGCCGCCAATATTCCTATTTATTAGGAAAATTTTTACATAAAAAGGAGAAAATGTTATTTTTAAGATTACTAAAGAACAGGCGGAGTTCCTAAGAGAACACGCAAAAGAATCACGCATTACAACTGTCGGGCGAAATAAAAAATCAAATCGTAAGGTAAGATATGTTGATGAATCTGATGAAACGAAATGGTTGCTCGATGAATATAGGCGCATTCATATGTGTCTGAATTGATCTGGCGAGATCAAATTTTAAGAGAAAAGGAGATAATGAAAAATTAGTTTTGACTTAACGAGGCAGCCGAACGAAAATGAACGTCAATATATTTGGCGTATTGCAAATGCTAAGGATGCAGGAGTTATAGATTTAGACTGGGATAGCATTGCAGCTATTATAAATAAAGAATTTCGTAGCGGCGAAGATCAATATTATGGCGAATCCGCCTACAGGAAACCGTATTTATGTGCAAAGAAATATTATGAAGATGTATTTGCACATATGAACTCAGATGATTTTATTAGTGACTTGCAGTTTGAAAAGCGAGAGTTGGAAAAAGAACGGAAAAAGTTACAAACAGAAAAGCTAGAGTATAACAAATGGTTGCGCGAAGAGGCGCGTGATGAGATGTTGCGCGAAAGCATTGAGACATCGATATGCTCCCTACCCTCGCTTGATGTACTTCCAGAATACAAGATCACAACAAGGCGTAATGATGGAGCGTGGATCCTTGCATTTGGCGATGCGCATTATGGCGCCGAGTTTGAAATTCGTGGATTATATAATGAACTAATTAATGCATATAGCCCGGAAATATTTGAAGCCCGTATGCTGGAATTATTGCGACGAGTAATTGAAGTTGTTGATAAAGAGGATATTGACGAATTATATGTTTTTGATCTGGGTGATCAGATAGATGGTATGTTGCGTATCAGCCAGTTGATGAAATTGCGTTTTGGTGTGGTTGAATCAACAATTCGTTATGCCGAATATATGTCTAATTGGTTAAATGAATTGTCGCAGCATGTAAATGTGCATTATAGGCAATGCTCTGGGAATCATTCTGAATTACGGTTAATTAACAATAAGAAGAATACATTTGAAAAAGAAAATATGGCCGCTGTGATTTATCATTACATTAAAATGCGACTTGCAAACAACCCTCGTTTTGATATTGATGACAATCCAACCGGCATGATTTTCGAAACTCTGGCCGGTAATAATGTGTTAGCTTTCCACGGTGAGTCTAAGGATTTAGAGGCAACCCTGAAAGATTTCGTGCAAATTTATGGTATTGATATTGATATTTTAATTGCCGGTCATCTACATCATTCTTATAGCGAAACAGTTGGTATTAACGTGGACGTTATGAGAACGCCAAGTCTGATTGGTATAGATGATTATTCATTAAAGTTACATAAGACATCGAATGCTGGAGCCACTCTATTTAAGATCGAAGATGGTGACGGTAAGACGATGGAGTATCACATTAAGCTGAATAATGTAGAGGGGTGATATCGTATGACTGGTAAAGAATTGGCGCGTGAAGTATCGCTACGTACGGGGTATTACGCAAATGCATGCCATGCCATCATTCAAGAAGCATTCAAGGTTATGGGTGATACATTGGCGGCTCATGAGAATATAACGATATCTCACTTTGGTACGTTTAGTGTATATGATAGACAGCCACGCAATCTATATAACCATGTAACACATGAAGTGGATCATATTGATGGATATAAATATCCAAAATTTTCACCTTCCGCAACACTCAAAAGGGTTGTGAAGTAGTGAAAGATCAACTGATAATTACTACATTATTGGTTTTGAAATATATTGAGAAAAGGAGGTGTAGGCGTGCCACCTAAGAAAAAAGCCGTCAAGAGAAGATATCTCGCTAAAAATGACGATGGTGAGGAAATAGTATTTCGCTGTACGTGTTGTGGAAAAAAAACAATGACACCACTGCATAATTTTTACAAAGTATCATATTCTAAATCACATAAGGGAAATGATGCATATTCTCATATATGTATTGAATGTGTAAAAGAATTATTTAATTATTACAGGAATAAATATAGTCAACAAGAGGCTGTAAAAATTATGTGCGCCATGCTTGATGTTCCATATTATAGAAGCTTATATGAGTCTGTAAATAGACAAAATGATAACTTTAGTTTTGGTTTATATATCAGACAAATTAACGGCAAGCAGTATTCTGGGAAAACTTTCGCACTTACGCTGCACGATGGTGAGCTTGAGGTAACAAAAAAGGAAGTCGAAGAAGAAGCTGAGGAATTGGCGGAAAGTAATTGGACAGTTGAAGAAAGGCGCGCGAAAAACGAGGTTAAAAACTTATTGGGGTACGATCCATTTGAGGGTTATGCGCCAAAGGTACGTCGAAAACTATTTACAGAATTACTTGGATATTTGGATGATGATGATGTTATTAGCGATAATTATAAAATAGCTCAAATCATTCAGATCATAAATAATAATGAGCAAATCAATAGTTATGACATTGCAATTTCTCGTATTGATAAAAGACGTGACATTGATGATGTTAAAACATTGAATACGCTCAAGAAGGAATTGGTCCTGGCAAATGAAAAGATAGCTAAGGAGAACGGTATTTCTGTCAAATCGCGCGGAGATACACGGGCTGGTAAAGGTTCGCTTACTGGTTTGATGCGCGATATGAGAGATAAGGATATTAATGAGGCTGAGGTAAATTTCTATAACCAGTTACAATCAGAGTCGTCAAGATGGGCTGTAGATATTAGTATGCGCAGTATGCTGGATAATGTACAGCTTGGCGAAAATGATGTTAATGATATTATTGAAGACCAACGGGCACGCATTGTAAATTTGCAAGACGAAAATGATGTTTTAACTGAAGAGAAACGACTTGCTAAAGTGCGTGAAAATGAGCTGCTAATCAAAATTGATAAACTTAAAGAATTGTTAGGTGATGATTTGCCGGACGATTTTTTAGACGGTGATCAAGATGGCTAAGCGCAACGTTTTAACGCATGCACGTCTGCAATTATATTTAGCAGATGCCAAAACCATAAATTACTGGAGGAGAAACCCAATCATTGCTGCGGAAGACCTATTGGGAATTTATTTGTCTGATGCTCAGGCGTGGGTTTTAGCGGCCACCTGGAATACTGAGAAAGCTATATGGTCTTGTTGTCGTAACTGGGGAAAGTCATTTATTATTGCGGTTTATAGCATTTTAAGAGCGTTATTATATCCAAATCAAAATATTTATATTATTTCTTCGGTTGGTAATCAAGCGAAAGAAACATTTACAAAAATCGAAGAGATTGTCCTTCGACAAGGACGAACAAGTGAATCAATTCCTGATTTGAAAGACATTGCTATGGGAGAAACTGCTGGTACTGCTACGAATTCATCTGGATTCAAGCATGACCCAGCAAGCTATAGCGTATCTTTTCATAATGGTTCTAAAATTATGACGCTTAATAGTAAACCAGATAATGCAAGAGGTAAGCGTGCCAATTTACTGGTTTACGATGAATGCGCGTTTGTTGACGATGAATTAATAGTCGCAACTACCCCATTCGTTACGCAGGATGCTACTGCTAAATATGGTAAAGATGCGGCTAAAGATAAAGATGTTATGACACGTCAACCGTATAACCAAATTATCATGGCGTCCTCACAAAACACCGTTGATGTAACTTTTTATACCGAGTATAAAGCATGTGCAAAACGTATGCTTGCTGGTGATAAGCGGGTGTTTGTGGCGGATATGCCTTGTGATACTGCCATGCAGATGTATCATCATGGCGAAGAAATACCAGCCTTACTTTCACAATCCGTCGTAGATGCAGAAATGTCAAAAAATCCAGATAAGGCGCGACGCGAGTATTATAATAAGCCCGATCTAACAGGTGGCGATAATCAAATCGTTTCATGGATTACTATGCGTAGAGCGGAGCGTCAATTGATACCTTATCAAGAATGTAGAGGGAATAATATAGTGTTGGCATTTGACCCGGCGCGAACTAACGATAACTCTATTCTTGGTGCTATGGAATTAGTTGAGGATCAAGATTATGGATTATGCGGAAATGTTATTGGATGTACAAACTTTGTAGATATTGCTACAAAGAAAAAGTTTAAGCTTGATTCAAAATTGCAGCTTGAGGGCATTCGAGATATTATTGCTGATTATAACGGAGATAACCCAGATTATGAATTTATCGATCAAATATTAATAGATTCTGGTTCTGGTGGTGGTGGCAATTTGTACGCTGATAGTCTGCTAGAGGATTGGGTCGATAAAAATGGACATAGGCATCATGGATTTATTGATATGACCAATGAGTTGTATGTGCCATATCGTAGTCGCTATCCTAACGCAGTTGATAAGTTACGGATGATTAGCCCTCGTAAATGGCGTACACAAATGGTCGAGGAATTTATAGAACTTATGAATCTCGGCGTCATACATTTCCCATATGAATATCAGGGCCAAGAGTTTCTGCAAATGATTGACGGTATTGACCCAAAAACTAAAGAAGAACAAACATCTACATATAAATTATCTCAGTTTGAAATGGTTCATCTAGATCAGATAGACCGCATGAAGACTGAGATTTGTTATATACATAAAAGTACAAATGCTGAAGGAACGAGCGCTAGTTATGCTCTCGCACGCGAAAAACAAGCTACGATGCATGACGATAGGTTTTATGTCATGATTTTGATGGCCCACCGTCTTTATGAATTGCGTCGTGGTAAAGCGATGCGTACAACGCGTGAGCAAACACCTAACGCATCGGCATTTATTCAATTTAGAAAACCAAAACTATTTTAAGGAAGGAGGAAATACGCTTGGCGAAACGTACTACCGCTGTGGTTAATCGACGTATGCGTACAACACCAAAACCTGTAGAGTCAAGTACAAAAGATTTCGAGATCGCACGACAGAAATTTTTCGAAGCTTTAAATGGGTTGCAATTCGCTAATCTACTTAAGCAAACCAGTGTCACGTATACGCAATATACGAAAGAAAATTACAGGACGTATGTTCAGAATCCACAGCGAAATGAAAAACAGCTACGTGATATGTCCCAATTTCTGGCGCGCGTATCAACTCCTTACGTGCGAATATTGAGATATTTCTCAGATATATATGCATTCTATTGGAATTTAACACCCAAAATAAATCCTTTGGAAAAGCCGGAAAGCACTGATTTAATAACAAAGTATACTGAAATGTGTGGTGTCATCGAGAATCTTGACCTACCTGTCGAAATGCGAAACGTCATTTATTTTACATTGCGAGATGGTGCTTTTTATGGATATCTCTATGAGGATGATGACTCCATATTCATTCACCGATTAAACCCAGATTATTGTAAGCCGGTGGCTATTGAAGATGGAGTCTTTAATTACGCTTTTGATTTGGCATATTTTGACAAATATAAAGAGGCGCTTGAAACGTGGGATCCTGAATTCACATCAATGTACAACGCATATACAAGTGATAAAACTAATATGCGTTGGCAGATTGTGAATCCAGAAAAATCTTTGTGTATGAAAGCGTTTCCAGATTTAGATGAAAATATTCCACTATTTGTTGGTATGTTTGAGGCATTACTTGATTTAATTGATGCTCGTACACTTCAGCGTAATAAAGATGTTATTCAAAATTATAAGTTGATTTTACAGAAAATCCCATTTTTTGACGCTGGAAGTGCTAAAGATTTGGACGATTTCAGGTTGCGACTTGAAACAGTGCAGAAATTTGCTGCTCAAATGATGGATAGCGTGCCAGAAGCAGTTGGTGTTGCGACTACACCAATGGATGTAGAAACCGTTGACTTTAAGCCCGACGATAACTCAAATGATTTGGTGGCTAATTCTATGAAAAATGTATTCAATGATTCCGGCGTATCTATGATGTTATTTAATTCTGGGACTTCTGGATCGACCGGCGTTGAGATGTCTGTTAAGGTTGATACATCTTTGGCTTGGACGTATGTGCAATATTTGGAAAGATGGTGTCGTCGTTTTATTGCATACAGGACATCGTCTGTAGATTTCAATTTTGAAATTTTGGATGTACATATTTTTAATAAGGATGCGGCTGTGGATCGCGAATTAAAACTCGCCCAATCTGGGGTGCCGAATAAAATGAAGTTAGCCGCTTCATCTGGCATGTCCCCTGTCGAGGTTGTTTCAAACCAGATATGGGAAAATGAATATTTGCAAATCCATATGAATTGGATCCCGCTGATGACATCATATACCATGTCAAGTGATCAACAAGGGCGTCCGGCAAATGGTGAAACAGACGATGTAACATCAACTGATACAAATGCAACCACACAGGATTCTGGTGAACAGGAATTAGATGAACCAGTTGAAGGTGCTACCGAATAAGGGGTGATTTAGTTGTTTGTATATACGCGTAATGAGCAGGTGATCGCTCAGCTTGAAAAAGATGGCGCTCCCCTACTCCAAACATTAAGTGATGGAACTAAAGTATTTGTTCTCTCCCCTACTTCAAATTATTTTTCATATATTCAAAAACCAGAAACAGAAATATCCGACATGCTAACGTTCGGATAATTCTTTTTTATATATAAGTATTTTATTTTTTTTGAAGAAGGGAGGGAAATGACTACCTTGAAAAAGAAAATGCAAATCGAGTTTAGTTCTGCCCTCTCGGACATCGCGGAGGTAAATAAGTCTTTTGACTGTGCAAAACTTCGCGTTGCTTATACGGGCAAGAATAGAAATAACTCTTATATTAGTACAGAGGCATTTGAGCATGCTGTACCCACCATGTTTAATGTGCCGGTTGTAGCCAATTACAATCGTGAGGATGATGAGATTGGTTCGCATGATGGGACATGGATTAAAGATAAAAATGGTGAAGTACAGTATGTGAATATTACACAACCAGTCGGCGTTGTTCCTGAATCTGCACAATGGTATTGGGAGGACGTTGATGATGGTGGTGAAATGCACAAGTATTTCTGCACTGAAGTTTTGTTATGGAAGCGCCAGGAGGCTTATCAGAAAATCAAAGAAAATGGCGTTACAAAGCATTCAATGGAAATCAGTGTTACAGATGGTGAAATGCTTGATGACTATTATAAAATTAATGAATTTCAATACACGGCATTTTGCCTTTTAGGAACGGCTACGCCGTGTTTTGAAAGCAGCTCATTATTTACTTTCTCCGCTGAGGAGCAAGAAGAATTTAAGCTGCAATATACGCAGATGCTGGAAGAATTAAAGGAGCTTGGCAGTTCCTATTCGGAGAAAGAGAAGGAGGCTAACTTGAAGCTAAAAGAACTTCTTGAACAGTATTCTGTATCAATGGAGGATGTCGGGTTTGAAGTTGAAGGCTTATCTGACGAGGAACTTGAGGCCAAGTTCGCAGAGGTTTTCGCGGATGGAGACGACGCATCTGATGGCAACGCCGATCAAGAATCAACAGATGACGGTGATGCAGATGATATCGACTATGACAACGAAGAAGATGGCGGCGAAGGCGAAGGTACAATTAAGCAACCAAAAGAATTCGTTTTAGACTCTCAAATGCGAGATAGCCTTCATGCTGCTGTTGAAGGACTAGGCGAGATTGAACGTGAATGGGGATCTTATCCTCGCTATTGTCTGGCTGATTATGACGCAGATGTACAGGAAGTCTACTTCATTGATCTTGAGGACTATAAACTATATGGATGTGGTTTTGAGTTTGATGGAGACGACATTGTTTTTGATACGGAAAATATTAAACGTAAAAAATATCAAATCGTTGACTACATTGAAGGTGGTAGCGAGCAAGAATTCGCTCTCGGTGATATTTTTGATATGTTTGATCAAGTATATGTTAAAGATCCAATCGATGCTAATGAATTTAAGCGTTTACAGGATTTTGAGGCAAATGTATTAAAAGAAAAGCGCGAGGATGAAGAAAATAAGCTATTTGCTGAATTTGAAGATCAATTAAAAGAAAACGAAAGCTTTGTAGCTTTGAAGAAAAATGCTGCAGATTATACAATCGATGCACTTCGAAAAGAGCTCTTTGCTTTAATCGGACAGATGCAGTTTACGGTTAAGGATACCAAACCGGCACCGGGCATTGTGTTCGAAGATAAACCTAAAAACTCTTCCATGAGAAAATTGTTTGCATGGAAGGATGCTGAATAAACCATTGGGAGGAATTACATAATGGCAAGAACTAAGTATGGTTATGCCGAGTCTTCCAACATTAAGGCTACGATTGCTGGTCACACAAGAAGTGCTGTTAATGATGACCTGGCAATTGAAAACGGTACTCTTTGGAAGCTCGGTGCTAAAACAACTGGCAGCGATGAAATTTATAATGTAACGAAGCCGTCCGCTGGTGATAAGGTGTGGCTGGCTTTGTCCGCTCTGTATTCGTATGATACATCCAGCACTCTGGGACAGCATGAAATGTTCTTAAGAAAAGAGGCTGGTGAAGCTGCTAGAATTTATGAATTAGTAGAAAATGATAGATTCGCCGTTGCTGATTATATGATCACGCCGGTTACATCTGGTGGTGCGCCGAAGGTTGGAAACTACGTTAAGGCTGATCCGGCCACCGGTAAGTATACGGAGATTGCTGCTTCTACTTCCACGGATTCTCTTGGCTTTGTGGCAGAGATTCAGTCGCTGGAGTATAAGTCCAATCTGACAATCGTTAGACTGCGCGTTATTAAGAACGAGCAGGTTGCTTAATTGGAGCGGTAAGGAAAGGAGATAAACATAATGAAAGACATTACGATTCTTATGACCAACACTGCTCTGGGTAAGCAGGTTGAAAATTATAGCCTTGAAGATTCCAACACAGCTATCAGAAAGTATTTTGAGACTGAGCTTGGAATCCCAGAGGGCTGCAAGGATATGAGAGTTATTAAAAAGGCTCTCAGAAGAAACAAGGTTAGATTCTTTGAGATTATCGAAGAGACTGTTGAAAACTTACTGACATCTGGATGGAGAGAGAATGAATTCTTTGATCAGTTCGTAGAGTTTAGAAATCTTGCTTTAGGCGAGCAGAATCTGTTTTATGTACCAGATGATTCTATCCTGACTGTTTCTGAGTTTTCTGGCGATAGAAACGACTTAATCAGACAGAAGCTTGGTGCTGGCTCTGAGTATGTTGTTAAGACCCGTGCTTATGGTATCAAGATTTATGATGAGTATGTTAGATTCCAGATGGGCATCATTGATTGGGCTGGATTCACAAACAAGATGTACGAAGCAATTGATAAGAAGATCAATGATGAAATCTACGGAGCATTCCTGAAGCTGGATACCATTGTACCGGCCGGATTTGGTAAGACTGGTGCTTTAACCAAGGATAACGTTCTGGATTTAGCTGAGGCTGTTAGTATCGCTAATGGTGGTGAAGATATTACGATCTGCGGAACTAGAACAGCTATCAGCAAGCTTATGGGTCTGACTGAGTCTGGATGGATTTCCAACCAGATGAAGGAGCAGAGAAATACGACTGGCGCCGTTGCATATTTTGAAGGTATTGAGATTATGGTTGTTTCCAATGTCTTTGAACATGGAACAACGACCAAGAAGTATGCAGATGACACTCTGTATTTCTTACCGAAGAGCGATACAAAGCCGATTAAGTTTGTTTATGAAGGCGATATGGAATATACTGAGGATACCGATAGAACTACAAGAGTTGACCAGACAATTGAGGCTATGATTCAGTTTAGAGCTGGTATGGCAACTGTCTTTGGTAGATATTTTGGTACCTATAAGTTTACTTCCTAATTAAAAATACGCGGGCGAGCTTAATGCTCGCCCATTTTTATAATAGCGAAAAGGAGTTTTGAAATAAATGGCTGAAGAGAAAAAGACAAAGGCAAAGTCAACTGCGAAAAAACCGGCGGCGAGGAAGGCCGCAGCAAAGAAGCCTGCAGAGCCCGCTCCAGCGCCACAGCTAGCCGAAAAGAAATTTGATATGACAACGCCAATTAGATGTCGCAGCGTTAGACAAAATGATTTAATCTATAAAGCTACGAATGGCATTATTTATACATGGAATGGATTTGGAGACATTAGAGAGCTCCCCTATCAAGAGGTTCTTTCTATGAAAAGTCGTAGATCTTCATTCTTATATGAACCATGGTTGATTATTGAAGATGAGGATTTGTTAAAGACCAAAGAGTTTGCTGGTGAATTTGATAAAATGTATCAGGTTTATAGCGACTTTGAAGATCCAAGAACATTTTTTAATAGAAAGCCTAGTGAAATTCGTAAGGTATTAGAAGATGCTCCGAATGGCCTAAAAGATTTAATTATGTATAATGCTGGTGACTATATTACTAATGGTACGCTTGATAGTATCGGAGTGATTAACGCTATTGATGATGTCCTTGGCACTCAGTTAAAAATGTTGTTGTAAGGAGGTGTAGCTATTGAGCACTTCCTATACAACAATATATACATCTTTTCTTTCAAAAATTACAGATTTTGATTTACCACCATTAACTGATGATGAATTAAAAGCTTATTGCAAGTCTTATATGGAAAGTGCGATTGTAAAGTTGCCGGAAATAGTTAGTGATTTGTCTAAGCGCGAGATACTGGATGACGAGATCGTTACTGAAGTCGAACCAACTGAGGAACCCCCGGTACAAGAGAGTGAGAATCCGGGAGAAGAACCAGTTGTGGAGCCACAGGAGCCAGTAGAACCAGTAACTTATATATTGCATCTTAACGAATCTGTATATGGTAACTACACTTATAAAGCACCTGACATTACACATCTTATTGCAAATAATTCAAGCTTTAAGATGTTTATACGTGTAAGGAATTTTATAAAAGTAATGTCTTTTACACGTGGTGTGAGTGAAAATAAAGAGTGTAAAATTTACGATTTGTTTTCTTGTAATATATCTTATGACGGCGAAAATCAATTTGTCTTTTCAAAAACAAATTCAACTGCAATAAATTATTTGTTGTTATACGTAACGTATGATACGCCAAACACAGATCCTGATCCCGAAGAGACGCCACAACCAATTGAGGTGCCGGATGATATGCAACAGATCATTGATGAGGATGGTGTTATTGAGGCGGAAGAAGTTTTTAGCGATGATTTGACAGACTTGGAGATTGAAATTATAGCGTCTCAAATGGTTGTTGAATGGCTAAATAACGAAATCAACAACACGCAACTTACTAGAATGTTTGTTGGTACCAAAGACGAATCTATGGCGTCGCAGGCAAATCATATTGAAAAGTTAACAACTCTGAAAGAAAAGCGGCGTGCTGACGTATCAATGTTGATACGTGATTACGCTTATCGTGAATGGGTTAAGGAGGTTTAGCATGCATACTAAATATGGTGACTACTCCCCTGCCTCATTCTCTAATTATAAGAGATCCTTGATTGACCGTATATGGTGCCTTATTCCATTGCGGGAAGAAAAATGTCAGACAATCAACAGCAACATTGAACGATTAAACCGTGAATTAAATGGACTTTTAGAGGTTGGCGGTATTGAAGACAAGTATGTATTGACCGTCATTCATCTATTAGAAAATTTAGCGCATGAGCCAGACTTTAAAGTATATCGTGCAGATGTTCTGAGGTGCTGTGAGCTGATTGGTAAAATTGGCGGTGTTGCTGATGTTTGATCAATATCGTACGCGTATGGCGCATCGCGGCTCAACTGTTCGTGAAGCTAATCGTATGCAATCTATTAAAATCATGGAAAATGGTTTTGATTATTCGCAAACATATAAACAGGTTATGATCAATGATGAGCTTGTGGATGCGCGCTTCACTAGCGGATCGTCTACTACGGTTCGCGGCGGTATGGGTAACTATGAAATAATGTTTCGCAATGGTGTTTACTATCCTGCTGGTACTTACGTGTTCGTTAAGAACGCCAAAGATGAGTATGAACCGTGGATCATTATGTACATATCTGATGATCATATGTTCCCAAGACATATTTTACGTAAGTGTAATTATCTATTAAGGTGGAAGAATTCTCTTGGCAACATCGTTGAACGTTGGGTTGTATTTAGTGATAATCAACGGTTAATTAACGGAGAGCGAAACGTAGATTGGAATAAACTTACCCTTTCTTCGTATGCGACGGTGCTTTTTCTTCCGTGCGATGAAGAAACTATAAATATTAAAATGGATCAACGTTTTCTGATAGATCATCCAGATGTAGAAGGAAATCCAGAGGCGTGGATCGTACGAAATCGCAATGTAAATTCCAAAATTTTTGGAGGATACGATGGCATCGTTGAACTTTCCATTGCCAGACATCAATTCAATCATAATACAGATGATAAAGAAACAATGATAGCAGATTACAACATCGATTACACACACCCGGATGATTTCACGCCAGATGTTAATTACGATGTAAGAATTACATATAATGGTAAACCCGAATTAAAAATGGATACTCCGTTCAAAACATACACGGCGGAATTCCAGGTTGATGGTGAGGTTGATGATACTATAGAAGCATCTTGGGCTGTTTTAATGGATGAAAAATTGGAAGATATTGTAACATATGAGATATCTGGAAATGTATTAAAAATCAAATGCCCATTTGATGCCCTCTTAATAGGCAGATATATAAGGATAATTGCGGCAAATAATGATCTCGGCATTTCTGCAGAATTGCCCATAAAGGTGGTGAGTGCGATATGAATTCTGAAATGGACCGTAAGGTTGCAATGAACACCGAACTTTATAATTATAAGCGTAAGGTTATTGCGGCAATTTTGAGTAATGATGAGATTGTAACTGCTCTAAATTCGGAAGTGGATCCTAGTGAGCTTGTGTATGAATGCGTTTTCCCATTTGGTGTAATTCCAGATACACAGATGGATGCCAAATGTTATATTACTGTGGAGATTACCATGCCACAAGTATCAACGGTAAATTACTTTTTTAAGGACGTATTGTTGGTGATTAATGTAGTGTGTCATAATGATTTGATGCGAACAGATTATGGAATTCCGCGTCATGATTATATTTCTGCTAAGATTTGTGAGTTACTTAATTTTTCTACGGATCTTGGTTATGGCGAATTACAATTGGTATCTAATACTGAGGGTGCGTTTTCTGAACGTCATTCTGGTAGAACAATGCGTTTTAAGACTTCCGAGCGTGCTGCAATTAATGGGTACTGCGCTTAATGAACACATTAGCGTTACGACGTAATAAGCCGTATCAGATATCTAAATATGTTAAAGTAAATAATCCAACGCTTGGTCAAATAGAAGAGTTTGGCGAGGAGAGATATTGGGGCATTGTATCTGCATTTTGTTCTACATCATATGATTATCGCTTAACACTAGAGGAAGCCGGTATAGATTATTTGGATATTGATGATTGGCATATGTTTTTGAATACCAGACTAAGCCTACCGTATGATGAAACAAAGATATTGATTCCAGATATAGATTTTACCACTTTAATAGCTGCCGAAGAAAAAGATTCAAATCAAATTGTATTGTTAAATGATGAATATGATTTGGTTATGAATGAAGTGATTTATATGATGGCTGTAGATTATATACGAGAATGTCATGGTATTGCTAGAAATTATGAGATTCCTGGCAATAACGCTGCGCGTATGGTTTTTATGCAAGAGGCTCGCGAAGCGCGACAAATGGCTGGACGAAAAAAATTTAAGTCTACACTTGATCCATTGATTTCTGGGCTATGTAATCATCAAGGATTTAAATACGATTTTGATTCTGTATGGAATTTAAATATATATAATTTCATGGATTCTGTGAAAAGGATTCAAAAAATTAATTCGGCCGACCATTTCTTATCTGGCATGTATTCCGGCATGATGGATGTAAGTAAAATGGGTAAAGGTCAAATAAGAAAAGAAACTGATTGGTTAGGTGAACTAAAATAGTTCATCTTTATTATTATTTAGAAAGGAAGAGATCATATGGCTCTTAATATTGATAACCTTATTATCGATAGAGCACTGTCCGGCTCTATGATCGATAGATCGACAGGCGAAGCACTGTATTCTCTGAACCAGATTGCAGATCCATCCCTGGAGTGTACTGGTGAGCAGGTGTATGTTACTGATGCTGTTGGCGTCAGAGTAGCCGCTTTTGATAGATCCAAAGAAGCTACACTGAGTGGCACAAACGCATTTTTCAACCTGGGTCTTGCTGCTACGCAGTTTGGTACAAAGAAGCATGTTGCTGATTCTGGGAATACTATTATCGTACCTGTCAGAGAAGCACATACTGTAAGTGCGGAACATACTGTAACACTTGAAAATACTCCTATTCTGACTGAAGTATTATCCGTCAACCTTGCTACTAAGGATGGTGGTATTACACAGACTTTAGAGAAGGCGGACTCTGCTGCTGCAGGTAAGTTCTCGATAAATGGTAAGGTGTTAACTTTCCATAGCGATGTTGATGAGGGTCAGAATGTAATCATTCTGTATAAGAAGAATTCTGATTCTGCAATTCAGATCGATAACCAGGCTGATGCGTTTACAAAGGGCGGAGAGTTCTGGCTGGAAGTTCTGTTCTGCGATATCTGTGATACAAATACAAAGTATCACGGATTCCTTGTTTTCCCGAACGGAAAGATGACGAACGAGACGACAATCGATTTTAATAACGAGGCTACTCACGGCTTTACTATCGAGGCTATGCAGGATTACTGTGACGTCGATAAGAAGCTGTTCTATATCGTAGTGTCTGAATAATTATCACTGGTGGTGATTATTCGTGGCTAAGAAGAACGGAACTTGTTTATTATGCGGCACAAAATACGAAGTTTGTAAATTCTGTCAACGCACCAAGGTGTATTATCCGTGGAAAATTGACTTTGATACTCCGAAGCACTTCCAAATTTACGCCATTGTCACTGACTTAAGAAATGATGTGCTTAAGCCGGACGAGGCTAAGGAAAGATTAGATCATATTGGGGTTACAGCTGAAGAAATAGCAAATTTCGTTCCGTCAGTGCAGGCCACTTTGAAACCATTATATGATATTGATGATAAGCCAGAAATAAAGAGCGGCTTAGGTGAACAGGTGGCGGCACGCAAAGAAGAGCCGCAAAGAAAAACGGCAAAACCCTTTAAGGGTCGTAAAAAATAAACACCAAAGAGGATTGGTAAGGAGGTTTCAGATATACCGTTTATTATCTCCCACCAATCCTCTTTTTTCAATTATTAAACTTTTATGGAAAAATTCTTGAAAATAATCATTGATCAGGAATGTGTAGACCGCTACAATGCGCTATATTTTGAAAAACATCCAAAAGCAAAAAATAAGCGTATTACTTCCCCACAACATCCAAGCATGAATACATATTATAAGGCTAATTATCGAGAAGCAAATCATATTAAACAGATGTGGAAGGATTTTGTTGTGTGGCGCATTAAAGAACTTGGTTTAAGTAATGCCAATATTGGAAAGTGTCGCATCACATATGTAACGTATTTTAAGACAAATCGGCGTCACGATCCCGATAATATTTCTCCCAAATTTATTTTTGATGGATTTGTCGAGTCTGGTCTTTTAACTGATGATGATTTAAAACATGTCACCTCTCTTACAATTGAGGGTGGAATAGATAAAGAAAACCCACGTATGGAATTTCTAATTGAAATTTTATAAAAGGAGAATATGAGTATGAGTAAGTATAATAGTGCTCTTGAATATGTTGACGCATTTATGGATCAAAAAAAGACAATTGAATATGGCGAAAATGATTTAGTAATTAATGTTAGAGACAATATCGATGTTGATGATGTTCTTAACGCCATTGCTACAATTGTCGATAATGTTGTTGAACGTGAATTTGAATACGAATTGATTGATTTAATGATTCCGTATTATCTAATGAAATTATTCACAGATATTACACCGCCGACGATAGAAAAAGATGGTGAGGTATTTCCAGATTTTCAAAAGTGTTATGAAATTGCAACTTGCTTAAATTTGGAATATGAATTAACCCAGGTCTCCCCTATCGTCGCTGGCTATGTTTATTTTATGACACAGAATATTTGGAGAAAATTAGATTATCATAAATCGCAAGGTGCGTATATAAAGCGTGAATTAATGGAATCGTTATCTGCATTTTACGAAGTTATGGATGAGTTAGATCAGGCAGCCGAACAACAAAAGGACATTGATCTTGACGGTTTTGTGAAACAATTGTCTGAGATTTCCACAGCATTAAATGATCTCAAAGATGAACAAGAAACGAGAGATTTATCGACGCTTGATGGTAATGCGTCTATAAGTTTAGCTATTCCAAAGAGCAATTAACATAGAAACAGCTCGCATCATTCATATGCGCAGTGATTGTTTCGGAAAGAAGTAGGTGTTCATAATGTCGCCAGGTACTACAATAATCGTGGCAATTTTAACCTCGAATGCGTTTTTTGGCGTTATCCAATTCTTGATAACACGCGCTTTTAACAGTCGAGATTTGATCTGCGCAGATATGTCTGTTGTGATATATAACCAGCTTGCAGACAAGATTGAAAAATCTCTTGATCGAGGATATGCTACACCAGAGCAACGACGTGATGTCGAAAAACTCTATGAGAGATATGATGCACATGGTTGGAATGGTGATATGCGTTCGCGCATGGATAAATTTTATGACCTTCCAACAAAAAATTTAAATGATGTCTATCAGTAAGATATTATTCTTATTATATGCGAAAAGGAATAAATAAATGCAAAAAATAACACCCATTACTACAGAGGAGTGGGAGCAGTGTAATAAATGGAATCGTGAAATAGTGGATGAATTTTTGGCGAATTCTTTTCATCTTTCGCCAAAAAGTAAAAAGGCTTATAGATCAAATTTAATGATCTGGTTTAATTGGGTTCGTAAGAACTTAAAGAATAAGCCGCAATATGAAATTAAACCTCTTGATTATTTAAAATACCAAAGTTGGCTGTTATCAATGGGACATAGTTCTTCGGATGTTGACAGCAAAAGAGCTGCAATATCATCTCTTTGTAATTACATCGAACTTTATTATTTAGATGAGTTTCCAAATTTCCGCACATGTATTGCCAAGGGAATGAGCAGACCAGTAAAAAAACTTGTGCACGATAAGATCCCTCCAACTAAAGAAGAGATGGAAATGTTATTCCGTGAACTTGAAAAACGTCAAGATTGGCAAAAGTTGGCTTATCTTAGATATACATATGATACTGGTTGTAGACGGGCCGAAAGTGTGCAGCTGCTTAAAGAGGTTGTGAATTATCAGCCTATCGAGAAAACTATTAAGGTGGCAGATCAGAATGGTAATGAGCATGAAATTATTGTGAAATATTATCGAAGTAATTCAACGCGTTGTAAAGGACGTGGTGAAGCTGGAAAAGTACGCAAATTGATTTTTTCACAAGATACCATGGATGCTATTAAAAAATGGTTAGAGGTTCGTGGAGACGACGACTGCCCGTATGTATTCGTGTCACGTCATAATGGAAAGGTGCAACAACTAAGTGAAAGCGCACTTAATAAATGGGCGTCTGGTCTCTTCACGAAATTGCTCGGACGTCGTTTTCATCCACATATATTGCGTGAAGCGCGCGCTACGATTGGCGTTGTTGAAGATGGTAAATCTGCTGAGGCAATGCAGAAGCTGCTTGGTCATGAATCTGTAGAAACAACAGTGAATCACTACATTATCAAAGATGATGATGATGATGAAATTGATGAATTATTTATATAATTAGTTATGTCATATATTTTTTATAATCCAAACCCATCTCAAAAAATGGTTGGTGATTGTGTTATTCGAGGTGTATCACGGGTAACACATCAAAATTGGGATGACACATATATGGATATCTGTATGTGTGGATATGCAATGAAGGACATGCCGTCTTCGAATAATGTTTGGGAAAATTATCTTATAAAAAATGGATTTATTCGAACATTATTGCCGGACACATGTCCCAATTGTTATACAGTTAGAGATTTTTGTTTAGACTTTCCACATGGCACTTATCTGCTGGCGACTGGCGGCCATGTTATTGCTGTCGAAAACGGCGATTACTATGATGCATGGGATTCTGGCAATGAAGTGCCAATATATTATTGGAAAGAAAAGGAAGATATATAATGCAATATTCAAATGGATTCTTAAATACATCTCCATACAATAATGGCTATATGCAGAACGCTGGTGTTGCACCATTAACACAGAACGGTCAAACACTTGTACAGCCAGCACAAATGCCACCAGTATCCCCTATCGCAAATTCATTTACATGGGCGTGGGTACAGGGAGAGGCTGGGGCTCAAGCTTATCCAGTGGCACCAAACACAACAGTTCTGCTACTTGATTCCGACGAGCCTCGACTGTTCATGAAATCTGCAGACGCAAGTGGAAAGCCACAGGCTATGGAAACGAAGTATTTAGTTGACGAAGAAAAATATAAGCAAATTCAACTAACTGCGGAAAACACTCCTAGTGTTGAGTATGTTACAAAGGAAGACTTTGAACGTTTTGTCGAAGACGCTAATAATAAATTTGTGATTCGAAAGGAAAAGAACAATAATGGCAAATGATTTGTTTACTAAGTTTGGCCACACCCCGCCAGAACAAATGTCTGGACCGTTTGGAAATGTGGCCGATATTTTGAATAAATATAATGAATTTGCAAATAATTTACAGGGAGATCCTAAACAGCAGGTGCAAAACCTTCTGAATAGCGGTCGTATGTCACAGCCACAGTTTAATTGGTTGAGTCAGATGGCTCAAGCTTTTCAACAATTAATACATAGATGATGGCTTACGCTCTTTGGGCGTGTTTAGTGAACAGGTGAATTGAGAACATGAGTGTGCAATTTGGTTAAAAGCGCGATTAGGCTGGCTGAAAATGTATACATAAATATTGCGCTTTAACATAACAAAATTTTTCTCATTTATCTAGTCACTATTATGTGACAGAAAGGAGTTAAAGCTTATGGCTTTAGCAACAGAAAATAGCAATGGTATGGTTATGCCTGTAGCACCAATGTATGGAAATGGTGGTAGCAATGGATTTGGTTGGAACGATGGTTCGTTCTGGATTATTATTCTGTTCCTATTTGCCTTCATGGGCAATGGTTGGGGCGGATTTGGTAATGGTTTTGGCGGAGGAGGTGCCGTGCAGACCGTAAATAATGACGTCCAGCGTGGTTTCGATCAACAGGCTGTTATGGGTGGTATTAATAGTATTAATACTGCGGTGTCTAACGGTTTTGCGAATGCTGAAATTTCCAGATGCAATGCACAGGCAAACGTGCTGCAGACCTTAAATGATATGGCGATGAATTATCAGGGCTGTTGTTGTGAGCAGAAAGCTGCAATTGCTGACTTAAAATATACAATCGCAACAGAGGCATGCGCTGATAGACAGTCTGTTAATGATGCATTACGCGATATCATAGAGGCGCAAAATGCTGGAATACAGTCCATTAAAGATCAGATGTGTCAGGACAAGATTGATGCGAAGAACGAGCGAATTCAAGAATTGCAGGCACAGGTTAACATGATGAATCTTGCAGCCTCTCAGAATGCTCAGACTTCACAGATTTTGGCGGACAATGCTGCGCAGACACAGGCGCTTGAACAGTATCTGAACCCGGCTCCGATTCCGGCATATGTAGTTCAGAACCCTGCATGTTGCAATACGCCATACTATAACGGTTGCGGATGTAATGCGTAAAGGGGGTGGCATTTATGGCTGAATATGCAGCAAATGCCGTCCAGATTGTAAATCCGGGCGAAACTGTAGTGTTTACGGATTCACCTGAACCTTGTGCGCGTGGTTTTATTCGTCATCGTGATGGTACTGGAAATTTTCTGTTAAGTGGATGGACGCCGCGTCGTTTTAATTGTGGTTGTGGATGCACTCGCAATAAGTCGGCAAACTATCTTATAGATTTCGGTGCGAATATTTCTATTCCAGAAGGTGGTACCGTGGAGGCTATTTCACTAGCTATCACAATTGATGGTGCTACTATTCCGGCTAGCAATATGATCGTAACTCCGGCTGCAGTTAACGAATATTTTAATGTGAGTCGTGCGATTAATGCAGATATTTGGAATGGATGTTGCGAATCTGTTGCAATAAGAAATACGAGCGCCCAACCAATCCAGGTTCAAAATGCTAACGTTATTTTTTCACGGCCAGATTTATCGGTCACTTATTAAGAAAGGAGGAATGTATAGATGCATAAAAAGATTGCAAAGGTGCAGGAAATTCTTGAAAGAGAAATATGTGGTATGTTTGATCAGATTATTACTGCAGGCTCCATTTCTCCGGCAGAAGTGGAAACGATGGATGAGGCCGTTGAATTAATGCTGAAAATGCAAAAACTTGAAGGCCGTCAGGAATACGGCGAAGAATCTTTCGATTCTAGTTATGATGGTTATAATGGCGGTTCATATAGGCGTGGTAGAGACATTAATACTGGTCGATATATAAGTAGGGACTCTTATCGTGGCGGTATGCCCTATTATGACCAAGGCTATATGAGAGATTCATATAGAGGTGGTAACGGTGGTAATTACTATGATAGGGGCTCTTTTGAGCGCGGTTATAGCGGTCATTCTATTAAGGATCGCATGGTAAGTCAACTTGAGGCCATGTATGACGAAGCTCAAACAGAGCATGAACGTCAAATGGTTGACGAGTGGATTAAACGTATTGAGACTGAACAGCAATAATCGGTTTCGTTAAAATTACAGGGGTGCATTGTATGCTTAGCGGGTGTATCATGCACCCCCCTTCTTTTTTATGGTTACGCTATTTTTTTAATTTTAAAATTTGATGTACGAAGATTAGATCGCATTTGCGATTTGATATATAAAATTTGTTATTTTATTAATTATTAAATAGAAAGGATTGGTGGTGCTTATGGCGTTACCAAGCAGTGTTATGGCGGCGGTAAATCGCGCAACTAGTTCAGCTGCATCTGATGCAATGTCTATAGATATTGGTGCTGCCGCAAATCAAATATATCAATTACTACTTGATAATATCAACGGTTCAGATATCCCTGGTGGAATTAAGGGCGCGATTATAGGCGCTATGTCTGGCCCAGTAATTGTAAGCCCAGAACACGCCATTATATTTGTTGGTGACGTAATGAGGCCATCTGTATATTCTGGATCTGCTGATATGGTCATGGTGTACAACAAACGTAAAGCAATCAGTCCACATTTGTATTACAACACAAAATATAATTGTTGGACAAAAATGAGGGGCGGCTTTCTTAAAGCATATAATAATATGTATTTGGAGAAGACTGTCTCCACAGGCAACGCTATGTTGGCCCCGTACGGCGGCTCTGTAACGTTGGGTTAATAAAGTGAGGTGAGAACTTGGCTGAAAATATTCATGTGCATGTAGTTAACGATGCACACTTGACAATACGGGAACTCGAAAAAATATTTGCTTACGATGGTAAAACTATCAATATCCCGATCGTAAGTAATGCCGCTGAAATTAAGGCCGATTTACGACATATCTTTAATCATAATAGAAAATCCGTTAAAATTAAATTTGATGCAGAAGGATTGAAAGATATTGAGAAAAAGATGGATAAAATTAAAAATTTTGATCCATCTAAGACTATATCAAAAGCGGCTAAGGCTGGCGGCAGTAAAGGCGGCAATAAAGCTAAAGATGTGTTTGCTGGCCAAATAAAGACATATCAACAAGGTGCGCTTAAGTTGCAAAAAGCAATGACGCAAGTTAATCGGGAAATCGCGGCTGCTGAGAAGTTTTTATATAAGAACACTGGCGCACTTGGTACTAAGCAGGTTCAACAGTTAACAAAGCGTAATACTGAAATGCGCAAATTATACGCCAATATGGAAAAGGCGTATAAAGACACATTTAGTAAGGGTGGAACTGACAAGCTCGGTGATAAAAATCGTGGCGTACTACAAGGGTTGCTTGGAGATGCTGATAAAGCAATTACTGGATCGCGAAATCAGCGTTCTGCGCAAAGTTTAGGGTTAAGTCAATATGCCGCCACTATGAATAAGGATGTTAACTCTATTGTTAATACTCTTACAAATGCACAGGGGCAAATTCGCGGCAAGATCTCTGGTTTGCAAAAGATTTTAGATTCAAGCGGTAAACACAACCTCAGCAACGGAGATATTTCACGTATGCGCACTGAGGTTGAAACCCTAAAAACGAGTCTGAAAGATATTCAAAATCTACAAACTCAAATACCAACTAAAGGCGCACAAGGCAAAGGCGTTCTGGGTGATGCTAATGTAGCAAAACAAGTCGAAGAAGTGACTAAGGGGTATGAGCGTGCAATAGCATCTGCAAAAGGTCTAACATCTGAAATGAATGGCAAGCTTGGAATAGCCAATGCCATGGATAATCAGATGGTCTATTTTGATAAAATGGGCGCCAAGATGTCAGACTATTTTACAAAATTTGGACATAATTTGCAAAAAAATGCTCAGCTTTATGATAGATTCTTAACGTTACAGAATAAAGCAAATAATGGTCAGTTTGCTTCAATTGGAGACGCAAATACGCAGTGGGCGCAGTTTCGTACGGAGGCGAGATCCGCTGGAGTTGAAATTGATAGTTTTGGAGCCAAACTAGAAAGAACCTTTGGTAGTAGAATCAGATCCGCAACAGCTGGTATGGGTGTATTTGCATTACAAGGTGTAGTTCGTGACATTGTGACGAATGCTCGTGATGTTGATACAGCGATGACCGAGCTGAAAAAGGTCACAAATGAAACTGACGCGACATACACGCAGTTCTTGGACAATGCTGGAACACGTGCTCAGAATTTGGGCGCAACACTCCAGGAAACAGTAAGTGCAACGGCAGATTTTGGGCGTCTTGGATATGACATTGAAGACGCGACTAAACTTGCGGATAACGCACTTATCTATCAGAATGTCGGTGACGACATTGACAACATCGATGAGGCGTCAAAGGCGCTTATTTCAACGATGCAAGGGTTTAATATACAAGCTGATGATAGTGCTCAGATTGTAGATAAATTTAATGAAGTTGCGAATAACTACGCTTCTTCAGCTGGTGATATCGGTCAGATTACTCAGCGAAGTGCTGCGGCTATGTCGGCGGCAGGCAACTCCTTAGATCAGACCATAAAATGTTGTGGCTATGGTTGGTGACAATCATAGAAAACCCGTCTAAACATGGAAACCCCTATTGGTATAGGGCAACCAAGTGCTAATATAAAAGCTAAACGACTATCTCGAAAGAGAGTACACTGCAAACTACTGGTAGTGGAAACGGCGGGGCTCTAATACAGTTAGAGCATGATATAGTCTTTTCTGCATGGAAACATGTAGCTGTTAATAACGGGCGTGATGTGGTGAATCACGTTGAAAATGAAAGTGCATTGGGAGTTGCAGCTAACGAAGTTCAACAGGATGCTTAATTTTAGGCGTCCAAGACAGAGATGTCTTGGATTATTACACCTTTGAATTGCGGGAAACTCCATACGTAACATGTATGGACAATCCGCAGCCAAGCCTCTATATAGAGGAAGGTTCAACGACCATCCCAATTGGGAGTAGGATGCAAGCGATTGGTATCCGAAGCGGAGGTGGCGCTAACATGTAGTGATGAGCGTTAAGATATGGTCTGTACTTGTAGGTAACTATAAGATTATTTGCATCATTCGGAAATGGAGATAATTTATTTATACTGTTTATGAACATGTTTTCCCAAACGGGAAAAGATATGTGGGTATTACGAAACAGCAACCTGAGCGTAGATGGCAAAATGGATATGGTTATCCACTCAATAAACAGCCATTAATAGCAAAAGCTATTAAAAAATACGGTTGGGAAAATATTACTCATAATATACTACATCAAAATCTTACTTATGACGATGCTCAAAATTTAGAAAAGTATTATATTGAGAAAAATCATTTGACAAATCCAAACTATGGTTATAATTGTACGTCTGGCGGTGATGCGCCAGCATATAAAGTTGGACGACCAGTGATTTATAATAATCATATATATAAATCACTTAAAGACTTTTGTAATACATTCTCACTAAGCACTAGAACAGTTGGGTCGTGGCTTACAGAGGGTGTACCAATGGACCCGAATTATTATGATCGAGGATTGCGATATGTTGATCAGGATCGCGAAATTATTCGAGGAAAACGCTCGTTTAAGCGTAAAGTAATATGCGATGGTGTGATATATGATTCATTACGTGATTTTTGTAGGCAACATAATATTAACAGTGGAATATCACATTGGTTAAGTGGAAATAAGGGTATGCCAATATATTGGTATAATAAAGGATTGAGGTATCTAGATCAGGACTTCAATGAAATTAAACAAGCTAAGAAAGATGCAAATAATAAGTGGATGTAGCGAGTTCACTTTAACGTTCTAGGATACAGTAGGTACGGCTTTAAAAACCATGAGTATGCGGCTTAGAGGTTCTAAGACGGATGTAGAGTCGGCGGGTCTTGATGCCGAAGGTATGGCAACGTCTGTATCTAAACTTCGTGATGAGATAATGAGTTTGTCTGGCGTTGATATAATGCTGGATGATAATACTTTTAAGTCCTCTTACGATATTCTTATGGGTATTGGAGAGGTTTGGGATGGCCTAACAGATGTTAATAGGGCAAATATTACTGAATTATTATTTGGAAAAAGGCAAGCTAACATTGGTACGGCTATTCTGCAAAATTATGAGCGTGCTCAAGAAATACTTGAAACATCACAAAATTCCGAAGGTAGTGCACTTCGCGAAAATGAAGTATACCTAAATTCTTTACAAGGTCATATTGATAAATTGCAAGCAAAATGGGAAACATTTTCTGTTGCGCTTGCTGATTCATCTGGCTTAAAGGCATTAATTAACCTCGGTGGTAGAGTTATTGATACCTTTACCGGAATGACAAATGTTTTTGGCAGCGCGACAATGGTGTTAACCCCCCTCATTGCGGCAATGTCAAAAACTTCAAATTCTGGATTATTTAAAACTTATAATAAGTTAGTCAATGCAGAAACCGGCGCGGTTGAGGAACGTGTTGGAACAGCTTGGACGGCAAATCGAGAAGAAAAAATAACTCGTACAGCGCAAGCACGAACAGCACATGCAGAAGACATGCGCCATATTAACAACGTTGCGTCCTATATGGATTCATACTCCAAGGGAGACAAGTCGCAAGAAAGTTGGTTAAAAACCCAAGAAAAAATTAATGCCGAAATGGAAGGCATGGGTAAAGAGGCCAGAGTTGCCGCCAATTCTATGATGCAGTATGGCGATGACATGGACAAAGTGAACAATATTGGCAAAACATTCGACAAAGATGGTCAGAAACGAGTTGCCAATCTTGAAAAACAAAATAAAGGGTTTACGGGATTTGCAAAATCAACAACCGCCATGTTTGGTAACATCGGTGCATCTCTTGCTATAGGGGCTGGCATAACAGGTGCCATGGAAATTATTAGTGCTTTAGATCAAAGTATGAAAATTTCAGATGGTGCTAGAAAAGATGCCATGGAGCAAACGATTGACACATATAATAAATCTACAGAAAGCGCAGCTGAAAACAAAAAGACGATTCAATCATTAGCGTCTGAATATAGAACACTTGCACAAGGTGTTGATTCTCAGGGACGCAATGTAAGCTTAACTGCGGATGAATTTGCGCGATACAATGAGATAGTCGATCAATTAGTATCCATCTCCCCTTCCCTAATTCGCGGGTATAATAAAGAGGGTCACGCGATTATTGATCGCAATAATGCGATTAAGGATGCTATAGATTTACAAGATGAATATGCAAAGGCGGCAACTAGCCGATATACATCTAATGAATCTATGCGTGACATTATAAATGGTGCACGTATAAACGTTGACGATGCTTTAAAGGATTCGCGCTCATCTAGTGTTGAACTTGGTAAAGCTATTGGCTTGGATGCGCGTGAGCGTGGAACAATTACGTCTGAACGCGACTTGCGTAACGACGAAATAACAATTAAGCATGCTAAAGAGATTGATGATGCGCTCGGCCATGAGGTAGACCTACAGCACGCCTCTTCAGCGGAACTTGATGAGATATTAGCAAAGCGCGGTGAAATATTAAAAAATACAGAGAAGCAAGCAAAAGCGGATGGTTTGTCCGCAGAGCAAACTCAAAATCGTGTAGATAAAGCCACCGAGGCTTTAAACACTTTAAGTGCAAATCAAATGGAGGTTGATTCTGCAACTCAACCTATATTGGATGCGCTTCAGGTTTATGCGTCTCAAATTAATGATGATACTGGTAAGTCTATCGTTGATGGATTACCAGAAGCCATGCAAGATGGTTATAATGCCGGACTAAAGGCAATTGCACAAAAAGCTGCAACAGACGATACTTTTGGTGAAGGACAAGCTAAAACCGCCGCAATGAATCTTGTGGATGAAATGAGCGCAGTATATAATTCTCCAGAATATCGTGAGATTATGTCAAAGGTTGAAGCGGCGCAAGATGAATTTATGAATAGCGATCGTAATAGGGCCGCTATGGAAAAATATAAAACACAGGTAGCTGGTTTGCAGGATCAGTTACAGGCCCTAGCCTCTCAATACGAGGGAACGAACGCTGCAATGTTTGAAGGTCTTAGCCAAATGGCTATCGACGTTGGAAATTTTGGACAAGATAATATTCTTTCGCTTGCGAACGCCTTTAATCCTCTTAAAGATAAAATTGATGAGGCGCGTGATGCTAAATCCAGATTTGACGATGCTATGTCTGGTGGCGATTACAACACCGCTATTAACGCGCAAAAAGAAATATATGACGCGATGACAGAGGGCACCAATGACGAAGGCAATGGCACAATGGCCTTTTGGACTGGTGCTGAGGAAATTCTTGGCAAGGGAACCCTTCGAGACCTTGGATATGATATCGACTCCGTAAAAACAAAATTGCAAGAATGGGCGCCAGCAATGAAAGATACGGAAGCTGGAACGGACGCTTTATTTGATCAATTTGCAAAATATCGTGATACATTAAACGAAATTGATGGTGTTAATATTGCCGAGGATGGTTCATGGGATATTCCGGCTGAAAAATATGCTGAGGTAGCACGCCAACTTGGTATTAGCGAAGATCTGCTGGTGTCTATGGTTGACAATGCTCGTCATTGGGCAGATGTTAAATTGTGGGATAGTCCAGAAAAAGCCGTTTCAGCAATTAAAGATATGGAGTCTACATATACAGATGCGGAAGGTAAAGCCTATGCATTTTATGACACTGTAGAATCTGAAGCACACCAAGCTGGACTATCTGGACAAGAGCTTACTGATTATATGTCTGAAATTGGTAAGCAAGTAGAATTAATAGACTTACAAAAGCTTGACTTTGATGCCGGGACAGAAAAGGGTAAGAAAAATATTAAAGAAGTTGCCGATCAACTTATTGGTATGAATTCGGCCCTTGATAAGAACGGCAAGTTAGACCTTACTGGAACAACTGCAATGTTCAAGCAGATGGGCAAATCTGCTGATGAAACAACTCACGCACTTGAACAATTTGACGCTGCTGGTCTCTTAGATACGAGCGGCTATGATATGAGCGAATTTGGCGGTGATTTGAGTCAATTTGTTGCACAAGCCTTTGGCGAACTTGATACGAATAATCCGTTTGCGAATATGGAATCGTCTGTTGATAGTATGGCGACCTCCATTAATAATCTTGTAGCAACGTTAGGTGGTGTTCCTGAAGATTGGTTGCACATAGATGGTCAATTAGCCAAAATTGATGAAGCCACATCTAAGGGTCGAAAAATGACCGATGAAGAGTATGAAGGTGCGCGTAAGACTTGGCAAGAAGAGCGACAGCATCAGGGACAGATTCTTCAGAATTCTAATGATCCCAATCAACGCAGACAGGCGTCTGCTAATATTGAAAGACTTAATAAAAGTGGACAAGCGCTTGAGAAACAGGCATATCAAAATGGTTTAACTACTGAAGCAGAATTTGAAAAACGTATGCATGGCGCTGGTGCAGATGGTCGTGCCGTACAATATGAAGAAGATGCTACTGCGATTCGTGACTTATCAAGCGCACTGAAAGAGGCCAGTCAAGATGGAGCAGAACTGGGTACTTCTGCTGAACAAGCGGGCAATAAATTACATGATATTGGCACCGATACTTCTGTTGCAACAGCATTTCAGAATGTCGAACGAGCTGCTCAGCAAGCAGATATGTCCGTTGCTGATTATATTCAATCTCTATCAAGTGGTAAAGATGAAGCAAATCAGCTAAATGATGCCTATATGGACTATTTGTCAGCTCGCCAAGATGAATATAGTTCTATGTTGCCAGAAGGGACTGGGCAAGTTTCGATCGAGGTTACGGCCGATGTGTCACAATTTGAATCCTCGCTAGATGAAATTGAGGGGTTAAGTGGCGAGCAACACGAGGCTGTTATAAAAGGGGTTGTGGAATTTGAGCAATCTGGTGGTAGTAATTTAGAAGAATTAACATCTGCACTACAACAATTGCCTCCAGAAGTGCGAACAAATGTTATTGCCCAATTAAAGGAGTCTGGAAATCAAAGCCTTGTTGACTATGCTGAAACATTAGATGAATTACCACCAGATGTTGTTACAAATGCGACTGTAGAAACATTGGTGAATTATCTGACAGGTAGTCAGGAGCCGCCAGAGGATGGTAGTGCATCTGTCGGTTATGATAATGTAAGTGGTCAAGAACCACCGGAAGATGAATCAGCGTCTATCGCCTATGATACGATTAGCGATCAGGTCCCTCCAGAAGAAAAGACGGCGCCAGTAAAATATACGTGGGGCGGACAGGACGAGGCACAGCAAAGTACCACCACAGTTCAATATGATAATAGCGGCGCACCAACACTAAACGGAACGGCAAATTATACAACAACTTTTGATACAACAGAAGCGCCACCGCTTCCTGGTTTAGTTACTTATACTGGTGATTATAGCTCCCTAGTGGCTCCCACGTTACCCGGTACAGCCGTATATTCGACATCCGGGTTGCCGACAATAGCTCCTACAATCCACGGTACGGCAATTTATACAAAAAAGTTTGAATATAAAGGATCCGACAATCGTAGACGTGCATTGTCATCTGGAACCAGTGATAGAAGGCGTTTTCATTCTGCGGCTAGTGGTAAACTTGGTCCAACGGGACATGGCGGCCTTACACTTACAGGCGAACTTGGTCCAGAATTAGTTTGGTTGCCAGATGATAACGCTTCGTTTTTAACTGGTTTGAGTGGCCCACAGATACAAGATCTTCCGGCTAACGCGGTAGTCTGGCCATATGAAGAAACCAAACGAATTTTTGGTGGAACGTTGCCACCTGGAGTGCTTACTAATCGTCACAGTATGGGGCGTTACGCAGCCTCTCATCTGGGTTCTTCCGCAAAAGGCTCTAATTACAAATTCGGTTCTGTAAAATCTGGAAAGAAAAAGAAGGGTTGGAGCGATTATACGGATAAATGGGATTATAAATACGACCTCGAAAGTATTAGCGAGCAGGCATACTATAATGGTCTTCTTCGTATTTATAATAAACGTAAAAGCAAACTAAGCGGTAAGGAGAAACGTACTGCAAGGAAAGCAATCCATGATGCTTATACTGAACTATTAGAGGCCCAATCTAGTAGTTGGGAAGATGCTGTTGATATCGGCACTATGTCAGAGGCGACATACTATGGTAAATTAACAGCACAAACTAAACGGTATAGTAAAGGTAAATATGGCAAGCAAACAAAGGCGTATAGAGACCATCTAAAGGAGCTTCATGATGCATATAATGATATGGTTGAGGCTCAGGCGGATAGTCTTGATCATAGTTTAGCCATGGGCGGCTTAGATGAAGCTGGTTATTATCGTAGGCTTGTTGGTGTAGCAAATAAATATGCGCGTCCTCCTAAGAATGCCGGAAAGTTCACAAAAGAGTATAGAGAATATCAAGAAAAATTAAAAGAAGCAGCAGACGCAGTATATGATCGTGAGAAACGCGAGATTGATTTTATGCTCGGATTAGGTGTGGGCAAAAATGGTGGAAGATATACTGCGGTAAATGCTTATAGAGATTTGCAAGCGTATATTCGTAAGGCTATCAATGGTGTTGTAACAAGTAATACAAATACGCGCAAGTTAACGAGTGCCAACTATGTTAGAAACTTTCTTTATACTGGAACAAGTAATAGGCGACAACCCATTCCTTCAATGGCTAGAGGTGGTCGGCTTGGACCAAATGGTCGTGGCGGACTTACGTTAACAGGTGAGTTGGGGCCAGAATTAGTTTGGTTACCAGACGAAAGTGTATCATTCGTTGTTGGTGTAGGCGGCCCTGAGATGGTCAATCTCCCATCTAATGCTGTTGTTTGGCCAAATGATGAAACACAACAAATTTTTGGCGATACTATAGATTCGAGTTATTTAGAACCAAACGATGTATTATCAATAGAAGATTTGGAATGGCTTGAAGAAGTGTTCGGTTCTGGAGCAAATGGTATTAACTATTTCGGTTCCGCATCTTTTGGTAAAAGAAGAAAGTCGTCATCATCTGGCAGATCAAGGAGTTCGGGATCATCATCAAGTCGTAAGAGAAGAACAAGGAAACGTAGAAGCAGTAAATCTGGTGGAAACTCATCAAATAAGAAAAAGAAAAAGGCTAAAAATACTATAGGTCTTGCAACTAGTAAAAAGACTGCTAAAACTCCTAGGGTATATAACCCATTTCGTAAAAAATCCACTAGCAAAAAGAAGAGTTCTGGTAAAAAGAGCTCATCTCCTACTACGTGGGATATGATGACGGAAGAACAACGTCAACAGGTATTGCAGGATTTGAAGGATGCAAGGCAAGAGGCTTACGATTACTTAGCTGATACATCTGAAAGAACGCTCAATAATTCTTTAGTTGATAACTGGGGTGCTCTAAATAACTACATTAAAGAAGCCCTATCTAATTTGAACCAGCTTAACAGTATTGAGGATTATGATAAAATTATTGATGCTCGTCAAGATGTGGTAAATAATTTCTTTAGTAATTTGAACGAAAAATTTGATGATGTTAAGGAAAAAATTTCTGATAATGATTTGTTTGGTACTTGGGGAGTTGATGAATCGCCAATTACTTTATTGACAGATTATAGGCAACAATTGGTGTCTATATATGCTGCCAATAAAAATGCTTTAGAAAAAGATACAGACGCAGCTAAGCAATATTTGGCATTGTTAAAAGAGGTGGATCGTGAATTAAAAAATGCTCAAAAGGAAACGAAAAATCAGTTTGATGATATTTTCAAACTTGTTGAGCAATTAATTCGGAGAGAAAAACAGGATCTGATAGATGCCCTTGACAAGCAAAAGGATAAATATGATGACATCATATCAAAGAAAAAAGAAAGTTTAAGGCTTACAGAAGATGAGCTTAGCTATCAAGATGATCTTACTGATTATGCTAAAGAAGAGACAAAATTGCGTCAAAAGATCTCTGCCCTTTCACGTGATGATTCGCGTGAAGCAAAGGCTCAAATGGCAGATTATCAAGAGCAATTAAGCGATCTCTTAGATGAGCGTAATCGCGCTGTGCGACAAGAAACAATATCGCGTACAAATGATAATCTTGATAAACAACAAGAAAAATATGATGAATTTGTGGACAAATTAAAAGAGACGATTCAGGACTTTCTTGATAATCAAGAGCTTGTTAATTCTGCAGTATATGATGCTATTGATAATCGTGAGACTAACAATTTATTACAACGTCTTTATGATTACAATGCAGAATACGGAGACGGTCTACTCCAAACTGTTGAAGAATGGCAAATGGATTTGGCCGACGTATTGGCTGCAATGCCAAAAGATATTGTAAGTAGTATTGAAGCAGTACACGCTGAACTTATTAACGTCGTTGGTTATGGTGATGATAGTCATCTCGGTCGCTATACTGATACAATCACATCTTTTAATCATACATTTATTGATGCGTTTGTGAGCGCATCTGATGCTTTGTCTCAAAAGTATTATAAGGAAGGCGAGATGATTGACACTCTTATTGAAAAGTACAGTAAGCTAATCAATAAGATGGATGATTTAATTAACGGTAAAATAAGCGACGGTAAGCCAACTGGAAATGAAGCTGAAATGCGTCAACGTATGGCAAATGTTATAACGGCGCATGAAGATATGAGGACTAGTAAAGATGCTGTCGCAGAAGCTAAAGCTGCAGCAAAGTCAGCACAAGAAAAGGCGGCAAGCGCTGATGATAATGTCACGGCAAAGCAGAACGCAGTCAACAAAGCGCAGGCATCTGCTGCCGCTGCGAAAAAGGCTGTGAATGATGCTACAACGACAATTACAAAGCTTAAGGCGCAAGTAGAGACTAACAAAAAGACTCAAGCGAGCAAGCAAGCGGTAGTAAACAAGGCGCAGGCAAATTATAATAGCGCAAAGAGTGCGAAGACTGCGGCAGCAAAAACAGTTACGTCTTTAAAAAAGCAGGTTAAAGAAGCTGAGGACACATTAGCCGCCGCAAAGAAAAAAGGCGGCAATGCAGCCATCCAGAAAGCAGAAAGTGCGCTTAAAAAGGTGAAGTCTAAGCTAACTACTGCTCAAGCCACCCTTAAGAATGCAAATGCAAGACTTACAAATGCAAGCTCGAACTTAAAGACAGCTCAACAAGCATTAGCAACAGCCAAAACAAACACTGCCAAATCTCAAAAGCTTGTGGTCGATAATGTTACTGCATTAAAAGCGAAAAATACCACATTGGCTAATGCCAATAAAGCACTTACTAATGCGAAGGCTGCATTGGTCCAGGCGCAAAATAATGCTAAAACATATCATGATGCAGCAAGCACAGCGAACGCAGAACTTGAAACAGCTGAAGCGAATTTCCAAGAGGCAAATGAATATTTCCAGGCATTAATGAACCAACCATTTGACAACGCGTCTCAATATAGTGTTTTGCAAAATCAAGGCGCGGTTTTATCACCTACAATACAAGCACAACTTGTGGCGGATGGTACTGCGTCATCTGCGTTGCAAGATACTCTGAACAACCTTGCATCTAGTATTGATAATAGCATACAAAACAATACAAATAGTGCGCAAACATTTAACTTCGCGTTTGATATGCCATTTAATGTTGGCGGTGATATGGATGCGTCAACACGCGCTCAATTAGAGTCTGAAATTACAAATGCGGTATATGCTGGAATTAATAATGCTCTTAGAGCATATGGATTATCTACTAGTGCATCATCAAATGCATTGAAAAATTAATAGTTATTTTTTTTGTAGGGCGAGGCATCTACCCCGCCCTACTTTTGATATTTAAAGAGAGGAAAATTTATGTTTAAGGAATTAGCCTTTTCTTTTGATGGCGTTCCATGTGACAAATATGGCCTGATGATTTATTTTATTGATGATTCATCAAATCGTGAGCTTAGTTTGGGCACGGACGTAACGATGATAGAGGATCGACTCTCCAAGCGTATTGATCCGATCTCATATGGTGTTAATATGAATCAGAGCTTGAGTTTTCCTCTAACATTTGGTAGTACAAGCACATTAACTGAGGATGAAGTGGATGCCATTTTAGAATGGCTCACTGGACATCAACAATATAAATGGCTTGAACTATATGATTATGAAAATTACTGTGACCCAGAGACGAAACAGCCAGCGATAGATAAGACGCCACAGTATAAACAAATACGAACACGATATCGTTGTCATATTAATCAAGTACAAACGGAATATATTAATGGTCTTCCATTCGCCTTTTCTGCTACTGTAGAATGTGACGGGCCATTTGGATATGTTTATCCCCCTTCTGAATTTATTTATAGCGCAGGTAATTCTAGTTCGACTGTAACGCTTGATAATTTGAGTTCGTACAATGGATATCTCTATCCGCAAATGAGACTGGAATTTAGCGGTGAAGTAAAAAAACTTTCAATTGTTAATATAACTGATAATAATCGCGAATTCTCTATCGATGCTTCTGAAATGGAAAATGGTTTACAAAATATGATTGTAAGCATTGATAATCAGAACGGCATTATTGTCGTGGAGAATCGCACTAATATAAACTTATATCCATATTTTAACAAAAAATTCTTTCGCCTTGTGAAAGGTGAAAATGAATTAAAATTTAATACTGATAATGGTAACTGCACTATCGTACTATCGTGCGAATGGCGGCGGAAAGTGAGTGATTAAATATGATTATTAATTTCTCGTCTATTCAGCGAGATTATTATGGCAATATAGAAGAGCCAGTGGTCACATTAAAAACGCCGCATGGTGCGGTGATATCAACGATACCGGCAAATTGCATCAATATGACATGTCGTTATAATGATGTGTCTGAGGTTACTTTCGACGTCCCAGGATACATTGAAGGTGTGAAAACACATGCATATGATGACATACAGGGGTTGCGACTGGTTGAAATTGGTGATTTTGGCGATTTTGTATTAGTCAATCCAGTAAAAGAGGACGAAGATGGCATTAAAGAGGTTAAGCATTGTACGGCTTATTCATTAGAATATGTGTTCAATTACAAACAAGTGGACCTTGGAAGTGGTACGTATAATTTTTGTAATCCTCTAGATAATACGGATACAATTATGGGAATGCTCGTAGAGGCAGTACCAGATTGGAGCATTGGTGATGTCGATGAAGCATTGATAGGACGTTGGCGTACATTTGAACAGACAGACGATAATTGGTATTCATTTATGATGAATGACCTACAAAAGGCTTATAACTGTTTGTTTATTTTTGATACTAAAAATAAGCGGATTAACGCTATCAATGTTTCTCGTGAGAATGAAAATTTACCTATATATTTATCATATCATAATTTGTTAAAGAGCGTGACAGTTACGGAACTATCGGAAGATGTGGTTACCGCATTGTCTGGTTACGGATCTGGCGATGATATGAATATCCGTGATGTTAATCCAAATGGTACGACTAAGATTTATAATTTGGATTTCTTTATTGCACGCGGTGATTTACCAAGTGATTTAGCTGATAGGTGGCGTGAATATAAGGCGAAACTTGAGACTCAGCAAGTGGTATATTCTGGATTACAAATAGCATACAATGATCGATTAGCGCAATTATTAGCAGCGCAGGCTAATGTGTATGCGTTACAAACAGATTACGATGCACTTGACACAACTTTGAAAACGAATCAGGAAGTGGCGTTACAGGCACAAACAGATTCGGAACGAGAGATTATAGACACTATAATAGCGGAACTTAAAAATGAGGTGGCGCAGAAAGAACGCGCACTGATTGCAGCAAAGAAAGAAATCGCAGATGAAGATGGTAGCGGTCTAGAAAGAGACGTGGAAGAATTACAACAACAACTTATGGATGTTGTTGAGGAGTGTAAACTTGATAACTTTTTCACTGTAGATGAGCTTGAAATTCTTTCGCAATATTTTATTGAGGATTCTATCACAGAAGATTCTTTTGTTTTATCTGAATATGGCGCTGCCTTCGCTGACAATTTATATGCAAATCTTGATGAAAGTGCTTCAGCTCAAATTCAAGTTACAAATTCTAAGGTGTATGCAACCGACGCCTTTGCTCTTATTGAAGATATAGAAGGTATGGATTTAGACGCCAGCCTACAACAACAGCTTATTGATCAACTTAATGATGATAAAGATAAAAGTTCGTTGGAAATGCGTGGTGGCACACTTACATTCTCATATTATGAAACCACGGATTACGGGCTGGAACAGCATACCCTGAGTGGTGATATTGTTAGTGTAGATTTTCAATATAACCTAAAAAATCTTTCTTCATATGTGGATGAAAATTCGCCGGATATGACGAAGAAGGATTATTTTATACTAACTGCTGATTTAGCCAATGGTTCAGCGGATGACGCCCCCTACCCTTCTATGCGTTTGGCAATGGATGGATTTATTGGGAATCCAACACCGTCATCTACCGATACTACATTAGATATACATTTTAAAAATTTAACATACACTTGTACGGCATCTGTGACAGAGTTGCAAAAACAAGGCGTGCTAAAAGAGCTATATGATTATACTAAAGACGAATTAAAGAAGCTTTCAGAACCGTCATATGAATTTAGCGTGGATTCTGCTAATTTTTTATTTGCAGAAAAATTCGAGCCATTTAAGGATGCGCTTAAACTTGGCAGTACAATTAATCTGGTTATAGATCAAGAAGAAGAAGAGGTTCTTGAGCCAATTCTTATAGAGGTTAATTTTGATTTTGAAGATCAAACTCGTTTACAACTAACTTTTAGTGATAAGTATAAGTCTTCTTCACATCAATTTAAGTTGGCTGATTTAATACAGGAAGCTACGCATTCCGCGCGTAGTGTTAGTTTAAACAAGGCATCATATTCATCATATAAGGATAGTGATGCGAGTTCTCAAGTGCGGCAGATGAAAGAGTCTGCCTTAGATGTCTCAAAAAATAAGATTATCAATGCAACAAATCAAAACCTTGAGTGGAATGAATCTGGTATTTTTCTACGTAAAAATGACGCTACTGGTTCTCCGCAACCACAGCAAATTGGTTTGATTAATGATGCGATCGTTTTCACAAAAGACGATTGGGACACTATTGAAATGGCTATTGGTGCGATTTACGATCAAAATACTGGACTTGGTTATGGAATCGCGGCACCATCTATTTATGGTACCTTAATTGCTGGTGAAAATCTTGTTATTGAAAATACTGTGCTTAGTGAAGACGGCACAGAGATTTTAAAACAATTTAAGGTAGATGCAACGGGTGCATGGTTGAATAACTCATCGCTTGTGCTCGCTAGTGATAATGGCGGGAAAATGTTTATTGATCCAGATTATGGATTTGCAGCAGGAAATGCTGATCTTTATGAACTGGATGGTAATACAGTAATTCCAAGTTTTATAGATCCAGAAGATGGCAGCATTATCATGGATGAAGCGGAGTTGATTCATACTGCATCTGGTTCATATTACTATGTGCCTAAAAATGCGAATTTTTACTTCGATATCAAAACTGGTAATGCATATTTTGCTGGGGATATTAATGGTAAAAATATATTAGCAGAAACCATTAATGGCATGGCTATTACACAGAACACACTTGATGGTTCAGCTATTATCAATGGCACAGTTGACGCTGGCGCCAAATTAACAGGTGATGTTGATGCGGATCAGCTATATAAAAATGTAGTCGCAGCTGTTAATCAATATGTTGATACACAATTGGCTAATCAAGATCCGATAACAGCAATTAATAATAAAGTTATTCAGAACTTAAGTGCGGTTAATTTTACTGCAAATAAAATAGTTGCAGATGAATTATCTGCGGCGGCTATGGATGCTGTAAAAGCTGAAATTGGCACTCTTGATGCCGATACAATCATTTTGGATACCCCTACGGCCAAAATGATTATTGACCCTAAATATGGTATGGCGGCAGGCAATGCAAATTTATTTACGGTTGATAGTGAGGGAAATGTAACCCCATCTTTTACTGATTTAAGTGGTAATATTATTATCGATCCAAATACTGGTGCCCCGCGTAACTCTACCCTATTCTTTGATATTAAAACTGGTAAAACTTATTTTACTGGTGAAATTAGTGCATCTCAGATTACATCTGGTGATATATCATCTGATCGAATTAAGACTAATGTTATTAATGCTGTAAATGCATCAATTGGTACAGCTACTATTGACGCAGCGAAAATTGGTGATTTATCAGCGGATAAGATTACGTCTGGCGATATTGATGCGGATAGAATCAAGACAAATGTAATATCCGCTATTAACGCAGATTTAACTAGTGCTACTATCAATACAGCGCATATACCAAATCTTGATGCAAGTAAAATTACCACTGGCACTTTAAGTGCTGATGTTATTGACACAGAATCTCTACTTGCTGATTCTGCGACTATTGATGCATTAAAAGCTAAAGATGCAACTATTGAGGGCAATATTACAGCCGCAACTGGTAGAATTGATACGCTTGAATCTACTGCTCTTACAGCTGATTCTGCGGTAATTACTAATTTACAGGCTGCCGATGCAACAATAACAGGCAGATTAGATGCGGCTGAGGGAAATATTACAACATTAACAGCAGATAATGCTACGATTAATGGCAAAATTACTGCGGCTGAAGGTCGCATTGACACTCTTGAAACTACGGCTTTAACTGCAGATTCCGCTGTTATTACAAATTTACAGGCAGCTGATGCAACTATAACTGGTAGGCTTGATGCGGCTGAAGGCAATATTACAAATTTAACTGCCAATAAAGCAGATATTACGGATTTAAATGCTGCAACTGCAGATATTAATTTATTGAAAGCAAATAAGGCAGATATTGACCTTGCAAACGTTAATAACGCATGGATCACTAATGGAGTTATTAAAGACGCTGCTATTTCTGATGCTCAAATTATTGGTGTGTCAGCTAATAAACTTACAGCAGGAACAATCGACGCTAATAAGATCACAGTCGCCAACTTGAACGCAAAGAACCTTGTAGTTGAAACTATTAACGGACAGGCTATTCTTGGCGGGTCTTATAATGCTGTTGACAAAACGTCCGCTGGCTATGCATCAAAGGTTCCTGCTACTGAAGGCTGGTATGAGATCGTTGACGGCGCATTTGTTAAGTCATCTGACACTTCAGTACACAACAATAAAACCTATTACACGCTTGGTCAGACAAGCGTTACAACCACAGATTATGTTGATGATATTGTTGACGGGCTCAACGATCGTATTGACGGGGCTATTCAAACATACACAACTGATGTGGTACCAACACTCAATAATTATCCGGCAGAAGATTGGACTACAACTAAATTGCTTGACGAGCATGTTGGTGATGTTTGTTATGTTGTTAACGCAGCATCGCAAGCTGACGGATATTGTTATAGATTTACTAAGGCTCAAGATAACAATTACTCTTGGACTTTAATTAAAGACTCCGATGTAACAAAAGCATTGCAGGATTTAATTACAGCACAAGGCGATATATCTGGGTTAAAGTCATTTGAGACACAAACAACGTCTTGGATGAATAACACTGATGACGAATTAACAAGTATTAAATCTCGTACATCCACACTAGAAACTAACATGGATACAAAGGTGGATACGACTACGTTTAATACATTAAGTCAGACTGTTGATGAAAACTCGTCGTCGATTACGACACTTACGACAACGGTTAATGGGAAAGCAGACAGCTCTATTGTCACTACCCTATCTAATACTGTCAACACTGTAAGTCAAAAGGCTAATCAAAATGAATCTGATATTCGCACTTTAACTCAAACCGTAACTGATAATGAAACAGATATTGAGCAGAAGTATAGTAATGTCACGCAAGATTTAAATGGATTTAAAACTACGGTTGGTAATACATATACTAAAGTAGCTGATTTAGTAAACAATCAGACCGATTATTATATGTTAACAACCTCTAATGAATCTGTTGAAAATGCAAAAGAGCGATATGTAAAAACTACATTTGGCGTAGTAGCAAGCTTCGATGATGGTGTTGATAGGCCCATGAAATCGTTACAGATGGATCTCACACCCAAGCAAGACCTACACGGATACGACAGCCCGTGGATTGGTGGTTCGGGGAAGAATAAGTTAGACCAATCCGCATATACATGGCTCGATGCTACATCATATAGCAACGGAGTGTTTACCGCAGAAACACGAACCCCATTCAATTCTGCTATGGTGCGGTTATATAAGAATGGCGAAGTAGTAAGCACAATCAACAAAGCACCAACAGAGGGCAGTAGGGTATCCATGAATGTTACAGTGGATGACACTTGGGATGCTTGCTTTATCGGTTATCGAATGGGAGGAGCGAGCAACATTGGTGGATTGTTTAACAAGCCGATTGTAGCAGACGGAACTTATACAGTTTCTTTTATGGTAGATAAACTTCCGTCAACAAGCGTCTATGGTAAATTCTCAAACATTCAATTTGAGAGTGGCTCAACTGCAACGTCCTACGAACCCTACTCCAACGTTTGCCCCATCAGCGGATGGGATGAAGTGGAGACGCAGAGGACGGGCGTAAATGTGTGGGGCGGTGTCACAATGGCGAACGGCATCAAAAACGCCATACCACAAGCCGTGTTGGATACCGATGCAAAGACCATATCGTATGCGAGTGGGTATGCTTTACCAAACTCCGTCTTCACAAGTGGCGTACCATTCAAGGCGAATACGCAATACACGCTCATATTAAAATTCTCCAACACCAAAGCGAGAACAAATGTGAGAGTGGTGTACACCGATGGAACAAATCAATTCATTCCGACTTCGGCAACGGGCTTACAGACAATCACATTCACTTCCACGGCAAACAAGACCATTGACTACATCGGCGGACTTAATAGTGATGGCGCGTCGGTGTTCTACTACGAAGAGTGCGGAGTGTTCGAGGGCGTTCTGACCGCAGACCAATTTGAACCATATCAGAGCGAATCCTACACCACCCCACTCCCCACCACAGTATACGGTGGGACGGTTGATGTGGTCAACGGGACGCTGACGGTGGATAGGGCGATGGTGGACTTGGGGACGCTGTCGGCTGGCTATAACTCGACATGGCAATGTTGGTATCTTGCAAGCGGAATCAGCGGTGCAAAGGTTGTTGGCTCAAACAATAATGCGCCGAGTGCGATTTCTGACAGAATGACAGCAGTTAAGGCAAGTGGTTATACATCATCACATAGTACAGGCACATTCTCGCAGAACACAAGTGGAGCATGGTTTTTCGACAACGGAAGTGAAACACAACTTAATGGCACTCTCGTCTACGAACTCGCCACACCACAAACCATCCAACTCACCCCACAGCAGATACAGACTCTCCTCGGACGCAACAACGTGTGGAGCGATGGCGGGGTTGAGGTTAGAGTAAAATACGTCGCTGAAAAAGACGCAGAATGGACTATCACCCTACTCTACCCTACTGAAGAAAGCCCATATGTTTGGTGGAAACATCGTACAAATTTCTCAAATAGTGATGATTATTATGAGAGTGATCCTACGATATTTAATTCCTATCCAGAGGATTTAAGCAACAGAATATCCAACGTAGAAACATCTTACGTCAAAACGTCTACTTTTAATGTCACAACAGATGAAATACGTGGCGAGGTATCTTCTTTAGAAACTACCACTAAGTCATATACAGATGGCAAGATTTCACAAGAAGTCACAGATCGTAACTCTGCAATACAACAAAGTGCAAATAATATTACAAGCACTGTATCGCAAACATATGCGACTAAAGATACTGTTAATGGAATTAGTAATAGAGTCACAAGTGCCGAATCATCCATCACTCAAAATGCAAATAACATTGCCTTAAAGGTAAGTCAAGATGGTGTGATTGCATCTATTAATGCATCACCAGAATCAGTTACAATTAATGCAAATCGTGTCAATATTGCTGGTGCGGCTATCTTTAGTCAGTACACTAAAACGGCTGATCTCGATGATACTATTTCCGATCTTGGATATGCACAAACATCAGATACTGTTGCTGATGCACAACGGATATATATATCGAAGAGCGCCACTGGTTCGTACACTGGTCCAACAACATGGGTAACTTCTACTACTTATACGGCAGATGTTTGGACTACCAAACGTCCCGCATACGATTCCAAACATCCCTATTTATACACATGCATACAGAAAAAGACTGTGGATGGCACGATAACGTGCACGCCTGTGTTGCTTGATGACACCACCACTATTATTGACGGTGGAAAAATTATTACCGGTTCTGTATCAACAAGCCAGCTCGCTACAGATGCTGTTAAGTCGTCAAATTATGTTGCTGCAGATAGTGATCTCCCCTACTCTTCCGACGGAACATTTCTTGATCTGAGTAGTGGTAATATCTATTCTCCGAATTTTGGCGTTATTAATAGTGCTGTATTGGATGAACATGGAGATGTTGTATTGCAGCCAGGTGCTTATTTGAATGGTGAAATCGTTGCTACATCTGGTATGATTGGCGATGACGAAAATACGTCATGGGAAATTGGTGCATTTACAGATTACAATGCAGACACTTATGGTTCACTTATATCTCATGGTAAAGCGTTCATACAATCTGGCAAATGGATGTTGAGCGAAGACTTATTTGATACGCGCTGGTACGCTCTTGATGGATCTACTGGCGGGCAAAAGATCACATACCCATATGACGCATCTGTATACTGGGATTTTGGTTTACACGCCCCAGACGTGGTTAAAACAAGCAATAGAACAACGTTAGATGACTCATTTTTATATATACGTAAGCATGCTTCAACTATCCCATCGATTGAATCTGAATGGGATTATGTATTTCGAATTGATAAATCTGGCATGGTTTATATAAATGGCCAATCTTTAGATGATAAATATGCATCCAAAACTGACGTTGGTAGTGATTATTTGCCAAAAACTGGCGGTACGATTACGGGCAATTTAACTGTTACCGGAACAATTACCGGAACGGCTAGCAATGCCGCGAAGACAACCGGCACTTTATCAATTAACGGCAAGACATTTAATGGCTCCGCTGATGTGAATGTCGGAACACTTGGTGTTGCGTACGGTGGTACGGGAGAAACGACGCTAAATGCTGCAGCGAATAGTTTGATCAACTCTCTAGGCGCAGGTACTGCAACAACTATTACTGATAATGTTGACATTATTACTCGCGACACTGGTACATCTAATAATTACTATCGTAGAAAAGCTACTGTTCTTTGGAATTATATTAATGGTAAACTAACATCCGCAGATACCTATATGCCTAAATCTGGCGGCACGTTCACTGGCGACGTAACATTTAACGGCGAAACCACATTCAACTCCCCTGTTTCCATAAATGACGAATTATATGCAGATAGTGTTAATGCCGGGAATTTGATTGTCAGTGGCGCCGGACGGTTTACGAATGGTTTATATGGTGATTTGATTGGTAATGTATCTGGTAATGTTACTGGTGATCTTACAGGTAATGTAACTGGTAATGTTTCTGGTTATGCTAGAAAAGTTTTAGATGCCGGAAATAATACATCTGAAATCACATTTGCATATTCTAAGCAAGGTCTAACAACAGCGTCATGGCTTGCAGCATGGAATGGTTATGAATTACGGGCTATTTCTCCTACGGTTGTCAAGGGTTTGATGTCGTTATCTAAGTCAGATGTGGGCCTTGATAATGTAGAGAATACCATAGATGCAAATAAGCGTGTTAAGGGTGCGAATATCACTACAGAGCTTAATTCTGTCGCTAAATACTCAGACACATCTGGTACGTTTGCAGATTCTGGGATTTATATTGACGATAATAATAATCTAGTGATTGGCGCTACTGACGCATCAAATAACGTTACTCATACCGGAAACCTTAAAATAGGTGTGAGAAATGACAGTTATGGATTGATGCCATATGCAAACAACTGGAATACTATTGGCGCATCCAATATGCGGTGGTATCACATTTGGGGGAGCACTATTCACGCTACTCATGGTGATATTACAAATTGGTGGTCTAATAATAATATTGGCTCACCTGTAACATCAGGTGCAGCGGCTACTAAGGGTAAGTTTAATTTATATAATATTTGTGCTGTTGGTGGAACACAGACTAAAACATCAATTGAGGCAAATGACGCAACGAATAGTAATATCTCACTCATTTTGCCGTCTGAATCAGGTACGTTAGCTCTGACAAAGAACTATCAACCGTATGTTCATTATTCTACGACGGCTGCTAATGACACGATGGCGTCGAAGTATTATAAAATAAAAATTAACTCTACACAGGCTTGGATGTTAAGCTTCGTTGTAAGGTTATATCATTATTATTCTGCCTATGATTTACAAATTAGTGGTTATAACTATGGTTCAAGTCATTGGTATTCGCCAGATGTCGTAATGCTGGGTTCTAATACAACTGGGGCAATCGACGTAACGTTTGGGTATGATGGTGACTATCAACTATGGGTGTCTATTCCGGCTAGTGCATATACTGGATTGGACATTACTAATGTTACAAATGGATATTTCCAAGTGGATAATCTGGAAGGTTTGTTTACGATAACATTAGAAGATAGCCAACCAACTACTGTTCAAACAACCAAAACGGCTTATCGCCCGTGGTATCGTAATGAAACAGTAACTAATGCTACTAATGCCACTAATGCGACAAATGCATCTAAGGTTAATAACCATACTGTAAATGCTGATGTACCGTCTGGCGCGAAGTTTACAGATACAACGTATGTAGTGGCGACAAATACAGCTGATGGCCTAATGTCCGCCGACGATAAGAAGAAGCTTGATCAGATTAACGTTTCTGATATTGGTCGTGTTGATGCCAATACGATTGTTGGCGAGAAAGATATTAAAGTTACTATTTCATCTGGTATTGCTACAGTCGGTCACGCTAATACAGCTATTACGGCTGGTACGGCAAGTGGCACTTCAAGCGCTACCAATTTGGCATTTGGCGCAACAGTTACTTTACCATCTGTAACATATGACGCTTATGGTCATATTACAGCAGCAAGTACAACATCGTTTAAACTCCCAGCTGCACCTACAAGTGTAAGTGGTAATGCTGGTACTGCAACGCAATTTAGTTCTGCGGCAAGCGTAACGTTAACTGGTGATACAACTGGTTCCGCAAGTAGCGTTAAAGGGTGGTCGTTAACTACGAAGACTGATCGCCTATCCACTGTCAGTGATAATCGTAGCGTTGCAACAACGCCAAATGAATATAAAAATAAATTTATATTCCAAGGGCTAAAAAATAATAGTACTATTGGCAGTCCGTCTACCTCTACATACTCCTATTTGTTTGGACTACGTGGTTGGAGTGATAATTCTGGTGGCAATGCGCATGAACTAGCATTTAATGATGCTGGCATTTATCGTCGTCAAGGTGCAACAGATTCATGGAATAATTGGGAACAATTGCTTGATTCTGGTAATTATACTGACTACACTGTGAAAAAAGACGGCACTGGTGCTACTGGTGATTGGGATATCAATATCAGTGGTAATGCCGCTACAGCCAGTAAAATGGCTATTTTGGAGACTAAATCGTATAGCAATATTATCGGTGCAACGACAGCAGATGCAGACACTCATTTCTACTTTGCAAAAATACAACCTGAAAGCTATAGTGCTAGATGGCGCATTAAATATAAAATTAGTGCAACTATGAATGGTCAACCAGAAGGTGCGGCATATTCTATAGTCGAGATTGAGGGTATGCGCAATACTTATGGTGTTTATCGCACATATAATATGCATACGAATAGCGGTTATCGACCGTATTATTACCATACACTTTATTTCGCAAGAGATACTGGTATTAATAATGGATATGGTCATGCGTTAGGTGTAAGTCTATTGTATTCGTATGGCTCAGCCACAACTGCTAACGCTCGACATTTCGACATTGAGGTTTATGAATGTGAGGGATGTACTCTTACATTTTTAGATAATATGGTAACATATGCGGATTGGCCAGGTAATGGATCGACTAATTATTATAGCAGAAGTAATTTCGATGGTTCAACATATGGTTGGACGCAGGCTGGTGACAGGAATGATGTTAATTATCAACAAAGAATTTATTATACTAGCAGTATAGCTGCCGAAGCTATTTATAGATATCAGTTATTATTGCGTGATAGAGATCAGCATTTAATACCTGTTAGCTCTGCTAATAATACTTTCGCCATTGGAAAAACATATTCATCTAAACCATTTGATCCATTTGGGGAGATTTATTATTATTACAGTTCTGGTTCTGTATCAGCTAATGGCAATGTTGGTAATTCTACACTTTATAGACAATTTTTAGTAGATTTGCGTTATGCATTTGATTTAGACGCATCTTCATCTCATGAATTGGTTGCCAGAAAACCTGTTTATCTTACAGCAACGCCACAGGCTGATGGCACTGCAATTTTGACAAAGCTTAATAATAGCACTATTGGGCCTTTGACACAGAACCTGCCAACATCAGATGATGGATTAATTTACATTTATCTTGGACAGGCATATGAAGACTCACACCCATATAGATTAGAGCTGTCACTACATCATCCTGTGTTTTGGTATAAAGATGGTAGTGTAAAACAATATGCCCCATTTGCATCTAAAGCGTTAACCGCTGTAACGGCTACATCTGCTGCGAGTGCAGCCAGTGCTACAAATGCCACAAATGCTACAAATGCAACAAATCTATTAGCGCATAGTAATAACGAGGTCTTTATTGGTGCAAATAGCGCAACGGCCGGATCATCCACTAATGATAGCGTGTGGATTAACTATCGAGATGTTTATAATGGTTCTACCTCTAACAATGCCACGAAAGTAACAGATTACTATTTTGGCAATAGAAAAGGTAATACTACGGATGTTGAGGTTCATGCGGCTACATTTGCCGGAGCTTTGTCTGGCAATGCAACAAGTGCTACCGCTATTAGTAGCAGCACGTTTACAGCGGCATCTGCATCTGATGTAGATAGATACATGTGGATGTCATGGAACGATAATGGCGGTAGACCATGTTATTCTGCTGATGTGACATATAATACAAGCACGAAGATCTTAAAAACTCCAAAATTACAAATGGAAAATTGGAATGTGTCAGAAGATACTGTAACTAAAGCACTAGTCTTTAAGTTTGTAGGCTAATAAATTAATGTTATGGGTGTCAAAGTCAGATTTGGCACCCTTTTATTTATATATGGAGGTAACAATAGGATGAGTTTACAGGTTTGGTTGCCTCTATGTGGTAACTTAACACAACAAGGAATAAGTAATATTGAAGCCACGAATCACAATACTGTTGTTAATGATTATGGTAAAATCGGAAAATGTATGGAATTCACAGCTGATAATAGCTATATTGAATTGCCAGTAACAGATTTAACTCAAATGTCTGGTGCATTTTCAATTGTTTTGTGGGTAAAAATATTATCATGGAATACCAATTACGCAACATTAATAAATGCTTGGGATGTAAGTTATTCATGGAAGAATTTGATATTTTCATTATTAAGATATAGTGGTCAAAATCGACTTTGTTTTAATATCGCAGATGGCCATGCATATACAGCGGGTGGCTGTATTACAGATGAATTGGAATTAGACACTTGGTACAATTTTGCATGTATTTATGAACCTGGCGTTACTAAGCTATATCAAGATGGAACTTTAGTGAGTTCTTATAGCACCTCCGTTGTTCCAGATTTTTCAAAGATTACTAGTTGTAAACTTGGTCAAACAATGAACGGATTTTACCAAGCTAATTGCTTGATGAATGATGTTCGTTTATATGATCACGCTTTAACAGAAAAAGAAGTCAAAGAAATTAGTCGTGGATTGGTTTTACATTATCCGTTGAATGATAGATATGTTGAGCCAACAAAAAATATGCTTCCAATAGAAAAACAAAATTTTGTAGTTAATGGTAAAGCAGATGCTGGATATTATAATGTCACCACATCTGAGAGTGGGGCTTATACATTGAGCGCCTATATTAAGCGTGAGACAAAAGATGATGAGTGGAGCGCCCCTCGTTTCTCTATGCAGATAAAATATACTGATGGCAATACGACATACAATTATACGGCGTTCAATAATATTCCAAAGGATGGAAAGTTCCATTACTATGAGTTGACAACCATATCTAATCCGAATAAAACCGTACAATCAGTGTATGGATGGATGCTAGATCATAGTAGTCCTACAACGACAAAATATGTAGAGGTATGTAATGCGCAATTAGAAAATAAAGATCATGCTACTGCATATACGTCATCAGAACGTAAATCTTCTGATATATTAGTGCATGATATAAGCGGCTTTTCAAACAACGGCACCGTTACTGGCGCGCTGAGTACGTCCAGTGATACGGTTAGATATAAGGCGAGTACGTATTTTAATGGCTCAAGCTATGCGCTTACTGATAGTGGTTCTTTTTCATGGTTTGATTTTGATAAGTGTACTCTGTCTGTATGGATGAAACCTACTACCACGCCCTCCTCATGGGCGGGAACTTTTGGCATAGCGCATAATAATTCAAGTGGAAATAAATCCTTTGTTATCGGTAATTATGGCGGAAAGTTTACAATGCAAAGTGCTAATGGTGGCTGGGTAAATATTCAGTCTGTAAATTTACCAATCAATGAATGGCATCATTGTGCGGCTACTCTTGATGGGACAACAATTAAAATGTATTTCGATGGTGAACTAGTGAATACTTATACAATAAACTGGGGAACCACCACAGTAGCTTCAGATACAAGGGTGCAAGTTGGCGTTGATTTACCGGGCTCAGATGAAATTTATCAAGGTTATTATTCTGATGCGAGAATTTATACAATTGCCCTCTCTGCCAACGATATTCAAGAACTATACGCAATGGGGGTGAGTGAATGAGTTTACAAGTTTGGCTACCGTTAACTGGGAATCTACATAATCAAGGATTAAGCGAAATTACATATACTGGCACTCCCACTTTTAAATCGGTTGGTAAAATTGGTGCAAAATCTTATGATCTTAATTACAGAACAACTATTACATGTCCAGATTTGACGAATAAATCTCGCTTTACTATTGCGTTTTGGGCAAAGGTAAATACAGATACGTCACTTACTACTAATTGGGTTGATGTAATAGGTTTTACTGATAAACATTCTAATGGAACTACTGGACAGCTACGTTGGGAAACTTGTTATGCCAATTCATCAACACGTGGTATTAGTGGCCACGATAATGCCATATACGCAACAACCAATGGTCCAAATGGAAGTCCAACCACCAAAGACACATGGCATCATATTGTGTGTGTTGTTGGTGATGATGTACGTGAGTACAGAAATGGTAAATTAACGGGAACATATACGGCGAATGGCGGAACATTAACAGGGGTATTTTGGCTTGGTGAAGCTGGCAAGGTTAATGGTGAGATCAATGATGTACGGATTTATGATGAATGCCTTGATCCGCTGGAAGTTAAACGGTTATCCCAGGGTCTAGTCCTCCACTACCCTCTTAATAATAACGGTCTGGGAGGTACAAACCTATTAAATAATCCGACCAAATTTACAGCTGGTGGGGCCGCATCTGGAAATACAAAAACCGTTCTTGATGATGGAATAGTACAAGTAGTTGCAGCATCTGGTAATTCAAACTGGGTGCGTTTTGCTGATTCTGATACCACATTGCCGCTCACTAAGGGTGACACATTTACATTTTCGATACGAATACGTAGTGATGATTCAACGAAAAATCCAACCGTATATTTTAATGATGGCCTTGGTTATTTTACTATGCAAGGACAAATGTCCAAAGAATGGACAACCATTTACTATACTGGTACATGGAGCATTGACAAGTTAAATACGATGATCCACTTAGGCTTCAGCTCAGCTCCTGGCACATATTATATACAAAGCTTTAAGTTGGAACGAGGAAATAAGCCGACACCTTTCATTGATAATGTTGTATTTGAAAAGAGTGGTTTAATAGTAAGTAATTGGGGATCCGCAGAGGGTTCTAGGCTGGAGTTTAGGTATTTAGATACTGGCACTTCTTTTCACATTCAAAGTGGCGAAAAATTAATGGTATCTTTTGATTTTAAGATGATAATTAATACCGCCCCATCTAGTGGTAGTGCTCCATACTTTATTATGTATAATTCGAATTATCGTGGACCGCATGGCAATTGGACGTATGTGAATTTTAATACAGAACTTGCTGGTACTTATGCTGTTGGTGATGTTATTGAAAAACGTATTAATAAAATAGTTACAGTTGGTGCACTAAATCCTGGCACTAGAGCTACTGATGGTATTGAGTTTTATTCAAATTATGGTTCTAATAACTGGTATGAGATAAAAAATTTAAAAATAGAACGATATAACGATATTGAATATGATGTAAGCGGATATGGAAGGAATAGTACACTTTCTCAAAACATACAAACAGTTTCTAATTCTCCACGCTATTTAACAAGCACATATTTTAATGGTTCAGCATATATTCAAGCTGATCCCCTGCCCTCAGAAGTTAAAACCATAAGTTGTTGGGTGAAAACAGATAAACCATCAACAAATCAGTTTTATTGGTGCGATACTGGAACGGCAATGTGCCTTGCTACGTATAACGGCCATGGCACTGTGATAACTTATTACAAGCAAGGTGGTCAAGGTGCGGGTAGTAAATGTACACTGAGTGGATCTAAGTGGAATAGTAATGGGTGGAATCATTTCGTCGTTATTGATACTGGTAATGGAACTAGAGATGTTTATTGCAATGGTGAAAAGCTAACGCCCACATCAAACGATTGGTATGGAACTGTCGGATCTAAATTAGTTATAGGAAATCGAGGATCTGGCGCCGTTCCGTTATATGGATATGTTTCAGATTTTCGTGCTTACGCTACACAATTATCCCCCGACGACATCAAAGCACTATATGAGAACTCCGCATACATTGCGACAGACGGAACAGCTTATGCGTATGAGTTTGTGGAGGAATAAGATATGAGCAATATATTTTTAAGCGAAACGATACAATCATACGCAAAAACTCCTAACGCGCGTGGGCATGGCGAATATGTTTTTCACAATGGATACTGGGCTATGGATATAGAACCGGCAACTTTTTATAAGGGTAGTGATGAAGTAAAAGATGCTCATGTATTAAGCGAAGAATTTATTCCAAATATGCGATATGTATTTGACATATGGGTTGATGTGGACGCAATTATATATAACGATATTAATCGACCCGCTGGTTTAAGGATTTTTTATACAGATGGCTCATCTGATAGCTCATCATTAATAACTACTGGTAGTCATGATCCGGCTACTGGATATCAGCATTTGTTTTATGTGTCACCATCAAATAAATCAGTAGATTATCTTACTGTATATTATTGGTCGTCATCATATGTATATTATCGAGCAGATTCATATATTTGCCCACTTGACGAAATCCAACTACATCAAACTGGAGTTTTAAATACTCAAAATATAACAGAATCATTAACCAGAGCTAAAGACTGCAAAATTATACATGGCAATATATCGCCCACAGAAATTATTGAATTATAAAGGAGATAATATGTCACGAATTATTGTTAAAATTAATAACACAACCGAGTTTACGCTGGTTGAATGGGATGCGACCGGGTTTGTATCAAATCCGCAATTTAAAATTGCGTCTGACGACCTCGCCAGTGTAAAGAACGCGTTTTCTGAAATCGAGAAAATTCAGGTGTTCCAGGATGAACATCTTGCTGCCGAGACGACACAATATGATACATATGATGCGATACAATATCTCGGCACGGTATTTAGCCCATCAATGGATCGGTTTGTTGAGTGCCTACAGGTTAGTCTTAAAAAGACAAGCCTTGTGGAACAGGTAGAGAGATTAACAGCTGAAATCTTTCCAGTAACCGATTTTGATGCTATGACAACAGAGCAATACAGGACATGGCTTCTGAATAAGATTGCTGAAGATTGTCAAAACGATGTATATGCTGGCACAAGCGTACAGATTTCGACTGGTGTAAAGCATTTTAGATATACCATGGAAGATCAGCAGAATCTCGGCAGTATTGTTGCTCTGCTGATGAGCGTGCCGGAACTCCCGGCTATGCCCTATCATGCGGATGGCGAATTTTGTTACTTAATGTCAAAAGCTGATATTTTGTTAGTATATTTGACACTACACATGAGACTGCTGGCAATTACTACGCGGTGCAATCATATGAATATGTGGATCAAGAGTATTCAGACTAAAGAAGAATTAATGAATATTGATTACTCTACTCCACTTCCGCAAGAATATCAGGATCAGGTAGATGCTATCATGGCGCGCGCAATCGAGATGGAAGAACTGTTGATTGCACATTATCTGCCAGTACAGGACGATGATGGATCGGGTACGGACCCTGTTGAGGAGCCGACAGAAAATGAAAACGGTACTGAGTAGGCTACTACAAGTAGCTTTTATTTTTATATTTAGTGGAACTGCTTATGTTTTGCTTGAAATGTTATGTCGTGGTTATAGCCACATAACAATGTGGGTGCTGGGCGGCATATGCGGCGTAATCATTGCGCTAGTTAATAATGACATATTTTTAAGTAGTAAAACGCCATTTGAGATTCAAGTGGCGTTTTGTGCTACTTGTTGCGTTCTTGGCGAATACATATTTGGCATTATTTTTAACCGCGATTTTACCATATGGGATTACCGCGAGATACCCGGCACTTTTGCTGATGGACAATTAAATATATTTTTTATACTGCTTTGGATTGTAATATGTATATTTGCGATCCCACTACTTGACTGGATCGAATATAAGCTGCTTGATGGCAGGCGACCAGTTTATAGATTTTTATGCTTAAAGCGAAAAGGAGAACAACAATTATGAAGAAAACTATTATCAATATCGCAGCTGTAAACGTTATCTCTTGGTACAACAACGATGCTACACAGACAAAGCTTAAGAAACTGCCGCTTAAAATGCAGTGGACAATGCGCAAAAACATGAAGGCGCTGGAACCGCTGGCAAAAGAGTTTGGCGATTTTAGAGATGAGCTTATTCAGAAGAGAAACGAGGAATGGTTTGTTGAAGGTAATGGTAAGTGCGAAAAGGTGACTCGCAAAGATGAAAATGGCGTCGATCAAGAACTGTTACAGATTCTGCCGGAATGTCAAGATGAGTTTGCCGAATATGAACAGGAATTAAACGTGCAACTGAGTGAAATTGCAGCGGAGGAAAATACGGTGGAGATTACACCGATTGATCTTGAGCAATTTGTTGATGTTGCTGATGAATATAACACGGGTATCGATATGGACGACCTTGATATTATTAGTGTTTTTGAGGCCGTTGAGGAAGTCGAAGCTGAGATCGTAGAGGGCTAAATATCGCCCTCTTTCTTTTTGAAGGAAGGTGAATTTATTTGGCAATTCTTAATAGTTTAAGCGTAAATGGCTCAAGCAGGTTTTTAAATAAGGCTTGGTTCAACGACGTAAGTATTGGCGGCACACTATCAACTGCCGCCATTACAGCCGCGTCATTAACAAGTACCGGGACATTAAATGTAACTGGTACATCTACATTGGGGACTGTAACTTCTGGCCAAATTACCTCATCTGGCAGAATTTATGGCACTGGTTTTGGTACTGATGGTACGATGATAATTAAGCCACAAAGTAATAATGAATTTAACTTTGGTGGTACGAATACATCGTCAACAATTTATTTTGGATATAGGGCGCTTGATAGCAAGCCAATACCTACTAAATTTGTCTTTGGTGGATCTGGTGGCAGTGCCAATCTAACCGCTGGCAGTGCAACACTATCTGGCACATTATCAGCGGCCACTGGCAATATCACCACTATTAACTCGTCTAATATTTACTCACAAAATGCATCTATTTCCGGCAGATTGCGGGCTACGGAATATGATCTGCAAGTAGCGCAAAATACTGGCGGCGCATTAACAGTCGCCCCTACCCTACGTATTGACGATTCTATGACAGCTACAACGCTCACGCGGGATAGCAGCAACAATATTACATTGCGGGTAACACATTCCAGTATTACTAAAGCAGATATTGGCGGCATTACATGGGCCACTGGCTGTAAGGTAAAAGTCAGCTTAGATGTAAATGGTAAACCGACTGGCACTATGGACGGCACAATTACAGCATTAAATACTAGCTCCCACTTTATTGAGGTGAAAGTTTCTGGTGGAGATGCTGCGAACTTAGATGTCGCGAATAAGAGTATTTCGCATTTAGCCATTATGGTGTACGAACTTGCCAATGGCAATCCAGTTGGAATACAAATTAATTGTTACGATGTTCGTAACTCATCTCCGGCCATTCGTATTTATGGTGGTACATCTACAACGCCGACAGCTATGCTTGGCAAACTTGATAGTAGCGCTAATAGCGGTGGCGCGGGATTGCCTCAGGTTAACGGATCTTATCCATCTGGTTGGGGCATGTATACATCAAATGGATATTTTACGGGTGTTATTGTCAGCGAATCTGGGAAAATTGGTGGTTGGACCATTGGAACTAATTCAATATACTCCGGCAATGCCACCCCAGGCGCGTCTGCATCAACTATGGTTGTCTCTACAGGAACAGCGTCGACTAACAATATTGGCGGCGGCGGCACAACAAGTAAGACGTGGATGCTGTCGGCTGGAACTGGATTCGGCGTAACTACAGCCGGGGCGCTTTATTCTAACTCTGGTTATATTGCCGGATGGAAAATTGAATCGAATGATTTAGTAAATGGGACGTGGGGCTCAGATAATTCGGTTATGTTATGCACAGGGTCGGCCACAGCGAAATCCATTGGTGGATCAGAGTCAACAGTTAATGGATGGGTTATTACAGCAGGATCTAAGTTTGGTGTTACTAAAACTGGGGCGTTATATGCTAATAGTGCTACAATTACTGGCGTTATTAAAGCAGACACTGGCCGTATTGGTGGTACTTCTGGTTGGACCATTGCGTCACAACAAATTAGTAATGGGACGATCGGTGCTGATGACAGCATGTTCTTATCCACTAAGAATCTTGCTGGGACTGTTGCTGGGAAAGCACTCACTACAACCGCCCCATCTTGGCGCTTAACAGTCGGTAGTAATTTTGGTGTTACAAATACTGGTGTTGTTTATGCGAATAGCGCCCAAATTTCTGGTAATCTTTCCGCGACTAATGGCTTCACCGTTGCTCAGGATAATAAGACGTTGACCTCGATTACAACGAACGGGATGATTGTGTATGATGGAGTTGGTACAGCAGATAGTAATGTTGTAGCGAAATTTACCGGCAATGATACACAAATTGGGAAAGCTACCAGTCAACACACTATAATTAATACAGATGGACAATTTTTTTATGGACCAGATAAAGTTTTACTTGGACAGATTGCAGCGGGCAATATCACTAAAGAACTAGTAACGTATACAAATGAGAAGATGTCTAATTTTGACATTTTACAATTTGATATAAGCGCTTCAAATACTGAGGTAACAAAAGTAAAATATCCGTTCATTGTGCCGTGTAATAAAAGAAATAAAATTTATTTACCATATAAATGTGATTATATTACAATTTCTTTATATAACTATAGTGGGCAGACTGAATTAACTGATCAACGTATTAATGCTGGGGGTAGTGCAGATATTTCTTATCAAAGTTACATTTATCTTAACGAAGACGGTGACTACATCAGTTTTAACAATTTAGAGGATGCAGGAAATTATGGTGGAGATGGTTATAGTTATTTGTTAACAGGTGATATAGGGATTATATATGATGGTATGCAGAATCCAGCAATTATGAATGTTCCATTTTTACATTCTGAGGCTAGAGCAGATGGTGATGAGTCAGATTATGTACTAAATAACATTCCACATCCATCGGTTTGTTTAAATGACAGTAATGGTGACGTATTAGCTTGGGAATATGGAATATCTGATGTAACTTATACAGCATCACGATATATTCAATTTACAACTCATGGAGTAACTTTTAAAATTGACGAACGTTTATATTCGGTTGAAACGACACTAAATAAAACAGAATGGGTGGCATATTGGATATCACAAGGGGGCGATGAGAATGATATACCTTATCCCGCCAGTTTTAAACTATATTATGTTCCAGTTAGTTGTTTGTATTTTACAGGAACAATTCAAGCATATGAACATCAACCGTCTCCATTTATAAGTTTTTCTTCTTATAGTAATACGACAAATTTTGGTAAATATTCTTTTGCAAACGGAGATCAGGTATATACTACTAATGATTATGCTGCTGTTTTTGGGGAATATAATGAAAATAGAAAAAACTCAATTTTTGAAATAGGTACTGGATCAGCAACAGCGCGAAGAAATGCTTTTACAATAGATAAATATGGTAGTGTTGAAATTTGTATGAATGAGTATGGATCTAATCAATTTTTAATAAAAAGACGTAGTGCTTTTGAGCCATATAATACGGATAATCTTGTTACCGTTGACCCAGAAGATGGCACTGTGGATATATTTGGGGAACTGAATGTAGGTGGATTAACTGTTAAAGGTATTGAAAATTCCATTGCTCTAACTGCAAATTGGGATGGTTGTTTACGAGCTTATGACTTAGTAGCTAAATCGAGGGCAACCTCGTATGATGAATATTCTTATCGTTACCATTATTCTATTAATGACAAAACTGGTCAAATAGTTGGTGCTATTGGAAATCATACATATGTTAATGGTAGTCTTGGCTCTTTTTTAACTAGTCGAAGGCTAGTTAATAATAAAGAAAAAATAAACACGATTTCAGTTAATATTGATAATAACGGTGACGCATTTTATGGCGTTACCGATCCACGTGCTTTTTGTACGGCCTTAAATTTAGGACAAATATTGAGTCATGAGCCGGATGCTGTTTCTTGTGCTACTGGAAAATATATGCAAATAGCTTATTTAACATTAACACCTGGTACATGGTTAATAAATGGTTCTGGATATTTTCCATATGTTAATACTACAGGTGTTCGTAGAATATATACAACTCTTGCGACCTCTGGTTATAATAATGTAACGACTGGGCCAGAATCGATGGGTAATCAATTATATGACCAAGAACCTGTAACTGGCTCCTATGTAACATTTTTACATATTAGTAAACCTATTACAGTTACTTCTAATACAACCATTCGTTTAATTGGTTGGCAAAATAGTGGTAGTGCTATATCAGTTGTAGGTCGTTTATATGCCGCACGATTGGCTTAAATTCGATAAATTTAACTCAGGCGTCACCAACGCGATGGCGCTTTTTTTATTTTAAATTCAATCATACTAATAGGAGGAATAACTTATGAACTTTGGAACAAAACTGAGAACAGTATTAGTAATTGCAACTTCACTCAATACTGCCGTAATGGCGACCGATCTCACTGATTTCGCCAACCCTACTCTCGATTCCATCTACAAAATTGTCTCCATTGTTCTCAACTTTATCATCGTGGCAATTGCTGCTTACTTCAACAATGATTTCTCTGAAGAAGCATGTAAGCATACTGGCGCAATGAGACTTGAAAAACAACAGGCAAAAGGTATCTTTGACGGTGAAAATTTCACCGATGAAGGCGCGCCTATTGACGAGGAGGATGATGAGTAATGGGATATATTACATATGAACAAGCCGATTCTCGTTGGGGAAGAAAAAATTATAATGGCTCTTCCTCAATGGCTACGGCTGGCTGTGGGCCAACATCAGTTGCAATGCTTGCATATGCCGTGGATGGCAAAACGACCCCGTGGGATGTTGCTAGATATATGCAAAAACACGGTTATGCGATACGTAATAATGGTACTGCATGGGCAGGCATTCCAGCAGCAATGAAAGCGTTCGGATTAACTGATGTTAAGAACGTAGCCAAAATGGAAGACGTTTGGAAATATATGAGTAATGGGTATTGCGCTGTGTTTCTGTTTCGTGGCGGCAGCCGAGGCGGGGTGACTTGGACTTCGTCGGGCCATTATGTGGCTGTTACAGATTATAAAGCAAAAAACGGAAAGCATTATTTATTTACTCGCGATTCAGGCGGAAGGAATCATACGGGCTGGTATGCATATGAAACAACTATGCGTGGATTAATCCCGCAAATTTGGGTTGGCAAAGTACCAGAAGGGAAATCCAAACCTAAACCTCCGGCACCAGCGCCAAAACCCGCCATAGCCAAACCAACTAGCGTGCCAACATTACCATCTCGCGGATATTTTAAGAGAGGAGACGTGGGATCTGGAGTTGCTCATTTACAAAAGATTTTATTGTATCTTAAATTTAGTGTTGGCGATGCCGGAGCTGATGGCGATTATGGTGGAGGCACAGCCAGTGCTGTAATAGCTTTTCAGAGGAAATATGGACTAAGTGTTGATGGTGAATGGGGTAAGCAATGTAACGATAAAGCTAGTGAATTACTTGGAATTAAAAAAAAGACTCCTACCCCAACTAAAACAACTCCAAAATGTATAGATGTTTCTGATCATCAAGGAAAAATTAATTGGAAAAAAGTAAAAGCTTCGGGTATTAATTATGCTATTATTCGCGCAGGATATGGAAATAATAATATAGATTCACGTTTTGTTGAAAATATCAAAGGTGCGATTGCTGCAGGAGTCAAAGTTGGTGTTTATTGGTTCAGTTATGCTTATACTATCGCAATGGCGACTAATGAAGCACGCTGTGTGGTCAAGGCGATCCAACCGTATAGAACGCATATTGAACTTGGCGTGTGGTTTGACTATGAATATGATAGCGATAATTATGCTAAAAAGAAGACTGGCGCAAAACCATCTGCTTCTTTATTAACAAATATGCACAAGGCTTTTTGTGATACGGTAAGGGCATCTGGATATAAGGCTGGGTTTTATTATAATTATGATTATAAAAAGAACCGTTTAAATATGGACGCCCTTAGAGGATATTATCATTGGTATGCACTCTATACGAATGAAAAGCAAACAAATATTGGCATGCAGCAATATTCAAGTGACGGAAAAGTCTCTGGCATCTCCGGCAATGTTGACATGAACTGGATTATAAACGACTCTTTTATGGGTGTGCCAAAAGATTTATCAAAGGTGACAAAATCGGACACTCCATCTAAACCTGTAGCAACAGCGAAGCCGATTGCAACGACGGCAAAAGCTTATACGGGTAAGTTGCCAAGTCTGTCCAATCTTGCACCGGACATTATTGCTCAAAAGGCAAGAGAGCTTGCTTGGCCATATGGCACGAAAGCTAGTAAATATAAATATCCTTCGGGATCTCCGACGGCGGCTTTTAAAATGGCTCTTAACAAAGCATATCCAAATCGTAGTGCGTGGAGTGATCGCCCGAAGAAGGGAGCGTCTTGCGATGTATTTGTCGGGACTGTTGTTCGCGTGTCTGGTCATGACACGTCATTCCCTCGCGGGCTATCCGATGTTCCAGGGCATGTTAAGAAAAAGCCAAATGCGTGGGAGGTGATTAGTCGCCCAAAGAAGAGCGAATTGAAGGCTGGCGATATTGTCATGTGGGAAACGTCATCTGCCGGACATATTTTTGTTTATACTGGCAATTTGCACGAGGCTGAAGCAAATCATAATGGTAGAAAATATGGGCATATTTCTAAATTATACATTCCATCAAGGCCAAAGTATTATATGGCTTTTAGACCAATTGGCGGTAGAGAGTATCTTAAAAAAGGAGACGAATCCGTGCAAGTTGGTTATATGCAGAATTTCTTAAATTGGTGTCTTAAGATTTCGCTGAAACCAGATAATGATTTTGGGCAAAAGACTGAAGATGCAGTAATAGATTATCAAAAGAAATATGGCTTAATGCCGGATGGTATATTTGGCATAGAGTGTCTTGAAAAAGCAAAGACTATCAAAATTTAATTTATATAGGGTGGCCACTTATGGCCACCCTTATTTTTTTACATTTTAAATTTGCGGTAAATTTACTGCTTGTGTTTTAAGTTTGTTAGAAATGGTAACATACGTGTTAAGCGTAACATTGATGCTACTGTGTCCCAATAATTCAGATATTATTTTTGGTTCTAAACCTTGTTCAAAAAGCGATGTTGCAAAAGTGTGTCGCAAACAATGCGCGCCCACACCCTTCATGTCTTCCGTGATATCTGCAGCTTTACAGATTCTATTAAATGTTTTTGTTAACTCTAATGGTGGCAATATTGTATTGCGTGTGGTTGTTATAATTAGCTTCGTATTATCAAACATGTGTGACATAATAGATAACATTTGAAAAGCTGTGTCATTGAGTGGTACATAACGTCCAGAATTCCACTTTGTTTCATTATCTCTGATTACAACCTTGTATTTCCCGTCTATTTTAATTGATGCGGCGCTATTTCTGACTCTGATATATTTTTCCTCGATATTAACATCTTCATAGCTTAGAGCGCACATTTCAGACTCTCTGAGCCCTGTTTGCATCATGAATACCAGGGCTGGTCCATAACGATATACATATGAGCCATTTTTATATTTCCGCAAGGCTTCGTCTGTAAATCTTTTACGCTCATTGTTATACATGTCGTTTCGTAAATAACGTGGTTCAGCTGGTTTAGTTTGAAATTTGTTTTGCGCTATCATGTTTACTGCCAGCATTGGATTTTCATTTGGCAATATATCTGCGCGTGCGATGGCGTATTTGTAGCATGCCGTGAAAGCATCGTATATTTTCTTAACTGATGAATACGACAAACCATTGTTTTGGGCGTCTGCGAGTCTTTGCTGAATTAGGTCGCTGGTTAAATTTTTAAATTGCGTCTTTGTATAAAATGGTTTGATGTGCGTATTAATTGTACTTTCTAATCTTCGAAAACTCGTTTCGCTGATTGATATTTGCTTGTATTTTAGGAATTGATCAAAATAGTCGGGCACTTTAATGTTAGATGTAACGAGATTTCCGCCGCCTTTTTCTCGTTGAAATTCTTCTTGTAGCGATTTTAATACTCTTTTTGCTTCTGCTTTGTTATTTGTTTTGCGACTTTTGTCGCGTCCATTTTGCCTAAGACGCACTAAGTAACCGCCGTTTTCTAGCGGTGTAATACTTCCAGATCCCTTTTTTCTGCGTTGTGCCATGTGATATTTACCTCCAAATGCATTATGTATTATATCACATGTATCTTTGAGTCAACACCCCTATGACACCCCTATCCACACCCCTATTGTTGTGCTACGCGAACGTTTAATTTCCAATGTTTCCCATTTTATATATAATGTGTCATTTGGGGACGATATATAAAAATAACCCCGAACTATTGATTTTTCAACGTTCGGGGCTTGTTTCTTGTGGAGGCGACACCCGGATTTGAACCGGGGAATAAAGGTTTTGCAGACCTAGTGGCTACAATGCTATAGCCTAGTGTTTGCAATATTTGAGTCGCTTAACACGTCTTTTGTTGACGTATTATTGACGTATGTGTTTGGTGAAAACTCGCCTCTCTTCCCAAACGCCTTATGTAGTATACACTTTACTGCCATCTATTGTCAACCCTGTTTTATTCGATCTCCAATTTCTTTTTAAATTCTTTTGATTTACCAATCATTTGCGCCATACACATTGTCCAATATTTTACATCTTCCGCTGCCTTTTGGACATCTTCTAAATATTTATCAAGCGATTCTGCCTTACTAAGTCTCGCCTCGCGTGCCATAAGCGCGCGTAAAAGATTATCGATATGGGTATAATACCCTATGTAATCCAATACTGGTTCACCATCTTTATCTTTTCTACCAGTATCTTGTGCGAGAGTATACTGACGAGAATCTGATGAAATAATATACTCACCATTACATACTTTCACTTTCAATTTGATCGTACCTCCATTTTAATATACCAGATTTTAAGTTCGCAATAATAAAATCTACATCTACCTGTCTAAGACCTGGACCATTACGTAAACTATTTTGATCTTGCGTACAAAACCAATAATTACCTAAGTGATGTTTTTCCCAGTTAAAATCTTCATCATCTAATATTAAGATCCTATTAATATCACGGCGATTTTTTAAGTAAGCAATCACTTCTTTGGCACGCAGATACCACTCATAAGACGGCGTTTCATCTGATATCTTTAAATCATATTCTTCAAGCTTCTTTTCTAAATACCGTCCAAGCTCTGTAATTTTTTCCTTATTGCCACTCATCCATTCAGAGCGCCAAGTTGATGTTAACACCAACTCAGCACTCATTGCATTGACTAGTTGTTTTAAGAGAGCCACCTTTTGACTTTCAATGCCTCGACATCCACAAATTGTATCCGTTGTTTCGTCACTATTTAATACGCCGTCAATATCTAAAAATATGATTGTTCTCATGGCAGCATCCTTTGTAAGTCGTGTAGATCGCGTTTTTCTTTTTTATGATTTGACATTTCGTCGGTATCCCAACAGTATGTACGCAGTTGACGATGAAAGGAATTTCCTAAAAATCTTTTTGCAATACAATATAAGATGCCTTTTTCTGGATCATATTCTTCGCCCTGGACGCACTTAACTACGGTTTTTGTGCCATCTTGCCAAAAGACTATGGTCGCTGGATCATGATAAATTACTTTCTTAATTTCATTTGGTTTGCCTATATTAAATGTTGCCAATAAATAGCGTTCTTTGCTTGCAGAATCGTATCCCCAGATTTTTGTATTATTTTCCACTACTACCAAGCGCCCCCTCTCCGCGTTCTGTATGCGCATATTTTTCCGCAAACTCAATCTTGCTAATTTGTTCAATACTTAATTTCGGTACTGGCAAGAACAATGCCTGGCAAATCGCTTTTTCATAAGGATAAATTCTAATGCTTTCAGCTTCATGTCGCGCCTTAAATTCATCTATCCACACGTCTTTAACGATTGCAATGGTATAATCATTGTGATTTGTTATCGGGACAAACCATTCGCCACGATAACTTGCATCGATGATACCAGCACGCTGCCCAAGACCACGAGTCCCGGTAGAACCACGCTCTTTAAGTACGGCGACGTAATCATTAGCGAATGCGCTTGCAATACCAGTCGGAATCATCGTTGTTTGATGTGGTCTTATAATAAGCCAATTGTCTTCAAATGATGCGTAAATATCATACCCAGCATCCCCATCTTTTTTACATGGTAGTTTCGCCTCATTGTTTAGTAACTTAAATTTTATGGTTTTGCGATCAATTTTGTCCCTTGCATATACGATGCAGATAACGGCCCATAATACGATAACAATTACATCACAAACCATACACAGTAAATTTTTGTCTTCAACGGCCTTATCAAAAATGCCGAGCCAAATAATGAATAAAAAGCAAAAGATTACAGTATAATTCCACACTATCTCTCTTTTAATTGAGTTTTTTTTCTTTGTCATCATATATTTTCCTCTCGATATTTTTTATCATTAGCATCGTATAACATGTCGCCATTATTTAATCTGTATATCCCATTTCCGTTTGTGGAATCTATTTTTAACGATTTTATTTCAGCAAGATGATTAAGATATTGGCGAACCTCCTCTAATTCGGCACGTGATGCGTTACGCATTAATTTTTCAATTTTTAGTAGTAATTTTTCTCTCATTTTTTATTCCATCCGCTTTGCAACTTCCATTAATGTTTCTAGGACAAGGAGTTTGCCATTTCTGTTTAATTCTTTTTCCTCACACCACTTTTTAAAATGGTTATCCCAGTTAATTGATTCATCCTCTTGTTTGTAGCGACGTTCCGTTCCAATGATGTATCCAAATGCCCACATCGCTATCATCATAATGGCTGCTATCACCACATATAAAAATACTTGACCCATTTATATAACTCACCTACTATATAAAATAATTGTTTTATTATTTAAGGTACTCTGAACATCGATCACTCTTTGATTTGAACTACCCCTAAACGGTAATGTAATGTTGCGATTTTCAGATTCAAATTTGCCATCGATTAGAACATTTGTATTTGACAAAACTGTTTGTAGATATACATTTTGTCGCGCTTCTTGCATTAAGTATTCAAATTCATATCCAGTCCAGATAAATATTAAAATGTTTGGATATTTTTGTTTGACTTTAGAAATGAGTCGTGTAGTAAATTCAAGATTTTCTTCGCACAATGGCTCGCCACCAAGGACAGACAAATTGCGCTGTATGCCATTTTCAGCAATAGCGGAATCTATAAGCTCCAAAAGATCATCTTCGTCTATTTCATTACCGCCATCAAAATCCCAAGTTTGTGGGTTATGGCATCCGGGGCATCGAAAGCGACACCCCTGACACCAATAACTCACACAAACGTCATATCCATTTACCACATCGTTACGAATAATGCCTGCATATTTCATTGATGTTTCACTCTCATATTTACTTCCTGTTGTTTACCCTTATTAAAAGCTGTTGTGTAATTACCTGTTAAATATCCAGTTACCCTACGTAATTGTTGAATATCGTGACTCCCACACATTGGGCATGTGTCATTAAATTCGCCAGTAAAGCCACATTTTAAGCATGTATCATTTGGCACGTTAACCGCAAAGTACGGAATGTCATGATCCATGGCATAGTTAACGATCGTTTCTAACGCCTTTGTATTGTTTTTTACTCCGCCATCAAGTTCCACATATGTAATACATCCAGCAGAACTGTATCCAGTTAGTTGTGATTCAATATCAATTTTTTCGAATGGACTTATATTTTTCCAAACGGGAACATGCATTGAATTTGTAAAAAAGTCTTTATCGCTAATATTTTTAATTTCTCCATATGATTCTTTAAATTTTCGCATTGCTGTATAGCAAAGATTTTCTGCAGGTGTAAAATACACGCCAAAATTCAATTTGTATTTTTGTTTAAATTCGGCGCATCTTTGCTTGAATAGTTCTTCAATACGTTTTGCAAGTTCCATTCCGCGTTCATCCGTGTGGTCACAGCCAATTAGGATCTGTAATGTTTCTGCCAATCCAAGTTGCCCAATGGCCAGCGTTCCATGTTTCAAGGCACTACGAATTCCCTCTTCTGGGACATACCCCGCCATAGTTCCGTTTTGATACATGAAAGTGGCCGCTTCTGGTGGTTGTGCACATATCCATTCAAATCTTTCAATAAGAGAATCTTTGGCTTCTTGGATCTTTGTGTCTAATAAATCGATAAATTGATCGACATCCTTATTCCCAATATCGCCATCTACCTCCATTGCTAAAGTTGGCATAATAATTGTTGTTGGGCAGATATTTCCACGACCATCTTTTAACTGACCGAAACCGTTAATATCAAGACCATTTGCCGTTCTGCAGCCCATGGTGCTAAAGAATGTTCTTGGATCATTTACATCGTATCCAGCGTTTCCGCTCCAATCTACGTTCGCATAGTTTGGATATAGCCGCTTTGATGTTGATTCTAATGCCAGTTGGAACAGATCGTAATTTGGATCGCCCGGTTTGCGATTAACGCCATTCATACACTGGAATATTCCACATGGAAAGATTGGTGTTTTATGAAGTTTACCGATACCAGCAATAGATACATCAAGTAATGCTTTTGTAATAAGTCTGCCTTCCGGCAACGTACATGTGCCGTAATTAATTGAAGAGAATGGCAACTGATTACCCGACCTAGATTGTAATGTATTCCATAATGTTCACGTAGATTCGCTACTTTCTACGCAGTTCTCTTATGAACTTCTGCATATCACTATGCAGATCAGACTATATCTTCACCCTCGAATATATGAGGGGGCTATCTTTTCCATGCGCTTGCATGTACTCCATATTTGGATAGTCGTTAGACATTTATACATTATTTATTAATTATATCGAAAATGATAACCATGAGTGCTTTTATGCCTGCCTTTGCAACAGGCGCAAATTGCCGTTGCGTATATATTTAATTGTCTACCACATTCTTGTATAGATGGGTACACCTTATCTGTTTCGTAACAATAAACTTTCTTTTTTTCATGTGAATCTGAAATCTTTTTTCTTGTTGCCATACTTGGACTTTTGTGTGGTTTGTTTTTCTTTGCAGCTGATATATTTTTTCGATGCTCTGTTGATAATTTTTTGCCCTTTTGTGCCATACTGATTTTCTTTTTCTTTTCTTCAGAACATATTTTTCCTAAGCCATTTTTATTACCACGCATTATTTGTGACATATATTGTCTTATTTCCAACGGCATAGATGGAGCTGTGCCACCCTCCATAATATTATATCCAAATGCCTTATCTTGAGTTTTATACTCACGTATAAGTCGTTTTTCTAATTCACAAGCCTCTTCTTTAGACAAATTTGATTTAATAATTTCGTGTTCAAAATTACTCCACCCATATTTATTTATAGCGTTAAAAAAGTATGGTGAACTTCGATATTTGATTCCATTTAGGCCACATCTTTCCTCTAATGTGCGTTTTGTGATTCCTATATATTGTTTATTGTTAAGTTTATTGATATGTCTATATACGCAATATTTATCACTCATAATTAAATAATGTAATTTAGTACGGTATTGTCTCAGTGAGATGTTCACCGTTTAGATAGCTATGTTCCCAATATTACTATTGGGTCGCCCAAATATTTATAGGTTATGATACATTCCCTCGACGGCCTGGTACGCTTCTCTCATCGTCATATCTAATGCATACTTATATACCTCCGGCATATCTTTATAAAATTCCGCCTCAATAGATAGGTCTGCCGGATCACAACTTAATGCGATTTCATCTATTTTTTCTAAATACTTGGCGCCATCTTTATAATGTTTATAAAACGATTTCCTCACATATGGAACCATAGAATGATCCAGATGTGTTGCGCTCACGCCTCCAAACTGTTGCAAACTTTGAATCTGGAATAATACAGCTACTAATTGCATCGCAGTGCTGATAGACTGTGCTGGTCTTACATCTGTCTGTCGCGTTTCAAATCCGTTTGCCAACAAATCATCGATAGGCACCGACAAACAATTGTGATCACCGAGTGCATAATGTCCAAGATCGTGAATATATACCATGTTATTAACATGATTATCTCTTGTAGTCTGAGACACTAATTCGTTCAACGCATAAGCTTTTAACACACTTTCTGCCGTTTCACCCATACGACCACCAAATGATTTTTCATCTACATTTGCATTCTGATTTTGTACATTACTGGCTTGTGCTTTTTCACGCACAATGTTCATAATATCGCTACGCATTTCTCGTCTACGTGTACGTTGATCGCGATATAAAATATATGCTTTTGCTACATCTTTACGATTGCTGGCCATTAATTTTTTTTCGACGATATCTTGTATTTCTTCGACCGTCATATCTTTGTTCATAGATTTGACATAGCGCGCAATTGTTTGCGCCTTTAACTTTGCAGCCGAAGTTAATTCTCCATCAACCTCCAAAAAGGCTTTTGTAATGGCAGAAATTATCTTCGTAATATCAAAATCATCTTTGCGGCCATCTCTTTTAGTCACAATCATCTAATTCTTCCTCACTTTCAAGCCACGCCAGTGTCGTGACGTAATCGTATATTTCCTTCCATGTTTTTGCTCTAATCGCACCAATCCCAGTTTCGTCACACCATTGATTATGTGGACGATCAAATAAGATTTTGGCGCAACCAGATTTCATCGAACATAAATTCGCTGGGTTATCATCGATTAAGATGTCGACATCTATGATGTGTTTTGCAGATGTCAGTACAATGCTCTGTTCATCAATAAATGGGAAATGATTTAATAATCTGCGTATCTTCGCTGGGGCAGTATCTGGATAGGTTGCTGTTACGATATACACATCAATATCATCATGTTCATTAATTAGTTTCCATAAATATGTAATCGATCCATCTACAGCACCAACAGTTCGCCAAAACAGATTTTCATGTAATATATTGAAAAATGAATCTCTGTTTCCCTTGTGAATATATTGAGCAATATCCCACGATTTTATGTCGTCCGGCACTACATTGTCTCCAGTTAATTCATTATGTCTGATTAACCAGGCATCTGTTGTGTTAAGCAAAACGTCGTCAACATCAATTCCTATTCTAATTGTCACTCCATCACCTCCCTTCGGCGCTCATTCTCTCGTCTAATGCCGCATTAGTCATTGTACGCAACAACGTAGCCGCCTTGTGCACATTTGCCACAACTACTGGCAACACATCGTTCGCATCAACATGTGTTGGAATTTTATTTTCAACGTCGCGAAACTTTTTTTTATCATTACGCAAACGTCTCTTGATGTTATAATCGCTATCTCCCCGTTCTCTCATACGTTCCTTACATGTCTTCACACTTGCGTCAAGATAGATAGGTATTACCATTTTAGGACCTTTATATAAATGCTTAAAATAATCATATCCGTCTGGATCAATAACATAAACATCAGCATCGTTGACCTGATCTACCGTAGCACAATATTTATATCCGTCAAACTCTGTATATGCACAAATCCCAGACAATCGATTAAATTCATCTTCTGAAACAAAGATGTGCCCAGTCTCATTTTCACTACGTTTCGGCCGCGTTGTATAGCTTTGCAGCACACGCCAATTAAAACCTCTTTGTAGTTCATTACACACACTTGTTTTCCCACTACCAGATTTTCCAATTAATAAAACTATAGCCTCTTTTGCCAAATCTATACCTCCAATATGTCATGTTTGTTGTACATCATAATAATTGGAGCATTTCCATCATGATTCATATATGGTATGGCTCGTGCCGTGTTATAACTTATAAATTCATTGGCATCCTCATACGTCATACCATCATCTCTCATCAGCTCCCATACCATATCTTCCCAATTATATATTACGCGATCGTCGTGCGATAACCCGATGATTGATTGATCGAACGATGGATTATCTAATACAACCACGCTGTCTCCACAAAGTTCCGCTATATTTGCGCGTATTTTTTGATCAATCATTAAGAAAAATCTCCTTAAAATATGGCAAACGTTTAATCCAGGCACAAATTTCATGCCACTCTTTTAGACGATGATTTTTTCTAGATTGATAGATGTTGTATAGAACCTCATAGTTTGTGTGCCATGTAAATCGATAATTGTAACTTTGTGGTAGTAGCTGCCTCATTGCGCGAAAATAATCATAGTCGCCAGTCTCAATGTATTGCTGACGTAAGTAATTAATCTGTGCAATAATTGCAAGCCACAGCTTTTTATTTGTGCAACCATTTTCATCTATCGTAAAATCATCAAGTGAAAAATCCTTAGATGCTCCCTTATGCTGCAATGAACATGAATTGCGAGTTGTACCGATCTTATATGTATCCAATTCATTGGTAATATAGTTGGGAGCTTCGATATCCGTCCATACATCAATCATCCTCGCAAATTTACGATGATCTGTTCCGGCTTTTGCGAGTTTACTCATAAGGGCTAAATCAGCCTCACCTATCTTAAATTCTTTGTTTGCATTATAATAACTATCACTTTTACCCCATGATTCATGCGGATTTCGCATCCCGCGAATAGCGGGAGCGAAACCAGCAACGCTTGTATTGTATATTCTCAACTACTCCTCCCCATTGACAGTATCCGCTTCACTGTCTTTGCCTTCATCAGTTTGCGGCATAGCAATCGCTTCAATTTGAGCTAATAAACGTATGCTGTCTACCAAGTAAATACTGCTTTCGCCCTTAGTTTCAACCTTCATCAAATTCTGACGAATTGTCGTCAATGCCTCTAATAACGTCATTTAACTTACTCCCTTCAGTAGCCTTTATAAAATCTGCAAAACACGATGCACAGTCAGTAACCTCAACGCCAAAAAATCGTGCTAAGTATTGGATAAATATTTGATTTGACTCAATAGCCAAGTTCAACAACGAATCATCATCATCGGATGAAAGCCAGGATTCCCATGCGCACATATTTGTAATTGCGAGATGTTTTACCATACACCATAATTCTTTGTCCCCGTCTTCAAAAAGTGCATATGCCGCAAGCATGAGCTGCCGTCTTAATTGGGCCAATTCCATGAGGTCAGAGCGATATTCTTGCGCCTTTTGTGCAAGCTCTAATCCCGCGTTTGGGTCATCTTGATTATAAAATCCGTGCTTGAGATCAGATGTGGTCTTTTCAAAGATAGTTTTAAGATGCATCTCGGCACAGGCTGCGTTAGCAAATGCTCTAACTAAGTCTTCTGCTGTGCCGCTGTTGCTATATGTATTATTCATGTGGCCGTTATCCTATTCGTAATTTAATTCAAAGTTATCTATATACTTATTGTTTGCGTATATCAATCTCGCTGGTTTCGATATCGTATCTCCATTCTGTAGATTGATTAACCGTTCCCCTCGGAAAACAGCTTTCATTGGTCTTGCATCTTGAGCTATTTGATTAACAACTTCCTGGCATTGCATAATGATAATTTGATATGGCGCAGATAAATGTTGTGACCCAACAACTTGATCCCCTACGGTAATTTCCGCGTCTATATCAAACATTGATATGTTGCCGCCAAAACTAAAATTAATCATCTTCGTTTACCCGTGATATATATCTTGCAGATGGTGTGATGCGAATAGTGTGCGTAAAACAATTATTAATTCTGTAGCAGTGTCCTTAATATACTTGTGATCGTCTTCAATATCATATACTGCATCTTCCACCGCAGAGATATATTTGTTTAAGTGTGTTATTTCATCCTTATGTAATGTAATATCATTACAGCTATCACTCATAATCATCCTCCCATTTTGGTTATTCCTTAAATTCGCGTTCTTTTTGACGCACGATATAATCCAAGACGCACGCTAGCACATACCCGTTGCGTGCCATTGTATTAGTATCTGGTGCTTCCCACACTGGAACACAATAATTTTCAAGGATATCATCTATCTCTTCATACGAAAACGCGTACATAGTATTTTGTTTACACATATTCATCGTCCTCCGCAGCAATAATGCCATGCATAATTTTGTTTAGCACTTCATTTAAATCGTGCCCCTGTGTGTAGATACTTGCACTCACCGGCTCCATCACTTCATCGTCATCGTCACAATCTTGAGATTTACATGAACAATTGTCACGCTGTTCATTATCCCATTGATTAATAACTTTCATCGTGATAACCGTATCGATCATAACTGCAAGCTGATATCCCATCCTTGCCATCTTTTGATTGTCAAATGTGTTTAAGATTAATTCAACCTGTGCGCGAAGCATATCCACTTCTTTGTCAGTTAATGTAATCATTGTTTTGCCACCTCAATTCTTTGTTTTGCTATTTCAAAATATTCCGGGTTTATTTCAATTCCAATAAATTTTCTTTTGAGATTTGATGCCGCCACTCCGGTCGACCCTCCGCCCATACAATTATCCAAGACTGTATCTCCAATATCTGTATATGTATTGATGAGATATTCAAGTAATGCTACCGGCTTTTGAGTCGGATGCACTTTGTCCTTATCGCGATTAAACTGAATAATATCGATTGGGTACCGCTTACCATTATTATTCGTAGTCACTCTATGATAATCTCCATAGTTATTGCTGTCAGAGTGTTGTTGAATAGTATATGGCTTGAAGCCAGTTCGCATTTGTGGGTGATAAGTTGGTAATTTTTTATAAAAAACACATATATTTTCATGTATTTTCATTGGCATTTTCTTTGCGTTTAAGAACCCGGTGCCCATTTCTTTTTGCCAAATCCATTCGTATCTAAACATCTTTAAGTTGCTATTTACTAATACGGCTGTAAATGGCATTTGACTAAACAAAACGATTGCGCCATGATCTTTAATTATTCTGTTATATTGTTCCCACAATGCTTCTAGCGGAATGACTGAATCCCATTTATTTTGTGTTGTACCATAAGGAAGATCGCATAAGATAAGGTCGATGGATTTCGACGGAATATCATCCATGATTTCCAGGCAGTCGCCTTGCCTTAATTCAATCATTTTATTTTCTCTCGCAACCAATATATAAAGGTGCTGTAGATCCAAAGTGCTGATTGACTAGAATCTGGCATGAACACGACTTCTAGATTGTAACGATGATTAAATGCGTGAAGAGTGGCTAAATAGGACTTCGGGCTGTAATCAGAACGATAATTGCCATTAATAATGTCATTGTATGTACTATTTTCAATAAGTAAATATTTTTTGCCGTTAAAAGTTGCCATCTCTTCTTCGAATCGAGTACGATGCTGTGTTAGATTGCCAGCCAATTCGTCAAGTGACGCCTTGCGTTCAATGGCGATTTCCTTGTCAAATCGTAGTTCTCGCTCGATATTAAGTTGCTGATCAGCTGGAATATAAAATGAATAATCACAGTTATCAAGTTTTTTCTTTTTATAGGGAATATGCTTTTGATCAAGCCAATTCGTGATATTTTTATTAACCTTTTCTCTTGTATCTATCAATATTCCGATAGAACCGAGCAACTTTTTCTTTTCTGTTTCTGTATAGTAATAGTTGTTTAAAATTCCATAATCACCCCTTTTGTATGCTGCGTAAGACGCGATTTAAGCGATTTTATTTTAGTGAGTCGATAAATTAGTTGGCCTTTCAATTTCAATATATTCAATTGAATCCAAATTATATAATCCGATCCACTGTTTTTCATAAATGACGATAAAATATTTTCCATCATACTTATAATCGGTATAATCCGACGTATTATAATGTGCCATATCACCGTTCTTAAATACAATTTCAATCATTCTCTCACCACCTTTATGATTCAACTTTGCGCCAACGTTTTAAGATTGTTTCCAGTTCATCAATTTGTATCCATTGATCATCTTGTTTCTTCCATTTACGTTCATCGCTGGCACTTAGCGTTAATATAATGTCGTTCTTCTGTATAGGATTTTGTTCAAAGGCTTTGCCTTTTATCTTGACTGTCTCAGTCTCTCCAGTTTTGAGGCGATATAATTCTACGATTCTGTTGTAATACTTATCATTAATATCAACGACAAATGCTAATTTTGCATCAGCATTAGGCTTTATAGTTTCGATGTATCCAAGATATTCTCTTTGATACTTCATCTTATCAACAATGCTAGTTTGGCGTTCTTTCCCATCGTCCAAGGCTCTGATCAGTTTCATAGAATCGTCAATTTTGAACATTTTTTCGGTTTCCATAAAACCTAAATTTGATAGAATTTTTTGTTCGTTTTTGTTGACATTTTGCTTCGAAATTTGCTTTCTTTCATGCCATTTTGTCAACAATTTATTCTGATATAATAACTTTTTTGGACTTCCGAACTCTGAAAAAAAATCAAGTTTGATTAATATATCTAATTGATCAGATTGCACAGACGTTTCAGCGTGAATCGCCTCTAGCAGCTCATAAAAGTCACTATACTCTCTCTTACCAAGTTCAAACAATTCGTTTGAGATTTTGCGATTTAAATTCTTTACAGATGCCAACCCTTTATAAATTGTGTTTGTGGCTTTATCATAAGTATACTCCGGCCTTGAATGTCTAAATTTGATGGATGATAATGTTAGTCCAAAATAGTCAAGTTCTTTTGCCAATCTGCGCGTCTTGTCTTCTTTCTTCTCATAAATATTGAATACCTCTGTGTAATATTCGATTGGGTAATGTGATTTTAGGTAGGCGCAATATAGACAATCAAGTGCATATGCCGTTCCATGCGGACTATTAAAGCCATACGCCATCATACTCTGCATATCTTCCCAAATATCATCAAACCCATCAATAGAACCTGTTTGCTTGATCCAACCTTCTCTCAACCTATCGGTGAGATTATCAAAGTCGCTTTGTTTAATTTTCTTTTTTGAGATTTTCTTGATTAACCCAATAGATTCCGCTGGTCCAACACCAAGCCATTCGAAATATTGCATCAAGTTTTCTTGAAATAAGACGAAATGATTAGTCGATTCCAAGATATGGTCAAGGTCTTTAGACCCGGTAGTGTATGGTTTACGATGAATAAAGTCATCCCTGAACGAATTAAATGATGGGCGAATACATGCAACGAATTGTGCCAGTTCTTCAAGTGTCTGTGGTTTATATTCCATTACGAGGCTAGTTGCCCATTCGCCATCTACTTGATTCAATGTTGATGTAATTCCATTTGCAAACAGGTCCCAAACTTTATCGTCCAATGAATTGATGAGTTCGCGAACGCTCATTATAGGTTGATTAATCGATTTAAAAATCTTATTTATAATGTCCCATACCGTGACGATTAAGTAATCATTTTTTAAATATTTATATTCATCGGCTTCATCGGATGTTATTAGCGCACACAACACACCTTTGGCGCCTCCAATACGAAACACTCCTATTTCCTCCCGTATATCTCCGTTAAATAACAGATGCGCACACGGATGTGGGGAGCATGATACGATAGTACCAATATACTTTTGGGCCTCATCAATAAGATCTGACCACTCAGGATCATCTCGATATTTGTCAATGTGCATGGCTATCGAATTTGTGAGCGCATATGGTATTCCTCGCGCCCTACATGTATTTCGCACAGCTTCTGATTCTTTTAGTGTTCCGTATGCAATCATGGGATAGCATCCATGTTCGCCAAGCAAGTCCTTACTAGCCTTGACGAAAGGCTCCTGCTCAATGATATTATAATCAATATCCGGCATAGCTTTATTTTCAAGCAATCTGGCTGTTGACATGAATCGTTCGCTGTAGATTGGTAAATTTATTGCTAACCTATCAATTTCAGTCATTCCTAATACTTTATTGATTAAAAATGCACCACCAGAGCCTCGGCCACTACGAGTTAATACGCCACCGTATTCGTCGATCGCTCTGTGCATTAATTTGTAGTTAAGCAGGAAGTAATCATCACTATGGACGGCGCTAGTTTCTTTGATTACTTGAAATTCCTTTGCTATTTCTTTTCGATATTGATCAATCTTTTCATCTGGAATGCAATCCTCGCGACACATAACTGGAAATCTTTTAGCAATGATTTTTTTGAGATCGTTTAATTTAACACTTTCATCCGTATTTGGTGGATATATAGATGGCATTTTAACGTCTTGGTTCAGAATAATATCTTCACAATCGTCAAAAATTAGAGTCTGTTCAATACTAGATGCTATATCTCGCTCACTTAATATGCCTTGATTTCTGAATCTATTAAATAACTCTTCGTAAGATGGATAGTCCAGCATAAAGGCATCTTCGTCGCTATACCCTTCACCTTTACGTTTTCCGGCTATCAGCTCATCTCTATCATTTTTCTGCTCTGGAAAAATATAATGACTATCATTGGCTGCTATCAGATACAATCCATATTTACTGGAAAATAGATACGCCTTCGCGTTCAGTTCCTTTTGTACATCGACGTTATGCGATTGAACCTCAAGCATGACGTTCTTTCCGTATTTTTCCACTAAAGGTTCAAATATTTGCGATACCACATCGTCGTCTCGAATGATTCCGGCAATACACGCTGTTGTTATGAATAACTCATTGGGCTGAAAGTTCTCAAGCAAATCATTCATAAAAAATCTTGGTCGATAATAATAACCATCCTCATGAGCGTGTGAACTTGCCAAATTTAACTTTTTCCGAGCTGCATTGGTAGTTGGAATGAGGATAATGTGATAATTACGCCTATCTTTCTCCAATGGATCTGGTACGATGTAACCTTCAATTCCGAATTTACAATGAATACCTCGTTGCCGACACAGTGTATTGGCCTCGAATATATCTCCGCCAGAACCGTGATTTGTTGTGAAATATGTATCCGCACCAAGTTCTTGGATACGATCTAAATAATCAACACATTTGGCATGACTATCAGTTGTCATCAATGATGACATATGATCATGTTTGTGGTAATTGTTATATCTTTGCTTCATAGTAATGTAGTCCTTTAGCTTTGAATTCTCTAGGCATAGGTCTAGTACCAAGAAACCAACGATTTATAACTCGTCCATAATTACTAACCCGATACCTTTCTTCATATCCACGAACATCTCTCCATTTTTCATGAGTATTCTTTGGAGTATCACTCACAGAAATGACTCCAAATCTTCACTCATTAATCTCTTCTGTTCTAGAAAATCCGCAAAATGTTTACAATGTTTACTATGACCGCATAGCGCAGAACAAAAGAAATAGTCATCAACTTCTCGTCCATTCTTTGTAAATTTGGTAAATGACCGTGGTTCCCATTGATCTACGTCATCATTGCTACGTTGATTAAACTGCGTTATCATATTTTCAATCCATTCCTTACACTCCTCTCTAGTCTTATCATTGAGCGGATACTCAACAATGCAAGGTGTGATTAAATAATTCTCTCTGACTGAAGCCGGAAGACCATCCAGCGAATTTGTCGTAAGAGCCATATCAACAAGCATTTCAATTTCGATATCATCATAATCATTCTCTATCAGATCCTGTCTAATATATGGTTCAAGCTCCTGAACTAATTTGCGACGATTAATATTTTTTACAATTTTAGTTTTGCATTTTGAATTAATTCGCGCCTTCCCCATAAAGATTACGGTTACATATTTTAAGAAATACCAAGCGATTTTCTTTACTCGTTTGCCGTTTTGTTCAGCAGCTAATGCATATATTAGTAATTGTTTAGCATGTTCATCCAAATCGTTCCCGCTATACATGCTACTAGTTTTCCAGTCATATATAGAAATTTGATCTTTATCTACTTGATCGTGCTCAATTAAATCTATGTAACCTTGAATAAACGTATCTTCATTAATTTTATATAAGAAAAATTCCTCCGTATTAAATGTCCCCTTTGGTGGGATGAAATTTTTTGCAAAATGCCTCATATCCGCCATCCAATTATCTTGAATAGTGTTATTACCTTTGCGATCTTTGGGGAAAGATAACCCAAGTAGTTCTGCCTGTTCAAAGCTATCATCGACAATGTCTGGTAAACTTCTTACATGCATCTTGCCCTGCATAATAGCTTCTAATGCATCATGTATATTGCCACCAAGAACACCATATATATTATTTTCACCGCGGCAATGCTTTACATATGTTAAATAAGCGGCATATGGACAATTTTCCATAGTAGATAATTTGGAAAACGAATATACGTTTTTACCGTCCTTGAACAATTGCTGCAAGGTTTCATTTTCTGCTCTCACACCTATTGTTCATCACCTCCAAGCCATATAACTTTATTTTGTAATAACTTTTGAAATGTTTCTTTACCAAGATCCGTCGGGGAGCACTTGCTCCCCTTCGGCATCAACTCATGTTCTCTGTCGAAAATGTATCCGACATTTAAATGATATATATGATTTCGCATTTGCAGCTTATTTGCTGCATCGCGAAGTATTGATTCGTCAAGCCCTTCGTCAAAAGCTACGATTATTCTGTTAATGCTGGCGCAATTACTTTTTAATATTTTCGCTTGCACATCCGACACTGTATTTGTACATGTCGCTAATCCGAAATTAAACCCCATTGAATCCATTTGCATCACAGATTTTTCACTCTCTACAAGAACGCATCCAGCTCCTTGCTCTATAGATCGGATATTATTAGCATATCCGAATAATGTTAGACTACGCGGACATGGAATGATTGGCAACCAACGTTCGCTATAGTCACATACAGAACTATTCATGCGGCCCATTAATCCTATTAGATTTCCATAAATATCTCGTTGCGGGATAATAATTCTTCCAGAATCCGCGTCATAACCAAGCTCATATTTGACTTGAGATGCGAAATCAATACCGTCCTTATAAAACAACATATTGGTTCTGATTCCGCCATATTCTGCTAACGTATTTTCTGGTAAGATGCTTAAATTTGCTTCAGGTGATTCTTTATCTTTAAGAATGTCACGCCAAAACCCATCAAATGGAAGTTTAATTGTGCAATCTTGGTAGCCATTGTCTTTAAGATTTAATTTACGCCCAATCCACTCCAGTGCGTAACGAAAGCCTAACTTCCTACGATCCATAACTAACGATACGATGGATCCTTTTGCACCGGTTGAAAAACATTTATAAAACAATGTTTTTGTGTTTATACACACGGATGTCGGGTTGTGCCCATCTTTCCTTGAACAGCGAATTTCATTTCGCCGCTCATTATATGCAATATTGCACATCCCAAGCTCTTCGAGGATTGTAACGATGTCGTCGACATTGTTGCGTAGATGTTCGTTTATTTTAATAACGCTGTACACCTACTCACCCCTTTCGAGAATAACCATCGAAATCTACGTGTGTATATCCGACTTCTTTCATCGTATTGTAATCCATATTGCGCTCATATATTATTGGCGGTCCAATACTTCCGAATCTGTTTTTGGGCGTGAATAAGATAACATAATCCTTTTCTGGGTCAAGTGGTATCTCGCGTGTCTTCCTTTCGTAATTGACCCCAACATCCTCGTAGGCGAAAGCTTTGATTTTGTTATTTTCCAGTTCCGATTTGCTAACTGATCGGAACATTACAACTTGCGTTGCTGTTTCAGCAATGGCACGTGATTTACCAACGCAAGACAGGTCTAAGTATCTCCTACTCATACTATCCGATGATAGTTGTGCTGTAGCGACGATAGCAACGTCGCATTTTTTGGCCAGCAAAAAAAGTTGTTTTGCTACTTCACTGAATTCTGCCCAGGCTCTGTCTGTAGATTCAACCGTAGGCTTTAGCGTGTCAAAAATAAACAATGTGTATTTCTGTTTGCTATATTTTTTGATGATCTTTTGTACATTTCCGATGGAATAGTCACGCGTCTCAACCATACAAATGTTGCCTGGTTGGCTTGCGATCCAATCCTGTCCTTGTTGCATTATGTCTAATTGTTCAGCAGTATAACCTCCCTCAATAAACTTTGATCGATTTATAATGCGAGATCCTAATGTGTGACACACCACGGTGGACAGTATCATTTGCCTGAATTCAGAAACGTCTTGTTCATTAGCGATTATACAGACATTCTCTCCGTTTTGAATTGCCGGTAAAATATAGAATAAGATAGCTGATGTTGTTTTACCGTTACCGATATGAGCCATGTGAAGAAGCAAATTTTTCTTGTGAACACCCATCAGCCTATCATTTAGAAGATTGAAACCAATTGGGGTTCCTTTCATGAACCCTGTGTCCCATTGTTTTATGTATGATGCGTATCCTTGAGACAAATCTTCGGCTTGCATTCTATCGACATTTGATATACAGGTCTCATCAACAAGCCTTTCTACCTCGTCGTATAGTTGTTCGGAGTTTAGTGATTGATAATATGTCAGGCTATCTATTACGTTGAAACCGTTCTGATGAAGACGAATCAACATGTTAGATTTAATTAATTCATCATAGTAGCCGTCGATGTTGTCTGTTTGGATGGTGTCTAATATTTCTGCGACCGTATAGTAACCGCCACGTGTTTCGAATTCTTCACGCAACTTTTCACGATCCACTAAATAACTTGCTATTGCCATATTGTCTATGACATCAAAACCTAAATCGTGTACACCACACAAGATTTTGAAATATATTTTTCCATCTTCTGACAACAAATCGTCATCGTTGATTAGTGGAGCGTAATCTTCGTATAGTAGCGGATCTTTCCATAGTGAGAATACTAGATTGCATTCAATCGCGCCCCTGTTTTTAAGTAATTGCTTTGGGATTGACGAACCTCTAGCGACTCTCCTTGCAGCCATTTGTTATGCCAGTAACTCAATAAGGTTTTCGAGAACTTCGATTGGCATGTCGGGGTCTTTGATATTAGAACATCCAGTATCTAGAATCATTTTCTTAAATTTCTGTTTAACGTCTTTATCTGCACCCGGCAATTTTTTTGAAATTTGATCAACATAGTTCGATCTTAAATTTTCTTTAGCCGCCTTAGCTTTTTCTTCCTCCTCTTTCTTCTTAGCGACCTCTGCTTTTCTTTTAGCCTCAGCCTCCTCTTCGGCCTTAAGCTTTTTAAGATCAACATCTCCATCCATTGACCCCCTAACACCTTGTTCAAAGGCGTCAAGGAATTCACGTGGCGAAAGATGAATCTTTTCTGGGAGGTTAGAAAAACGACTGCCTGCGTCTACTTCTGATGTGCCACGCAGATACACAACTCTATCTTCATTGACAATTTTTCCATTTACAATATCTCTATCCATGACGCCAACCATCACCATCTGAGCTGCATCTGCAATTTTTGTGTAAATGTTGCCTTGTAAATTGTTGGTAATCTGTTCGTACTTTTCACCAGTTTTGAGATCAGTTTTTTCTTTATTTTTTGTATGACACAGATAGAAAACGGCCAAACCAGCCATTCTCAATCTATTTTCCTGCTCCCTCATTAAAGAAATCAGCCTATCAACGCCTCTTGCAAAACCGCCAAAGGCATCATTTAAGCTCTTACATACCGTACCTTTTTCACGCTTATGTTGCTTTAAAACTTCTTCTGTGCAGACATCCACCATTGTATCCAATGTATCGAAACATACACCTTTAATGCCGTACTCGTTATTATTTTCTACAATATCATCTACAATCTGCACAAAACCACGAAGATCAGTGTCTTCATCGTATGGGGCGTCCCACTTCTGTGCAACTTCGACTTGGATCCCATCTAATGCATGATAGCCTTCTTCATTACCGAACGAGATCAGCAATCCTCTTGTGTCGTCGCCCCATGCTTCTCTAACCAGGTCGCGCCAGAATGTGGTCTTGCCAAACTTTCGTTCTGCAAGGAATATATATGGTGGATAGCTGCAGAGGTCTGCTTTAACTTTATTAATCTTGAATCCCATTTATCCTCCTTTCTAGCCAAGTAAATCTTCCAGTGTGGTGTCTGATAATTCGTCATCATCATCCGATTCGTCAATTACTTCCTCAATTTTGACTGGAGTTTCAGTCGGAGAGTATACCTGCTCCTGCAACTCATCCATAGTGTAGCCGGCGTCGACAGGTCCATCAGAGAATTCGCCATTAAGCATCTGCTTAAAGAATCGGAATTCATAGATGTTCTCACCAATTGCACTTGCAAAATCTTCTGGCTTCGCAATACCACACTCGATCTGTTGTTTCTGACGATCTGTAAGCATATCTGGGTCGAAATCCTGTGTTTCTACGCCGCGAATTACCTTGCAATCCCATGGCAGATGAATGATATCCTTATCTTTAATATCAATATCCATCAAAAGCATCTTTGCGTACTTCTGATGTTGTTCACTATCATCGAATTTACTTACATCCAAGACAACTCTCTGTGGAACGAATTTCTCACCTTCATCTTTGTTGATGTACTGTTTAATATATCCATCTACAATGATACGCTTCTTGTCTTTAAATTCGGATTTGTCAATACATTCCTTGTTATAATACAGATCAAGCTTCAAATGCAGAGAATTCCGCTCTGCGGTGGATGCACGAACAGTTTCAACCTCAAATTTGTCAAACATCTCACCCTTCCAAAATGACCTACTATATCTGCCGCTGCAGAAAATTTTACCGCTATATGTAGTGAGTTTTTCCTCTAAATATTCAATAAAATCATACTTTGATAGAAAATGTTTTTCTCCTTCATCAAATTCCGCAGTAAATAATCTGTAATTTGGAATATCGGAAATAATATCGCTATCAAATCGACTGTCCCATGGAACCTCGATCTGATTTCCATCTTTATCATATGACATAATTGTGTCATACTTGACACCAAAACCCTCAACCCACATTGAGTTGTTGCGGCTTTCTTTTACGCCAAACCTAATTGACGCCATATCCGTGTCTTTGTTCGCACCTCCTTTCCACTTTCTGACAAATGAATCATTGCTCTTTTTTGAGATAATCGGTTCACCAACAAAACTAAATCTTGCTATGTACGCCAAAACACTATTCTCCCTTCTAATAATTATTCTAAAACTTCTATGTAGTCGCTAATATGAATAGTGAAACCTTGCTCAAACTCATTGTTTCTTTGTAGATAATTTTCATCATTGTTATTTGGATCGTCATCCCATGGAACGCTCCACTGACATTTTTTGCCATTTTCGAAAATTACATCTACCCATGAAATATCACGAGCTCGGCACAATCTATTAAAAATATCTGGACTACGATAGATTTCCTTATCAAAAAAAATATGTGTGCTATACGGGATATGATCAAACACATCAGCCATTGGCCATTTCGTACGTTCAACGCCCATTGCCTCAATATACTTCCTTGGAACAACAATCTGTTCCAAATTTTCAAATGTAATAACGATATGTTTAATCTTTGTTAAGTTGAAATAATCCATTACAAATCCCCTATGTTTGTTACATCAATATCTTTTATTCTTTTTGTTATGTAACATTACAGATGCCGCATACTGTGCTTCCATATTTCCAGAAGCTGCCTTCGCTAGTAAAATATCCCCAATAGACGCTGTAGAACGCCTATATGGACGCTGTGATTGTTTTAACTTTGACTTACTAGATTTCAATTTACCACCTCACTTGTTATATTTTATATTTAATGTATTTAAAAAAATTAACTATTCCATAATTCTATAAAGCGATAAAATTGCTCTCTTTTTGTTTTTGTTAATCTATCCCCATTGAAACAATATTCCAGTATGTGTGCACGATCACTATTTGCCGAATGATGCTGGTAGAAATCATATAATTTACCCATATAATATATGTCTTTCAGTTTGAGCCGCAATCCACGCATATTATAAATCACCATCATGTTCTGTCGGCGTATTTCTCCTGGTGCATTTCTCCCATTATCAATCAAATATTGATTTAACGGCAAAACCTCTTGCATATTTGCATGTTGATAACAATAATTACGACATGTTGCAACCTTTGCAATTAAATCTGAAAATTCGTCATATACGATCACAATCCTATCGTTTGTGATAATTGCAATATTTTGTTCCGTTATTTTTACATTATCGACAGTTAAGGAAATTGCTTCATTTGGGGAAAACCCTTGATATATCAACATAGCATACGCTGTTGCAATTTCATCGATTGATAGTTCATCCGAATATTCTACGCGCTTGGTAAGTCTAGACCGTAATTTGATTGTAAATTCTTGTGGGGTATAAAAAATTTCGATATTACTGCACTGCAAAAAAATCTTTTTAAGATCTACATTTTCTTCAACATATGCTTTAGCATAAGGCTGCAATAGGCCCTGGTTTAACGCCCATCTTTTATAATCTTTAATGTCATAATATCTTGTGCGAAAAGTCATAAATGACGATATGTTGCTTTTCTTTATTACTTCTGGTAGTAAAATATCAAAAGGAATATCGTAAATGTCTGTATCATGTTTGCTTTCGCATTCGAAAAGAATGTCAAAAATTCTTTGTGCATTCCTTCTTTTCGCATCGCTCTCCAACGATTTACAATAGCTCAGTTTGACATCTTGGTTATATATTTTTGCATTACTCGCCATCAATACACCTCGTGCGTAACTTCGATTTAATCGCATTTTATATGTATCGATGGCCGCTTGTCAATGGCAAATCTTAAGTAACGTAAGTACGTATACTTTTTAATTGTTCCATAGATAAATATTGAATCAGTGGGATGCTGATCATGCTTGCGATGGATATTTGCTCCATGTATTCTTTCGGTAAATGCCCCATATAGCAACGTATGCTATCTTTATCGATGGTGCAGACTGATTCACATTGCACAACGCTATCTTTAGTAAGCCCGGCTACTCCAGCCGGTATTTTAACATGTGTTGGAAGGCTAGATTTTTTACATCTGCTTGTTAACGGAAAAACTTGTACCGTTGGGCTATGATAGTTCCCAATATTATTTTGCACTATCACGGCCGGTCTAATCCCTCTTTGAACATGACCCTTGCCATTTAATTCAACCCATACCAAATCTCCTAACTTAACACTGTTCTTATTCACCTTGACCACCATATACCCTTATATAGTTATATTTTATTTTCATATGTATTATACTATATAAATAGCGGTTTATTGTCCCCTTTTATAGAAAATTATATCTTTTTTGCATTAAAAGTATAAATGTTATTTTGGTGATCTGTAATGGTGATTAGGTCTCGATTAAATGGCAGTTCTTCTATACTGAAATTTAATAATGAATCAAGGACACACACACTGTCGCCACTATTAGACGTTAATATAAGATGACCGTAACGATCAAGTTCAACATATGTGTATGTGTTCGTAAACTGCATTGTGATATGATCATTGATATAATATTCCTGATGATAGGTTAGTGACTGATATTTCTTTAGAACGTCATATAGTTTTTCCATTATCGCGTCTCCGATATTGTGCTGCTGATGAAAAAATTATATTACGAACGTGTGTTCTCGTCAAGATTTGTGGCCTGCAGTTGCTAATAGGCGGTAAGTATCTGCCCTATTTTCTTGTTTTTCCAAGTATTTAATTCTTTTCGAGTACGGAACATATTTGGCATATCGTTAAAATCATATACACCGAAATCCCTAAGTATAGCTATTGTCATATGTATATCTGTCTGCTCCGGCGGTAAATTTAAGATGTCTTCTGGCTGACAAGAAATATCTGTAACACAGTGAGAGCGCCCAAGTTTAACAACCCCCTTATGTTTCTCTCGGCATTCTGAAGAACAGAATATTTGCCTTTTTGAATACGGCTCAAATGTCGTACCGCAAATCGGACATTTATTCATTGCGATCAACCCCCTCATCATATCGTTTGAGTATTTCATTTGTTACCATAATATGCGTATGTCCATTTAACATATAATTTTCGTGAATATAATCATGTGCAATCGTATACAACTGCTTTTTACTCATTTTCGATTTGTACTTTTTCAAATAATCTTCAAGCCCCATCTTCCTGACTTCAGATGCGACGATTTTGTGTGAATTATTGCCCATATATCACCTCTATTTAATATTTGATAATATCTTAATGTACATTTCTGCAGCCTTTGTATCACCAACGAGCATTGCCTGTCTCACCTTTTCCTGATAAAACTCTTTGTCTCTTTTCTTTTTTCTACTTTGTACAACAAAAAGTGTACCCCAAATACCACCAATTACAAAAAACTGAACAATACTCGCACTAATCATTATCACTCACCCCTTCTTATATTCGTCTTTTACAAATCTCTTCACTTCGCCTAAAAAATTATACTTATCAGACACTAAATACTTGAACGCAGTTTCATCCTCCATCATCTTTTGAGCAATGGCAATATAACTTAACTCCCAAATATTACATTCTGCCATACCAGGAAAACAATTCCGAATTTCTTCAATGACCTTATCCTGATCATAAGTATCAATTAACCGCGATTTATTTCCGTCATATTTGTTTATTTGTAGTGGCACATTATAATTGCCGCGATGGTATTCTTCATTTTTTAATTCTTGAGCATTTGATTCAATGCCACTTGCCACCACACTTCCAAATATCATTCCTATTCCTGCTAAAAATCTAAGCGGCGTCGACGGATCTCTACCTTCGCTCACTTTATTCACCCCCATTCAAATCACTTATTTATTTCACTTAGAATTATTATAACTCTTCTTTTGCTCACAATGAGCGACCGCTTCTGTAATTTCCAATTAAAATACCACTATTAATTTCACTTTTATCATTTACAATCTCTACTCCCGCCTCTACCATACGCCGTTTGTATTCCGGGTACGACCAGATATCATCGTAACGAGTCAACCAATAATCAAATAACTCCGACTCCGTACAGGCTATTATTTTGTTATTAACAACTATCATTTTCCCCAACTATCCTCAAAATCATCTAACATTTTTTGCGCAACTATTCTATCAGACTCATGAGCTTCTTCGTATTTTGCAACAACTCGTAATGCTTTTATCAATACAGACATTTCTAAATTGGTTAGTGACAATTCCCACGATTTAATAACATAATCGTTGAAATCTTCGTTCCACATCTCTTTTCTTACCAGATGCATTCTATTTCCTTTCCCCATAACTACAAAAATCTTCATCTTGCCACGCTCAATACTTGGATTTCGTTTGCAACCTTTCGTTCATGCTTTACCATCATCTATGCGCCCAACGTGGCAATATCCATCTGGCCTGGTTTCCCAATGGTAATAGTCACAAATATATCCTTGATCGCATGGAATCTGATTACCGGTATCATAGTAATACATACAATCTTTACATCGGACCACAGATTCTGTGTCTTCTACTTGCTTTAGGGATTCGATTGCCATGTTGAGTGCTTTCCTGTAGGTTCCCGATAGACTATCATGGTGAAGCCTCATGTCATCCCGTATCATTTTGATTGCTTCTTCATTCGTCATGCTTCACCATCCTCTCTGCGCTCTCCGTAGGAACAAAAGTCAGCCGCACTCGGTCTGATTCCATCGTCCGCAAATTCCATGCACCGTCCATCTGCTATCATGTGTTTGCACTCTCCGCATCTGACTATCTCGCTACGAATAATATCCGCCCGTGTTTCCGCATCTGCGTTTGCAAAGTCTTCGTCGCTTATTTGTACAATAAATGTTCTCATGCTTCGCCTTCCTCTCTGCGCAATCCATCAGCGCAATAGTATGTGTCCTCCATGTAACCACGGTGTATCGAACACCACAGCCGTCCTGTGTATTCGTCTCTCTCCCTTGTCCGTATGCAGTCCTTGCATCTAACAACCGGGACGCAGGATTCCAGAACCATCCGCAGTTCATCACAGGCTGACCATCCGAGATACACATCGTTTTCACCTTTGAGGATGGCGAGATACCGTTGTTGCCTGTCACGCACTATTTCTTCCCATGTTTTCATTGTCACCACCTCTACTTGAAATCTTTGTACTTGATTTTCACAATGATTCGCTTTCCCCTACGGTCTCTCAGTTCCACCTTCGGTCTGCCTACCACACCTTCCATATCTGCTGTCCCGATAGTTGACTTCGGATGACCTTTGATATATTCAACGCCGTCGTCAAGTGTCCCCTCCAAGACGATTGGGACAACATCTACTCCGAACGTCTTGGCTATATCCTCTACAGAATCTCTTCTTAAGTACATGTCGTCTCTTGGGGCGTATACGTCGAAAAGGATGAAGTCTACTCCGTTGGGGATGTATGATCCACCCTTCTGGATCTTCGCCCCGTATCCCTCACCGAACAGCACTACTTCCATGTCGCCAAATTTCTGCTCGAACAATTGCTCGTTCTCATCGCCACCGAACAGATCGTTCAGCCTGTCCAGAAGAAATGTCGGAATCTGCGCCTTCGCTGTCCTTCCTTGAATGTGGATCTTGTGTCCGTCCCAATAGATCCCGATGTTGGTTCCATCGATCTTCTCTGTAAACTGCCACTTGATGTCTTTTAAGGACTCCACCGTTGCGTCCCGGAACACCCCCGGCATTAACTTCTTCGACCCCTCAAGATCTCTCTGATATAATGTCTCTATCTTGTGATACTCATACATTCTTCTTCCCTCTCATCCTCTCGCTTTAATCTCCGTTTTGCGATTCGTCTATTCTGCTTCTTCGCTTTGCTCCACCCGTGATGGTTGTTCGCCCAACAAGCGAACCGTCTTGCGAATCTGTCTTCTTCCGTGAGCCGTTTGAGTCTGCTTCTGCTCATGCTTCACCATCCACTTCGAAAGATTCGCCATTGACCCTGTTCATTAAGTCCAATCCCCCAATGATATAGGCGAGTTGTGCAGTATGTTCCATAGCGTCCATACGCTCTATTTCGTCATCACTCATTAGGGCGTCCCTCAGATTGATCAGACGAATCAACGCTTCGCCCTGTTGCCTTGCAGTAATTATCTTCATCACTCACCATCCTCTCTAACCATCCTCGCTCCGCACCGAGAACAGTATTTCTGACATTTCTCAAATCGCCCTGCTCCGCATTGGTCACATTCGTAATGCCATTTAGTTACGTTTGGCGTTTCTTGGTCTATCACCTTTACCCACTTCCCAGTTTTCGGCTTTGCTATCTTGTCGACTATCTCATTGACTATCTCATTGACTTTCTCATTGACCAAATCTTCCATATCGTCTCGGTCTATTCTGATTTGTGCAATGCACTTGGTCTTCGGCTCTGCTGATGGGACTTCTTCGATAACCCTGTTTTTCTTTTCCTTTTTTGCTTTTTCTCGCTCCCACGCTTTCAATGCTTCACACCGCCTTGCCGACACGCACATATCGTAACAATCATAACTTGGTTCGATTCCTACGTTTGTACACCCAATCATTCCTCACCTCTCATTATCGCTCCACACGCCGGGCAATATGGCGATTTCCACTCGTTGCCCCACTGCGTTTTCGGTGGTCGCTCTCCGCACACACTGCACTCAAACCAGTATTCGACGTCGTCTTCTTTGCGTATCCACTTTCCCGCCTTTGGCTCTGAATTTTCCAGTGCTTCGATAGCCAGGATCTTCGCATCCGCAAGTTCACTGTCATATGCAAGTGTTCTTCGGAGAACTTCGATTGCTTCTGTTCTTGTCACTTTTGCTTCCCCCCGTTATAGCTGCCGCAGTTGGGGCAGTAATCGCTCAAGTCTTCTCGGTTTCCAAACGGCGGTTCCATATTTGCAAAATTGCCACATTCCGAGCAACAATGATGACCATGAAATTCTGGTGGCATCATGCCTGTCGCCTTTACCCACTCCCCTGTCTTCTGCTCTGACAATGCTTCGATTGCCATGTCAATAGCAGGTTCATCATCATCTTCAGAAAATGCACGAAGATTATTAAGTAGTGCTATCGCCGTTTCCCTTTTCATTCTGCCTTACCTTTCATATCATCCGCCTCGCTTTATTAAAAAAACCATGCTTCTGGATACATACTGGATATACCCCATTCTTCATCAATATCATACACACGATAATTTTTCTTTGCCTTTTTATATGCTTGAACATTGTTGTAAATGAAGTGATAATAAGCGTATGCTGTTTTTTCTTTCGGGAGTTCAATATTAAGCACTTCGGCAATTTCCCTTGCATATTCTATTTGTTTCTGCGTTGCCTCTGTCATTCTTCCTCATCCCCGTTCATCCTTGCTCCGCAGTTAGGGCAGTAACTTGGTGGATATCCTATTGTTATATGTGAGCAATTACTGCAAAGATATTCACCATTTTCAATTTCAGCCCATTTCCCCGTCTTCGGCTCTGCTACGGCTTTCTCCCCACAATCTGTGCGTTTAAGTGCATCCTCAAATGGGCATACACCATTGCACTCTTTTACTCTATTGCACGTTATCAGTTGGCTTTTGCAAAACAAGTCATCTTTATTTTTGTAAAAAGCACACTTTTCCCTTTCAATTCCCGCTTGAAAGATGCACCCTACGGTTGCACAGTTGTCGCAAAGACTACTTAATTTTTTCCATCTCCCTCTCAATGGACACGCTCTGTCTGCTAATGCACACAACATATTCAAATCTTCAAGCGGACAATCTTTGCGATATGGATCGTACTCGCCTGTCGCACCTACTTTGCAATTACCATACTCGCCATCCATCAGAGGGCATTCGCAACATCCTTTTGGCATATTCATGCCTTTGATTAGTACGCTCATTTTTCGCCTCTCATATATGCTCCGCACCACGGGCAATAATCACTGTTCACCCAACATCCTCTGTGACACTTTGAACAGAGATAGTTTGTTTCCTCGTCTATCCAGTGCCCTGTCTTAGGCTCTGCGGATGGGATTGCAGGAATCGTCATAATCACTTGGTCAAACTCTGTCCGTCCTCTTGGCGATAACTCTTCCCATGACCTTAACAACCCCTCTCTCGATATAGCATCTTTATCGCATGGCTCTGCGGATGGGAGTGAATTAATGATTTGCATACAGTCCACAAACGCCTCATCAGTTATTTGTATGTCATGGTCAAACTCTCCACTACCATCGGGAGTTGTTAATGACGGCATTTCTTTTGCAAGCGCATCTATCGCATCCGCTCTGCTGATAATGTCAGTTAATGTATTGGTTGGTGTTTCTTCTGAAAGTTGGCGTTTCTTCGATACAGTTGGCGCTTCTGCGGATGGGAGCGTGTCGATGCGTTCGTTGAGAAACGATAAGAATTCTTTTTGTGAATCGGCAACTTTTGAAATAACAGTTCTTTGTGATTCAACCAAAACATTGTATAAACCGCTTTTCTTAAATGTAATCCCTGTGCTTACACAATAATTTGAATCAATTTTATTTTCAAAAATTATCCTATCTTCATCGCAAACTATTGTTTCTTCGCTTTTAGTATATTTACTCATTGTTGCTCACCTACGTTATAACTCCCGCAGTTGGGGCAGTAATTTCCTTTCGCATAGACAAGCACCCTCAATCCGCATTCAGAACAATTCCACGAACCATCATTGTTTGATATCCACTCCCCCGTCTTCGGCATATCCTCTTGCGCCGTTTCGTAACCATGCTGATATGCCATTGCAATATTGCATTCATTACAATGGTCTTGTGCATAATCGTAGCAAGTAGGATGCAGATTTGTTTTGCACCAGTCAAATCTCACTCTTCCTCACCGTCCTTTTTATACGGCTCTGGGAGCGGCTTCCATGCGACTATTTCAGCATCTTTCCAGTCTCCCCAACCTTCACTGTCATGCCAGTATTCTCCTAAAGTCACTTCATAGTTGTCGTACGGTTTGTGCCAGAGCACAGTAATAAGCACCTGCTCTGTGTTTTCTGGTAACCTCTCGCCGCTTACTGGCGTCCACTCGGTCTGACGTAGGGCTTCTATTGCCATATCCAACGCTTCTGTTACTCCGCTTGTATATCCACACAATACGCCATGTGCATCTCTTGTGGATAGTATTTGTATTGCTTCTTCCCTTGTCATTCGTCCTCACCTCCATCTCCATCCATCGGTGGCGCGATCCGCGCCATACAGTACCAGTCTCCGCTCCTGCCTTGTACGGCCTTCAGCGGTATCACATCGCCGTAGGACATAATCTCGGCGGTCGGGTTGACTCGGTCAGTCTGGTACGTCCTGTAATTGATGCCCTGTGTCAGCGTCTCCGTCTGCCAGTCTGCCCTGTCCACGCTTACCTCGATCTCGGTGTCATCCTGTGTGAGCACGATCATGTGCATCTCGGATGCTGATACCGGGACGGTCATAAGTCCGAACAGCAGACCAGCTATAATCAGTTTTCTCATTTATCTATTACAGCCTTCCAATTTTCTTAAACCTTAAATTGATGTGTGAGTGGTGTATTTGTTATATAATTTGTAATATGTAGTGATTTTGGAAGATATAAATCTATTAAGAATTCATAGCTTTCTCTTGCCATTGGACCATAATCAAAATGGTACATTCTATTCATAACTTTATTAATAAGCCGCTCACCATCAAAATTTTTATATTTTACATATTCATCATAAATAGCCGCTCTAACAATATCGTTTATACATTTATCTGGTTTGAATTCTGGGCAAGTGCGAACGATAAAGCTGTTATCCCATCGTTCACCTTTATCAACGCGCCATCCTTTAATTGGCAAACCAATCATTGCCCACTTGCATTCATTTAATGAATCACAGGCTGCCCGTCGACAACACCAGCATAAAGTTTCATTACCAAAATTCTTACTGGGATTCATCAACATCGATATAATCACCCCTTTTCGCAATAAAATCTAAAGCGTCAACTTCATTACAAAAAGAAGTGTTTGCATTTTGCAACCACTTCCTTTATGTGTTTTCGTTTTCTATATAATTCATACGGTCTAATCTCCTTGTATAGCTTGCGGAGGGATTTAACTTTTTACCATACAATTTGTTGTGCAACTTATGATATCCGTTATGCATTATTGGAGAATCTTTGGAGTATTGGTGTAAATTATCAAAAGCCATATCTTCAGCATTTGCCTTTGTCCTAACATGGTCCAAACCTTGTTTGCGACGCGCTTTTTTAATATCATTTTTACGTCGCATCGCTCGTTTTGTTCTAGACATAATATAAAAACACCCCCTAAAAAATATAACTTAAATAATAATTGGTGCGCCTGACAGGACTCGAACCTGCACGCTCCCGCACCAGAACCTAAATCTGGCGTGTCTGCCAGTTCCACCACAGGCGCATAATTAACAATAGTCAAGGTGAACTAAGTTAATAGGCTCCATGTCGTGTGTTCACCAGCTGGATTCCTATACCAGACACACGCTTCTTACTACTCCCGAAGACCGAGTTTTTATGAGTTTCTCTCTCAACTTAATTGTGCTACTAACTAGAACAATAGATTGGTCACCGCCGCGGCGCCACCACAACGCCTGGATGCTTACTCTATTATCCTTACAACCTCGCACTTACGTTGGTTAGACGCGGTTTAATTATAAATAATGGAGCGAGATATAGGATTTCTCACCTACTGTCTACTTGTCTATCAGAGCATATGTAATAGATTTTTGACCCACTATTGTGTCTCGCATGTCAATGCGGTATTTATATTGCGGCGGCTTAGCCGTTTCCGCCCGCTCACGCTATTATTTAATGTCGCTCAGCGCCAGCTATTTAACGATCCTTGGTGCGGCTGGTGGGATTTGAACCCACACGCTCACAGGAGCATCGGATTTTAAGTCCGAGTCGTCTGCCAATTCCGACACAGCCGCATATGGTACTCCACCAAAGAGTTGAACTTTGTGTACGCGCTTATAAAAACTTAGATTTATTTGTATGGATTTTACGATGACAGTTTGCACATAAAATAATACATTTTTTAGCTTCTTCTTCTAGTTCTTTTATTCCATGATTACCTTTATTGGAAACAGAAAAACTTTTTGTTTGTGGATCGACATGATGAAATTCTAACGCATCTATACATTTATTATATCCACATACACTACATCCATTTCCATGCTTTTGAATCCAATTCTTCTTAAATGCAAAAAACTTATCAGAAGGATTATTTGTAATTGGACTACAATCAAAACAATATTTACGATTTCCACCTTTATTTTGATAAGTAAAAATCTTTCCACAAATGTGGCATGTTTGAGTCACCATATTATCAAGTAAACTGCACAATATATTATTTTTTATAAAATAATTTTTTATAGTAATTAAACTACCACGACTTTTATAACCTAACTTATCCAAAATTTCTTGCCAACTACTACTTTGCATTGCAATTTCTTGAATTTGTTCTAAAGTAAAATCTTTTAACATAACTATTCCTCTTTTGGTAGGGAAGGTAGGGATTGAACCTACGACCAGAGCTTTATAAGAACCCCACTCTTACCACTGAGTTACTTCCCCATAAAATTACCTCAAAACCGTCGAGGACAAGGAGCATATTTATACTTCTAAAAGATAATGAGCAAACATTTCTGCGTTGGGTTTAAATTGTTCAAAACAATCCCATTTTTCAAATTTCTCAAGGTTTGTTTCAAAAGCGTCTCCAACAGAGATTTCATATTCTCTCCGTCCCCATTCTTGCCATCGAACAATCCGAAGTAAATTATTTACAAATTCTTCAAAAGAACATTCTTTATTATTATAGTTTTTAACTAATTCTAAAGTGGATTCATAAACATGAATATTATCAAAAATATTATAATGAATTACTTTTCTTTTATTAAAATCATAATTTAATACATAAAATTGAAGTTTATCTTTTATATTATTCATGTTATAAACCTCCTTTAATTATTATAAGTAATTTAATTGGTCCGGGTAGCAGGATTTGAACCTGCGGCCCTCTGCTCCCAAAGCAGATGCTCTGCCAAACTGAGCTATACCCGGTTACTTCCCCATGGAACGCATCCCTGGGGAGCACTCAGCGTTCGAAAAACCTCGTCTGCAGCCGATACAGCTCTCACTTGCCTTACAGTACGGTCATGAGCCAAACCATTTGGCCGTGAGCCTGCTGAACTGAGTATGTTTGGACCTCCCTGTCGGACTCGAACCGACAACCGCTCGATTACAAGTCGAGTGCGCTACCAATTGCGCCAAGGGAGCAAGACTGTGCAGCCTCTACCAGCCAACGGCTGCACAAAAGATAAGTTTTACGTCTAGAGCTGGCCTGGACAAAGCGGGGGACAGTAGTTTCAACCTGTCGATTGGGTGCTATGGATTCAACGAACGTAACTGAGGTAGCTTACGCGGATTTGTATTCCCAGAGCAAAACGCGATTTGGTCTTTGTAGTCCACCGCCGCCTTCTGTGGTGTCTCCCCACTGCTTTCCAATGTTGCACCTCGCATTATTTTCTTCTGCGTGTATTAATACTTCACCACCCCGCTTTATTTGCTTTGCAGCGTTAACCGAACTCCGCACTCTCTTTAGCGTTGGATCACTGCCTCGGTGTTATGTGGTTGCCTCCAGCAATAGGTCTACCACACTCACGGAACCGGCGAATTCTTCAAGCCTAACGCCTCTTGGCATCAGATATGTGTCTCTGTCCGACTTCTGACGCATATCCTATCTCACTTATTGCCCAGCTTCCCGGTTGATGCCCGGTTCTCCAATTACTGTAACGCAATTGGTTTCCGCTGTATGACAGTTGGTAGAGTTCACCATGATTCAAAGATGACGGCTGTGTACCCAGGTACCCATTGGGTAGAAAAACCGTAAGCGTTGGCGCAGTCGTAACCGCGTTATTAACTGGAGCTACCTCCTTGCCTCACATTTAATTTTTCTACGGCTCTGGCTGGCGATGGAGGTTCCGCCCCTCCGCCGCGGGAGTCAAAGTCCCGTGTACTACTATTATACGAATCGCCATTATACATATTCCCAACGATACCCATAATATGAATTGTTTTATTTAACACTCATCCCAATGCTCATAATACTGGAATAATCCTGTATTAAAAAGCTGCTCCGCATATTTTTCAAAACTTTCAATTGTCCATCCAGCATAAAACAACATTTTAACTGGCTCATTACTGTGATTGACAAAATATGTTTCAAATTCATACGACTCTGGAATTCTCTCTTTCGTATGCGGGTGCACCCACTCCTCGTATTTATGAATATTGAGGAAATATTTTTTACCCATCTCGTCTTTAATACATTTCTGAAAATTTGCAATTACGCCATCTGCATCAAACGGTCCAACAGGATACTCGTGATATCCAAAGTTTAAAATATCTTTATCTGTCATATTATGCTCCCAATCTCCTCCGCTTCTCGCCTATCTTCGTTTTCGCGTTTCCATCATCTCACTATGCAAAAGTTATATTTTGTTTGTAATGACATTATAGCATATTGAATTTATCATTTTGACCCTATATGTGAAAATAATTACTTTTATTTTTCACATTTAATATTACAAATTTATACTTCGAAAATCTCTTTACAAGTTAACTCAATACAGATTGCATCGAATCTCTGTTCGATCGCAATGCCGTCTACAATATTCATGAGATCTCGCCATATCTGCATATCATACATAGGAACGGATAGACCAATAGTTTTTATTAGAATTGTTCCGTGGTAACCATCATAACTAACCTCTACCTTATCATCATCAAATAAGATATTTTTTAATAGATCCACCGCGTCTTGTACTTTATGAAAGTCTTTTGTTGGTCTCTTGTTCTTCTCTAGTTGTTTAAGCGCCTTTTCTGCTTCTGCCCATCCCCTTGAACTAAACAACTCTGCGGCCGCCTTTTCATAAATTTTGCTCAAAATGCATCATCCCCTATCTTTATTATTTTTCTATAGTATAACTTATTTACCTTACAATATACTACATAATTCTTCAGTTTTTATTAATATAGGCTCATCAAATAGCGACAATTCATCCCCATCATAAACCAGATGAGACCCTTCTATGCGCCATGAATTTTCATATCTAAGCTTTCTGGCTCTCCAAAAATCATCATCACTTTCACCATCAGCATATAATTCGGCCGCATCAATAAACTGCAACCATTCATTATTTCCTACAATGTCACATATTGCCTCTCCGTAATGATTACCGTATCCAGATATTTCAATGCAGCGCTGTTTCTTTTCTGACAAATCCACATCGCAATCATATGGCATCATTTGCTGTATCGTAGAAATTAAACTATCCACAATCTCATCAGGAGTATTGTTTTTTAAGTAGATATTCCCATCTACGGCGGTATAGTAACTCATAAAACATTCACCTCCATATCGATTACACTAAAAATTTCATCAACATATCAACCTGAATAATGATTTTTTCAATTTCTTCGAACATTTCATCGGTCCAATTCCACCCACATTCCATTATTTCATATTTACCATGATATACTCTTTTAATAGTCACCACACTGCCACAATAATCATCCATGCCAGGAACAAAAGTATCCGCAATATCGCTATCAAGCATGTAGTAACGATGATCAAGTTCTAAATCTTTACGAACGACAACTTTATCTCCACTTTTATATTTTGTTTTATATTTTGTCATCCCATCACCTCATAAGAAATTTATCAAACATTGTTTAGGGAGAGCGTAAACATTGGAACCCCTCTCACCCTGCTTAAGAGCAAAAGAAACGTCTTCAACGAACCAGTATTCCAAATCCATATCGGTTAACATACCGTCGTATCGGCTATTATTCAAAGTATCTCTTATAACTAGACGAAGCAGCGCGATATCATCGTCAAAGTCTAATTCCTGAGCTACATGATTAACCAATTTTTCAAAATCTTTATCAACACTCCCATCAATTGCGCAACTTTCGCAATCATATTGTATAAGATTACGCGAAGTAGATTCGATAGCTTCATAATCACCCAATATCTTCACACACTCAAAAATATCTACACGCATTTCGCCAATAAATTCATATAACACATCACAACCAGGCTCATAATCTATATAATCAATCGGTAATGAACGACCAACCAACTTTCCAATGAGCAGCCGAGCATATGGATTCTCTTGTGGGAAAAAGAACAATGATCCATCTTCGTCAAACATGGAGCTCGCTGTCCATCGACCATCGCCAGAAAAACCAACAGTAGGAAGCATATTATTTTCAATATCTTTCCGAATATCATTACCACATTTATTGAAATACATCACGCCATAAAAATTAGGAGATGTGTAATTATCAAGGAATGCAATCAATTCATTTGCGCATTCCATCGGAAACGTAATCTCTCCATGAAACTGTGATATATTGGCCATTCCATTCACCCCCAATCTCAATCACGTCAATTCAATAATATCATTAAACAAAAATTTCATTTTATCTACTGTTCTATTTGTATGCCAATGCCCACAATACCAGCGCTCATATTTTAAACGCGACTCTATTTCATCAAGCCAACGTTCTGTACTATCATCTACTTTTGACTGATCAATTCCACCAAGAAACATATCTGTCGGCTCATATCGCAATGGGCAAGTATGACTTAGCACACCATCAATATCCCACTGACAAATATTTTCCAATGTCCACTCAATATCTTGCTTCGTTTGTTCATCCGGCTGTTCATTTGACCACCATTTACCATTTCTGAGCATACGATATTCCTTGTCCACACTATACGCTCCACCAATCACGATATATTCTTTGCCATTGAATGTATACAAATTACCATCACGAGCAAAACGGATGTTTGGATAATCCTCTTCATAATAAACACCCGCAGTATCGTCGTAAATGTAAGATTTTATTTCCTCTGGCCGTTGTTCATGATTGCCGTGAATGCAAAAGAAGCTAATCGGAAACGATGCAAGATATCTTTTAAATTCAACATCATGTTCGTCTAACATATAGTTAATACATGCATCGCCAAGTACAATAAGCGTGTCTTCAATGGTGGTATTTTGCTTTTGACAAAATTTTTTGATATGAGAAAAATTACGATGTGTATCACCTGTTATGTATATCATAAACCAAATTGCCTCCTATTATAAAAATGAACACAAAGAGGACGGGTCGATATCTATCTTGCTAATTAAAAAATCAAAAGGATATAAAGCTTCATCTGGATGGAATTCCGCCACATATTCCAACAGACGCGACATACTATTAGCGTCTTGCCAATTAAAAGTATAACAATTCGCGCCAAGATCGTACTCATAATACCTATAAGGAGCGTTTTCATTCCAAGTCCGATCGCGCATTGAAAGAATTGCATTACTTTCCATGTCGTTTTTTGCATGCTCGATAAAAAAATCACACATTAAATCCGACTCCGACTTATTTGTAGTGTATATCAATATCCTTTTCCCCATAATCAACCTCCATATTTACAAAAAGTTTATCAATGTATCATTGTCAATTTCAACAACACAATGGGGTTCAATATTTTCAACATGCCAATACCATGAACCGCCATCCTCAATAATTTTCACGCAATCATCAAATGTGCCAGATGCTACTGTCGCAATCGTGTCAATCCATTTATCCATTTTTCCACTATGGTTCAAATGGCGCGGATACCCCATCTTATCTTTCGGTAAAATATGTATTTTATCCCCTGGTTTATAGTTTTTGTAAATTGCCATGATAGTAACCACCTTTCATTATCATTGCATTAATCTTTTGTCAACTTCAACATCGGTCTACGATTTGTGTTTTGCTGCATGTGGCAGCTCAGTCCGTTACTTGTTTTTGCGGGCGCAGATCTTTCTTGTTCGGGTTTGGATCCATTTTGTAAAATTTACCGATTTGGGTGTTTTGTTTTCAACGGTTTGTTATTGCTTGGACTTCGTCTTCGAGTTGTTTTGATGACGTGACTGTTCAACCTGTAGGTCGCCGCGTGCTAACTTGCCGGTGGCCCTGCCTCTTTTCCCGAACGAAATGATGGCTTCGATTACACCGAAGTCATTTGTAAATGTTCTACTGACATTAACAAATAATGCACCGATGTTGAAGCTCACAAAAAATTAAATTCACATCTTCACACAATACTTTCATTTTGTTGAATGAAAAAATTACTAAGTTTAATGCTTTACCATATCGACCACGAGGTATGTGAGATCTACAGCTGGATTTTCGAGTTGGGTGCGGGCTTTGTCTCTGGTGTGGTTTTGGACTTCCGTCCGTAGTAGCGGTGTTGAACTCTGTGTGGTGTCATCCGCTTCGTTTACGCAGAGTTGGTACTGGCTTTCGTCCTATTATCTGTGTTGATTTGAGTTTTTCTTTTGGTTTGCTCCTTGTCCAGATTTCGCGCGCTGTTGTTTGCGCGAGGAGGAAGCTAGTTTTGCCGTCGCTAACCGGTTCCCTGGTCAACCTTCATGTCTCACGAATTGATCGCTTCGGTAACACCAAAGTGACTTATTTTTACACGCATAAGCGGCGGGGACTTCCCCGATTAATAAGTAATGCGTCGATATGATTAGGTTTTGAATAACTAATATCTATTAATATGCTTTCTATTTAATGGTAAACTGATAATGACAATAACCATTTTCATACCCACCATGATTTGGTTGTACGCACAATGTTTCTCTTTTTAGCGTCTTTTTATCTAAATCTTTCACCTGAATTAAACCATTTGAATAATCAACCTTTTGGTACACATGAATATAAACTTCATCATCTGGCGATAATTTTAACGCCTTAATCGCTTCATTCAATTTCATATATTTCATCACCCACTTTCATATAACACCATAAATAGCGCGGCATTGTCCCGTACTACCGCACTGGTGATGATTTGAGTTCCGATTCAAAAATAAAAAGTTATTTTTATTTTTGATGAGTGAACTCAAATTGTTTGTTCGAAGCATTTTCGCTTTGACAACTTTGATTACACCAAAAGATACCGTTTTATTATTTATGGCAATAGATCCCTGTTGTAGATAATCCACGTTCATACGGGTGTCGTGGCAACATTCTTAAATAGATGCGGCTTTGATATCTGCTTTGATTGCAGTCATGATATCGAAACCGTATTTCGTATTGTACTTTTGAATGATTTCACTAATTGGTTTTGACTCTACCGATTTACAATATGCTATCTCTCCCTGCAGCTGCTGCAGATCGCTGAGATTCCATGCGAGAGCATTACGTCTATCCATTGCGTAATTCGAAAGCGCCGCCTTGAGACGTTTCTTACGTTTATGCCCAACAGTAACCTCATAATTTTGATTATACATTACTCCAAGCATCCAGTTCGCACCGGCATTGGAACCAAAATGTGTCTTCTCATGATTCAATTTCATCGGGGCATCGTACATTTCAAGGACCGCATTCACGTAACCAATAATTTCATTCGGATCAAACTTCATACGATTTGAAATCGTGATATCATCAGCATATCTCGTGTATACGAAATTATATTCCTTATCTCCATTTGGGGATTTTACTGCGTGCTTTTTTAAACCGTTGCTGATTTTCTGATCAATTGCAATCATAATGATATTTGTCAGCATAGGGGAGAGTGGCGTGCCCTGTGGCAATCCACCATTTAAGAACGCAAGACTCAAACAATTTCTTAAAGTCTCTTCTCCAAGAGGTAATTTAACAAATTCTGAAAACGGATACACTTCAGATAGCATTTTTATTGTAAAATCTGGTGTAATACTACCAAAGAAATTACTGAAATCAAGTTTGAGCTCCCAATTTGACTTGTTTGCAGCATGCTTTCTTACTGCATCTACCGGGCACCGTTTTGGCACATACGCAAAAGCCGATGTGTGATATGTACAACCATCCATGAGCGCTTCAAACATCACTTTTAATGTTCTGAGGGCGTCTTCCAGTTCCTTACATGGGGCATCAATCCGTCTCCACTTCTTTTTCCCAGGCTTACGTTTTGGGAGATAAAATGTGCGATACATACCGCAATATACGTATCCTCGCTCATTTAAAACAGATGTCACATACTCACGCTTTTCGTATTCATCCGTAATGCCTTTTTCTCGCGCCTCTTTCTCTAACTCGACCTGCAGTTCATAATTATAATTCGGATTTCCATCCACCAACAGATGCTTATTATTCTTATAAAACTGCTGCATTGCTACTATTTGCTGATCAATTCTAAGTTCGCGTTTCTTTTCTGGTGTAATATGATCATAGTACACCGTACGTGTACCTGTAGTCTGAAACACCGTCGGAGGCGCGAACATCTGCATTGTCACCAGACCATTTAAGAAATCAATAAGATCAACCTTATGAGCCTTAGGCTTTAATCTGCTAACTACATACGGCATACTACTTTCTCCTTCCTTTTATTATTTACAATTTTCAAGAAAACTCATTACATCGTCTACTTCTGGAGCACCAGGTACGCTCATAATCGTGCCACCAACACTCATGAAATCAAAAAGACCTTCGATATAATATCCAAGGTCACTCTCCTGTTCCTGCGTAAGATGGTAAGTAGCATATATTTCATCATAAAGATCTGACTTAATGTTTTCAATTATCTCAGCCGCATCCTGTGCGGCACAAATAGCTTCTACAAGCCGTTCTTCAATAGCATCTTTCATATCATACCTCCTCTGGCAGATCATCACGCCGAAAAGCATCAATTGCATGCCATTTTGTATCATAGAAAATAACTTTATGGAGTTTACGACGATCTTTAACAAACTGAACAAAGTTATTCACACCCTCACTTACGATCCCCATAATTGTATAGAAAATCGACAACGTTTCATGGCAAGCAGACATCGGTGTCTGCGCATCAGCTTCTTCCTGTGTAAAATCAAGAGATGCAAAAAGCGCATCCTTCATTTCCACACTTGACCAATCCGCAGCATAATGCTGCGCGTCTTCAAGCCGCATACGAAAATCGAACACCGCAATAACATTCGGATTATATTTATTATTGTTGACTATCGCCTGCCTGATTTTTAAGGAATCAACAGCCATAAACACATAACCGTCAAGCTGTTCGTCCTTATACCAGCCTTTGGTTTTTACCGTGTGCTCGCAATCTGGATTTATCTCGGCCATGATTGCTTTTAATGATTCTGTCTTCGGCTTACCTATATCAATTGACCGGTACATCTGGTTTGCCACGTTTTTACCTTCAACGATATCATCATCCCATAGGGTAATGTTGGTCAGACCCAACTTAGCGAGCAGAAAAGCGATGGTTGATCCGATAGCGCCACATCCAACGATGTGAATTTTTTCTTTGACAGAATCCGGCTGAAAAAACTCATAATGCTTATTTGTATCCATTATGCTCCCTCCTTATTTCTAACTTCCTTTTTTTGATTTGCAATATAAACACTGATTACTCCGTTGTCGAATTCAACGTTTTCTGCTGGAGCTAAAATCATATCCATGATTTCATCCTCATTATCGGGAATCACAGCGGTGATATGTTCACCGTCTTCACTGTCTTCCCAAACAGAAAAGAACGAAACATTCTCTTCAATAATTCCCTCTACTAATCTCATCAAAACGCAATCATTTGTAACTGGATGTCCAGGAATCAATTCGTCGTCTGTAACAATCAGGCGATAAATGTTCCCGCCAATCTCGTCCTCAATAATTACATCATTCTTATAATCAAAAATGCGTTCATTTAAAACTTCGGTTACCTCAACGGAATCACTTTTTACTTCAATGTCATATGCCCTGCCAGACACGGACCCGATGTCGTCGTAATTATCATCGTCATCTTCGCCGTAAAGTGATTTGTAATATTCGGATATCCACTCCTCACCGTAGTATCCGTAATCCTCACTTACATCATTGCTGGCTTTTGACGTACCATTAGTTGATACGACATCATTCTTGTCATCTTTTTTATTGTAATTGTTATTTTTCTGATTACGATTTTGAACGTATGTATTATAGCCACCATAATTGTATCCAGTCGCGACCTCATGATTCGCACCAAATGCTCCGCCACCCTGACTGGAGTATGTGCCCTTGTTGAACAAGAACGCGGTTGTCGGCCGAATATCACGCACCAAAGTCTTTGTTTCTTCGAAATACTCAAGATTTGTTTTCCCGTATTCGACCTCGATCATGACATTTACATCATTCTTTACGTACGCCTTATCTGTTTCTCCATCATATACCCACCAGTACATATCACAACGTTTGTTCATGATTACACAAATTGCGAATTTGTTTTCCAAAGCGGCACACGATGTTTGCGCAAACCGCTTAAACATATCAGTATCGGTGCCAGATGGATATGTCGCCATGTTCACATGTGAATGACCCCAAAGCCGTCTTGAGTTATATGTTTCATCATCTAAGGTATCGAGCCATTTGCGGAATTCAAGAGGATCATCGCGTTCATCATCCACAAAACATCCACTTGTATATTGGGGGAAAACCAGAATGTCCTTAATGCGATATTCAAGATGCCCAACCTGTTCACAGGTTCCAAACCATCCGACCTCTTTATCATACCCCATTACAAGTGTCTGCATCTTCATCCACGCAATTGGTGAAATTCTAATTGTTGCTCCCATTTATATCTCCCCCTTTTCGATTGCCTTAATGAGTTCATGGAAATTGCGATATTCACCATCTGGACACTCAATGCACTGTTTTGACTCAATGCCGTCAATGAAAATATTGGCCGCATAACTATCATATAACGTGAATTGCTGTGTCGCATATGCGATAGCATTCATGGCTTCAAACACTCTTGCCTGCTTTAAGTATCCAATAATTGTTGTTGATGCAGTGCCAAAACAACTGATGCTGCTATTAAGATGAGGATGATTCATAGAATGTTCGCGCTTTATATTCGTGGCAACATCAACAGTATAGTTATACATGTCAATATTGATGATTCCACACGTCCACACGATGCAATCTTTATCCTCGATAATACGCTTATATGCCTCCTTAACTACATCAATGTCATAGCCACCAACAAATCTGTCTAAGAACATCGAAGACGAGGATGCGTTCTTAATCATTGACTCATATTCATCTTCTGTACTGTAAGATGTCAGCGGCACGCGGTATGCGAGATAAACCTTGTCATTTGAAACATGATCAAGCTTATAATCGAATGGCGACTCCTGAATGAACTGGCGCAATTCGGTAATCGGATTTTCAAATTCGCACTGCGAATTCTCGATAGCATTTAGTTGAATCTTCAGCTCACGGATTTCAGTTGCAAGCTTCATAAACGCTGCGCAATAATCTTCATAACTACGCTGTTTATAATCCAGCTCATCGCGGATATTCTGAGAACGATTTTTTAAGATGCGCTCACCCATTTTGTCCAGCTTCTCTTGTTCAATCCTTTCAATAATACCGCTATCCCGAATAGTTTCCTCAAAAATTTCATTCATCTTCTGAATTCCATCTTCGCTGATAATCGCAACAGCAGTATCCCGCACAATCTGCATCTGTTCTTCGGATAAGCCATCAAAATACCATGGCAATAATTTTGTAATCAGCGACAACAGCATCTGTCGCGTTCCATATCCGATGACAGACGAATATGAGGCGGTTGCATCCATCTTAGTGATCTGAACAATGGCACGTTCTGGGATCGAGTAGATCTGGTACATTTGTTCATCTTCGTCAGCACCGATACTATTGTTTATAAACGCCGACGTTAATTCGTCCAACGCGTCCATCTTAATGGGTGCGCCGCCAATTACAATAGCGTTGCATGCGTCATCAGCAACGCCGTAATCTGCCGCATCAATCAATTTGATGGGCGTATCATTAAAACGGAAGTTTAGATCAAGTTTTAACTTATAAATTAACAACAGCTTTAAGAAGTTTTCCCCCTCTAAATTGTTAAGAAACGAAATCGTTTCAAATTCATCCACAAACAACTGATACACATCGATAATTCTATCTCGATCCATCCAGTAGTTCCTCCTTTCTTTTTTTATGGTTTAGTTATTGCAATCAACGATTAATTTGCAGATCAGGAAAGGTCGTCGGGTGGACCCGTGCGCTGGTACTTACTTATTTTATTTTAATTTTGCACGAGACATTTTGTTGTTTCGCTCGCATCGCCCCTTGGAAATTTCTTTTCTTTTTAGGATTTCGAGTTGCATCCAACGTCCTTTTGTGATGATATGTCATTTGGGAGTTTCGGATGGCTGTAATGAACTCTGGTGCGTGCCTTCCTGGAGGTGGCAGCATTTCCGGCAGGCGTCCTTGTTCCTGATCGAAACGACGGCATGGATAACACCCATGTCACTCATAAAAGAGTTATGCATTGCAATAAAAAATAAGGACGAGCTCACGCTCGCCCTTTAGTAAATATTATCTTATAACTTATTAAGCACCAGTTGTTTTTGCGGTTTCATACAGCTGGATCGCGGCTCCCGGAGCAGCGTACCCTCTTGCGTAAGCCTGGTCGAATGTCATATCCAGGTCACCGCCACTGATTACCGCTCCGTTAATGGAGAACTGCGCCGTCATAAGTGCGCCCTTTTCTTCAAGATACTGCCTTACTGTCTTGTTTCCTGCGATGATTTCTTCCGGGTGTCTCTGAGCTGTGCTTACGAATCTTACCTTAACCTGTGTCATAATGTATTCTCCTTTTCTTGTTTAATAAATAGTCTCTTGATTATTTTGTTTGCATCTCATAACATAAGGCGGAACAACATGCTCCGCCTTACCAATTATTTGTGACTGTCTCTTACAGTTCGACCTCGTCGATGGTGTCAGCAATGGCCTGCACCTTATCGTCAGCCTCCTTAATTGCAGCCATGACCTGCTTCTCAACCTTTGCCAGATTTGCGAGAGCCATTCCGTACTCATCCAGCATCCATTCCTTTGTGTCGCCCATGCCGTCCTCCGGCACGCCCATCCAAGCGATGAGCTTTTCGCCCACCTTGATGAACACCGCGCTGTAATCCTTCAGCTCTCCGAACACCTGTCCGCAGAACGCCCCCTCAGATGCCAGGACGGAGAATTTTTCATCACCATCCTCATCAACGATCTTCAGCGCCTCCGGCGCATATCTTGCAACTTTTGCAAAATCCTTTGCCGGAACATCCAGAGCAATACCTACCAGATTTTCGATCTTCTTTACCTTCATGTACTTTTCTCCTTTTCTCTATAAATGAGTGTAATAAGAATTGATATATAAACACTCGGCCACACTATCGACCAGCGTGTTTATCTTGAATAGAACAATTAACGCTTACCATTTAATCCATCAGCCAGAACCTTCTAACTTACGGAGTGCTTTGAGTAACTCACCAATTTCATCTGCGGTAAAGGTGACACCCTTACCCATCTTGTCATGGTCTGGCGACCAATCGCGGATGTCGAATTTAGGGTCCCGCCCATTCCATGACACCCGATTGAGCTCTTTGCGCCACCCTTTCGGGCTTTCACTTAGCACTGCAATATGCTCCTTGATTTCAAAACTTACTCCATTCGCCATTCTTTAATACCTCCCTTCAAGAATCAATCCGCATGCCAGCCCAATACTCGGCATCTGGCACGATGTTATATTGCAAAACCCCCTTTGTATCAATTTTTTGGAGCAATACCGATTCATCATCGTACAATGTTACTGTTGTTATGCTGCCATCTGGAGCACGCTCATCAAGCAGCAGTGGATCAAAAAGCTCGTTATTTTCAAACGCAATAACTGTTGAGTCGAACTGTTCTTTAGTGACTGTCAGATATGGAATAGACACATAATCACCTCCCTATCAACTACAACATTTGTAATAGAACATCCTGTGTCAGCGGCTTTGGTTCCCAAGTGTGTACTGGTGTACACTCCACATTCGCATGATGATTTTCCGTTGTGCTATAGTATTTACTATCCTCCATCATTTCATTAAAGGTATAATATGTCTCATCGACACCACAATCATACCCACTTATGTATCCATACTCGCCAACATAATCCTCACCATCCATTGCCCGATCTCTACCAAACTCATAATAGTCAATATAGTCTTCAATCCAGTCTGGCAATTCGTTACATTCGAAATACGATCGAGCCACTTCTCTACCATAACCTTCGTAGCTCTCTCCATATTCGTATGTGTAATAATTTATGTCTTCGGACTGCAAACACAAATTACAAAATACTTCAAGATCGCTACATCCGGCCCAATCAATGTAAGCCTCTACACTTGGTGTCCATGTATCACAATCGCCCCATAATTCTTCCGCTAAATTAATCAATAACGGATGGTTACAAGACTCCATCAATCCTTCAACCGGCGTTTCCGTACTTATTTCAACCACGTCAACATTTTCAATTTCTTCGCTATCCGCCTCCTCTTCATCGTATTCAACACCTAACTGGTTGAGTGCATCAAAATAATCTTGCCGTTTAAATGGCGTGTTTATCTTGACGATCTCTCCCGTCGTTGCATTCTGCAACCATATATAACTCATCACCACCCTCCTTTCTTGCATTTGCAATATCCTCCATTGCCTCGCCATATGTATCGGCGCTGCAATAAAAAACGCCGTCACGTTTGACGACGTAATGACCGTATTCATGTACTATTTTATACATTGTTCTACACCTCAAGTCAGCACGGTAACTTCTACATCCTCCGGGATGACGATCATACCTTTGATTGCATCAAAAATTTCCGCGCCAGTCATCTCTCGATATAACTTTGTCAACAGAATCATACCGCCATCATCATCGACAAACGCAGGTTCGTAATGATTCTCGCAGCTGAGCCGAAATGTACAGTAATCGATATAGTCAACATATCCCTGTTGAATGTCCTCCTCCAGTAGATTGTCGCCAGTGCCCTCACAGAAAGCAATGTACAGGCCGCCGCATCTATCGTACGGGTCATCTACATAAAGCATAGTCTCACATCCCTTATGAGTGTTGAGATAATCGTATACATCTTTTCTATACATAATCCACACCCTCCTCTATTAACTCAATAAGAATCGGCGGTCGATGTTGGCGGGAACACCCGCTCAATCACCGCCGCCCTGTAAATGGTGCCCATACTGGGATTCGAACCCAGACTATACGGATTTTGAATCCGTCGTCTCTGCCAATTGGACTATATGGGCATAAGAAAAGAGTGGCTTTGCTGAATTTCCTTGGCTCCCCATTTGTATGGCCAAAATTCTTTGTGCACTTGGTGGGTAATGTTGCATCCCTCAACCGCTTTGCTTCTTGGGTACGAGGGTCGACCTCGCTCAGC